TGAAGGCTTAGTTATCCGTCCAGAAATTGAAATGTTTAGCAGAGCGGGTAGAAGAATTATTGCCAAGATTAAAACCTGTGACTTTCTATGAAGGTAATTATTGCAGGTAGTCGCAAGGGATTTACCTACGAAGATGTTAAATACGCTGTTGAAAAAGCATTTAGTAACCTGGGTATATCCAGAATTACAGAGGTAGTATCTGGGTGTGCCTATGGCGTGGACCGTATGGGCGAACAGTTTGCAGCCCAGTACGGAATCCCGGTAAGGAAATTCCCAGCCGATTGGGATACCCACGGGAAAAAAGCAGGATATCTCAGGAATATACAGATGGCTGAGTACGGAGATGTCTTGGTTGCCCTGTCATACAATAATAGCAGAGGAACTAAGATGATGATTGAACTAGCCAGGAAATACGGGCTACAATCTTTTGTATTAAGAAGAGGAGATGCAGAAAATGTATGAAACAGTATGGGAGAGGCTTCAGTATACTGATTATGAAGCGAATGAAATAGCCAGTAGCCTATATTATAAGACGCTAGAAACTGGGGCAATGGATGGATTTGAGGCCGCTATTAATGAAATTATTCCGCAGGATTCACCAGACGAGTCCTATAAATACGTGTCTATCACACAGGTTATTAACCTGCTTAACCTATATTTTGGACACACGGAATTCAACTTTATTGAATTGTCCCGCAGAGTTGACAAGGTACTTGATGGTATTGACTACCATTTTATAGTTAGAGAAATGCTTGTTATTCCAATGTGTGGGTTTAACATAATCAGAGAAGGCGTTGAATCCCTATCTAATAAAGGATTTAAGGAAGGCTTTAGGGGCTTACCTATTTCAGAGATTCCTAGTGAAGAAATGTATGACCTATCAGCAGAGGGTGTGCTTTCCCTGTGGAAGAATGCGGAAGCTGATGCCAAAAAGAGATGTGGAATTGACATAGGAATAGGTAGTCAGTTTATTTCTGATCCTCTTGCTAACGAAAAGTCAGGCAAGAAAATAAAGAAGGTAATTAAAAATAGTAAGTCGGAACCAGAGGCCAAAAAGCCAGAGGAAACACCAGTTATCTTGAAAGAAGATGACCTAGTTACGCACACAAATGCCTTAATAGCTCTAAAGGTAGTGATGAAAAAGCATAAGATGAAGGCACCTGACTTATATGTTATCTGTCCAGAAGTGTTGGGCAGACCTGTATCAAAGATGAAAGAACTAGGTACAGGAGAGGTTATGGCACTTACAGAAAAATTAAAGGAGACTGATAATGAATCTGAGGGATCAGTATAATGAAATACTAGCAGATTTGTTTGAGAAAGTAATACCAGAACTTGGTTTTACTGAGTTTACACCCTCACACTATAACAGAGTGAGAAAGATGTGTAAAATTTATGGCGTGGATATTATGAAGAGAGCAGTTGAACAGTTTTCACTAGCTGTGCTAACCTGGAGCAAGAAACCTGAACTTAGAAATATGCGTGAAATTCTTAACTATTTTCAGGGCATTGCCAAGAAAGAGTTACTTAATAGCGTTGACATTCCAGACAAGATTAACGTAGGAGATATTTTTAAGAACATATGAGAAATCTATACAACGTAGAGGCAGAGTCTGATGTACTGTCTATTCTGTCTAGAAATCCAGAAACAATGTTTCGTCACGATATAGCCTTGCGAGAAAACTCTTTTAGCGATCCGGTACATAGGGAAATCTTTAGATTTATACTCAGTCAATATAAGGAGGGCACAACTATAATTGTGCCTTCCATATTTTCTTCTGAAATAGATAAGCAGGGTACACTCCAGAGTATTATAAACCGTGGTACACCTGGAGAATCGTATCTATCTCTTGTTAAGTCGTTGAATGACGTTAAGTTTTTGAGAGAATTAAAAGATGTTGGTAACAACATTGTATACGAAGTTGAAGAGGGTAAGACATCAGGACAAGCACTTGTTGAACAGTACGGAAGCAAGCTGAGTGATATCCAGCTAACTTCTGACACTGATGCCATGCCAAACCTAGTTGCTGACTTGGCTGAGTATAGTAAGTTTCTAGACGATGTTAGAGAAAATGCTTCTCATGGAAAACCAGTTGTGAATCATGGTCCTATAACAAATACTTCAATTGATGACTTTATAGTGGGTGGACTAGAGTATAATGATTTGTGTATTGTAGCGGCAGCCACATCTATGGGTAAGACACAATGGGCACTCCAGACAGCAGTTGTCAACCTAGAAATGGGGATGCCAGTTGTTATATTTTCGTTAGAAATGAGTAAACAACAGATGTTTAATAGAATTCTGTCACATCTTACTCAAATCAACAGCGTAAACTTAAAAACTGGTGAAGGACTTGATGCTAATGATTGGACACACATTAAGACAACGATTGAAAGAATGTCTAAGTGGAAGTTATTTATTGATGATTCCCAGACAGTAAACCTTAGTGACATTCTAGCCAAGGCAAAGAAACTAAAGTTCTTGGAAAAGAAACTTGGTTTAATTATTGTTGACTACGCCCAGTTAGTTAACAATGATTTAGTTACTGGAAACCGTAATGAAAAAGTTGGTGGAGTAGCAAGGATGCTAAAGATTCTGGCTGGGCAAATTCATACTCCAGTTATGTTATTGTCTCAGATTAAGCGTGGTATTGATGATCGTGAAGACGAGTCACAGCCTAGACTTAGTGACTTGAGAGACAGCGGTGAACTGGAGTCTAACGCTGATCAAGTTATGTTCCTGTTTGCCCCTAGAGAGGAGCGTAGAAATGCAGAGCCAGAGACTACGGTTACACTGGCAAAGTATAGAAACGGACCAATAGGAGAAATAACTACCAGGAACATAAAAAACGTACAGACCTTTAGAGAAATAAGATCGGCATCATTAGAGTAAGGAGATAACTTGAATAACTATAGTGATATACTATTAGCTGAAATAGTAAGTCTAAAAGAACATAGCCCAGAAATGACATGGGCAACTGTATCTGATTTTGTGTTTAATAAGTATAAAATTATGGCAACGCCAAACGCTTTGAGGAAAGCCGCAAGCAGATTTGCTGCAAAACACGGACAGTTTTCGCTAGATCCAGAGTATGAGGGTTTTCCCATTCCGTTTGTTGAGGAGTATACGGATATAATGGACTTTGAATACGAAGACTCAATTGTTATATCTGATGTACACCTTCCATTCTATAACCATGAGTTGGCTAATAAAATGCTGGCCTTGGCTAAAAGACATGGTATACAAAGACTTAGAATTGCTGGAGATTTATTTGACTTCAAAGGATTATCTAGATTCAAGAGTCTTAACAATATATCTGCCTATGACACAGAGTATGAGCTAGATATTGGTGCAGCATTTTTAAATAAATGCGGAGAACAATTTACTACCATTGATATCATCAGTGGTAATCACGATATTCGTTCAGAGACAAAGCTAGAAAAGAAGCTTCCATTTAAAACCATGTTTAGAATGGTACTTCAACAGGTTGCAGACGAAGGAATTAACATAAATATATCAAATTATCCAATGATGTTTGTTAGAGGAGATGAGTATGAGGACACACTAATCTGTCACCCTGAAAACTATTCCAGAATTCGTGGTAATATTCCTAGAGATCTGTGTACTAAGTACATGATGAACGTAATAAGCGCCCACTCACATCACGCACTAGTAACTACTCATATATCGGGTAAGTATTTTGTTGCCGAAAGTGGTTGTCTAGCAGATCCTAATAAACAAGAATACCTTGCCTACCAGATGTCAACGCATCCAATGTGGGTTCCTGGTTTCATAATGATAAAGAACGAAAGACCGTATGTAATTTTTGAAGATGAAAAACTTACTGATTTTGATTTTTGGCTCAAGTAGGAGGTAGATGTGAGCAAGGATAAACTACCAAAGTTTCGTCCTGAAGATGATCGTTCTCATAGGAAAAAGAAGAAAAGCAACAAGCCTAAGCAACCTTACGTTAGATCTAACCAAGACGATTGGGAAGACTATGAAGACATTGACGATAAGGAGTTAGATGACGATTTCTACGAATAATAAACAAGGGATAACAATCTTATCTATTGATCCTGGGTGCAGGAATACTGGATGGGCTGTGTGTACAATAACACCTAATAAAAAAATAAGAGTAGTTGACCACGGTGTGTTAAAACACGACTATGACCTGGAAATTAATGCAAAGTTTATACTGGGGTTAATACAAGGTAATTACATAGTTCTTATTGAGGATCCACCTATAGTAAGAGTCAACGCCAGTACAAGCCACGCATTGGCTAAGATATTTGGCGCACTCATGGGAGCCATAGTAAACTCTGGATGCAGGGGATACCTAACTATTGCACCAAGAAGTTGGCAGTACTACATACTTAGGGATCACTATAAGAAAGCCAAAGCAAATAAAACTAAAATAAATGATGCACAGAAAGAACTACTCATAAAAAAACTGGTTAATACAAATATAACCCGTAAGGAAGAAGTGGTAAATCCACATGTGCTTGACACAATTGGTATGGTAATTTATTTCTGTGAAAAATATAATGGAACTATCTTTGAGTCTGTTGACATCGAAAAGGTACTGCTAGATAATAGCATAAACCTAAAGTCTAGACGAAAAAAGACATCAAAGAAAAAGAAAAAAAACAGTTAAGAAGAAAAGGGGTTGATATGTCTGATATACAATCTGTTACTATCAGGTGTAAATTACTTACTGATACGGCAAAACTACCTGAAAAAGCGTATGTAACTGACGCTGGATTGGACTTGTTTGCTGATGAAGACGCTATTATAGATCCTAACGGAAGCTGTAAGGTATGTACAGGGTTATCCCTGGCAATACCCAATGGATGGTGTGGTATTATATGGGATCGAAGTGGTGTGTCAACAAACGCAAGATGTGAAGTTGTTGCTGGAGTAATTGATTCACAATACCGTGGAGAAATCAAGGTAGCGTTTGAAAACAACAACATTGACAAGCCTGTAACATTTAAGAAAGGCGACAAAATAGCTCAGATGCTAGTTGTTCCCGTTCCACTAATAATAATTGAGCCTAGCGATGAGCTAGATGATACTGCGAGAGGAAGTGGTGGATTTGGTTCAACAGGTATATAGAAGATTTTACCTATCAGATACGTGGGTTAATCAATATGATGGTAAACAGCCTAAGTGGGGTCCGGTTGGATACCTCACTTATAAAACTAGGTACTCAAGAAGAAAAGAAAATGGAGAAACAGAAGAGTATTGGGAAACACTACGCAGAGTCGTAGAAGGAGTTTTTCAACTACAAAAAGATCATGTTATAGAAAATGGATTAACCTGGGATGACTCACGGGCACAACGCACGGCAAAAGCTATGTTTGAGGCTATGTGGAAGTTTAAGTTCTTGCCCCCAGGCAGGGGCTTGTGGATGATGGGTTCTGACTACGTAAGTAATAGAACTGCTGCTGGGTTATTTAACTGCGCGATGATTAGTACTGAGGATATAGTTTTAAAAGGACGGGATATCTATGAGTTTATCATGGATGCCCTTATGCTTGGTGTTGGTGTTGGGTTTGATACTCTTGGAGCAGATAAGCTAAAGGTTAAAGAACCAAAAGAATCAAACGGTGAACTTACTTTCATAATTCCAGACAGTAGAGAAGGCTGGGTTGAATCCCTAGGATTAATTTTGTCTGGATACTTTGTTGGCTCATCAATTCCTGTATTTGATTACAGCGAGATTAGAAAAGAAGGACTACCAATAAAAGGATTTGGTGGAACATCTAGCGGATCCAAGCCACTGATTGAATTGCATAAAAATATAGACAAGCACCTATCAGAAAGAATTGGTGAAACCTTGTCATCTGGTGATATAGTTGATCTTGAGAACTATATATCAAAATGTGTTGTGGCTGGTAATGTTCGTAGATCTGCTGCCCTGGCTCTGGGAAGCCCACATGATGAAGAATACATTACGTTAAAGCATGACCAAGATAAGCTAAAAAGCCACAGATACGGCAGTAACAACAGCGTAGCCTGTGGTATTGGTATGAATTATACACATCTTGTAGAGAATACTAAGAAACAGGGTGAACCAGGATACCAATGGCTTGAGAATGCTAAAAGATATGGGCGAATGGGTGAAGTTTGTGAAGATTCTGAGATTAAGGGAACAAATCCTTGTGTGTCGGGCGATACACTAGTGTATGTCGCAGACGGCAGAGGCAATGTTCCCATCAAAGTACTTGCTGAAGAAGGTATAGATGTTCCTGTATTCTGTTATAGGGATAATGAAAAGCTAGAAGTTCGATACATGAGGAATCCTAGGATTACAGGCTATGATCAAGATATCTATAGGGTTACACTAGACGATGGCAACTTCCTTGATGTAACCAAAGATCATAAATTTCTTACTAATGATAGAGGTTATGTCAAAGCTAGTGAATTGGAGTCTGGAGAGAGCCTCCGTATTCTAACTAAGTTTGAAGCTTCAATTAAAGACATCTTCCCTAAGTCTAACTCTAATAGTCAGAATTATCTATGGCTAAACAACGGTGTTACAGAGAGAAACAGAACAGAGCATCGACCTATTATTGAATTTCATAAGAATATTTCCATAGCAAGAGGTTCTGTGGTTCACCATAAGGATCGAAACGCTCAAAACAACTTTCCTGATAATCTAGAAATCATGACAAAGCAAGATCATGATAAGCTACACGGTGAGTTGATACGAGGCGATAACAACCCCATGCGAAGGGCACGCCATGAGTGGTCTGATGAAAAGTGGAAGCAGTACCATGACAACATGTCTGAGTCAGTCTCAGGGGAGTTAAATGGTAGATATTCAGGAGTAACTAACGATGAGCTAAAAGAACACGCGATTATTTTAACTCATGATCTAGGTAGAAGATTTTCACGGGTAGAGTGGACGGAGTACGCTAAACAGAATAGTCTACCTCAATACTTTTCAGGATGGAGGGAAAAGCATCTAGGTGGAATTCTAGGATTAGGGAAGTACGCTGCGGCAGTTTGTGGATTTAAAACATTTAGTGACAAAGACCCAAGGTCTGTAAGAAAGTATATGCAATGGACAAGTGAAGGGTACAATTGTGAGTTTGTTGGAAATAATGTCAAAATCATAAAAACATGCGAGAAGTGTGAGAAAAAACTCATTCTTACTTACAGCAGAAGAGAACAATCTTTGTGTGTCAAATGTGGTGTACTTAGTTCTAACTCAAATGACCGCCATATTGCCAACAGGAGAAAGGGACAACATAAAGCTTTTAAAAATAGGAAAGAGACTCTTCGGAAAGATCAGCTATCTGTTTTCACAAAGGTTAAGTTTGAATTAGGAAGACAGCCCCTAAAGTCTGAGTGGAGGAAAGCTTGTAAAGATGTAGGTGTAACTCCAGAAAATGCTAGGAAAGGAAGTCCATTCACTTCTTGGAAGGGACTAGTTTCGGCAGCGGAGACATTCAATCATCGCGTTGTGTCTGTGGAGCTTGTGAGAAAGGATACAGTCTATAACGGAACAGTAGACGAATTTCATAACTTCTTTGTCGGTGGATTTGCTAGTACAAAAGTTAACGGAAAACGTAAGTGGTTGTATCTAAACAACTTGCAATGTGGTGAGATTTTCCTTGAGTCATCGGAATTGTGCAACTTAGCAGAAATCTTCCCAGCCAATCACGATTCATACGATGAGTTTAAGAGAACTCTTAAGCTAGCCTATCTCTACTGTAAAACTGTAACCTTGACAAAAACTCACTGGCCTGAAACCAATGCCCGAATGCTTAAGAATAGAAGAATAGGTTTGGGCCTAGGTGGTGTAATTCAGTCATTCAATAGACATGGAATACGTGAAACACTAGATTGGTGTGACCGTGGTTATGGCTGGATAAAAAAGCTTGACAAACAATTTTCTAACTGGCTGTGTATCCCCAGAAGTCTAAAGGTTACAACAGTTAAGCCAAGTGGAACTGTTAGTCTATTGTCCGGTGCTACACCTGGAATACACTATCCAGAATCTGAATACTATATAAGGAGAATAACTGTTTCAAAGGAATCTGTGTTACTGCCCTCCATTATTGAAGCAGGATACACAGTTAGAGACTATTACACTGATCCCGAAAACACAGTAGTTATTGACGTTCCCGTAAAAGAACCTTATTTTAGCAAGAGTAAGTATGATGTTACGATGTGGGAACAGCTAGAAAATATAGCAAAAATGCAAGAATTCTGGGCAGACAATGCTGTGAGTAACACAACCACGTTTAAGAAAGAAGAAGGGGATGACATAGGTAGGGCACTTGAGTTGTATGAAGACAGAGTTAAGTCATTGAGTTTCTTGCCTTTAGGGGATCATGGGTACACCGATGCCCCGTATGAGGCCATAACTCAAGAAGAATATACAGAGATGTCTAATAAAATTAGTGAATTAGATTTCTCTGGAATTATACAGGAAAATAATGAGGGATTAAAGGAATACTGCGACAGTGAAAGCTGTACAATAGGAGGCTAGTATGTTATTCAAGGTAACATTTGTACCCGATTGGGATAAATCAAAAAACAAATTAAAAGAATTAAAACATTTGGAAAAAAATAACGTAACCGAAGAATGGTTAAGTGAGCATATACAAGAAACAGCTAGTCATCTCTATAGCAACGAGTATAACATCTTTGTTACGGCAGAAAATTTAACATCAGCAATACGAAAACTACCTGAGTGGTTTGATGATAACGATTCATGTATTGTGAATCATCCTACTTATGGCTTTGTGGTTTGGGCAATGATAGTTGAGTGTGTAGAAATCTTTGAGGGTGAACCACAATTCTTAAACACTTTAGCTAAAATAGATTAGGAGAATATATGAAATTTTTAAAATTATTTATAGTTGGGGCGGCATTCCTTATTGGAATTACTTCCGTAGCACAAACTCAAACGTTTAACCCGCATCCTCGTTTATTCCTTACACCGGAAAGAATCGAGAGGATTCAAACACAACACATTGCTGGGGATTCCTACGAATGGAGACAAGTACAGAGATGTGCTGACAGAAATAGTATTGACGGCGCTGTTGCCAAGGCCATGCTGTACAGATTAACCAATGACACAGATGCGGCCTTAGAGGCTGTACTCATCCTGAGTGACTATGTTAGCTCTGGTCCTGTATCTGTTACCTTCAATAACGCTGGTCCTTTTTTCAACAAATGGGCTTTATGCTATGACTGGCTAAGTGGTTTCCCTGAATTCGATCTGATCAAGGCCGACATAGTTGCCTGGACATCAGAGATTGAACAGAAAGATTGGGATTACTACATGACGGTTCCTTACATGAACGGTCATCAGAAGGCCATCTGGGGTGCCCCTCTCTGGGGTATGGCAACTGCTGGAGAAAACCCTGATGCTAATATCTATATTGAAAGCGGAGAAGAACGCTGGAAGAGAACAAGATTTCTATTTGGTTATGGACCTGACGCACTAGCCACTTGGAAAGACGGAATCCTTCCAAGCGGTAACGACTATGGTTCTGGTACACTGAAAAACACTTTAGTCTACATGATCGCAGCAGAAGACGCATACGGGAAAAACACATTTGATGAGGCTCCTTATGTAAAGAACATGATGAAAGCGTTCTTGCATCAAGTGTACTATGATCCTGACTATATCCATAGGACAGAACACGGGCACAACGCACAGAAAAGAGGCGGGTATTTCTATAACGATGCTCTAACAAGTCTTATGCTTCAAGAAAGATTCCCAGACTCAGACGAAGCCAAGATGATCCAGCGATGGTTTTCGGAAGCTCCTGGTGCCTATAGGTATCCAGCCAGAGATGACAGGTATTTTTCTTATTGGGGACTTCTCTTCAAAGACTATTCGATAGAAGAAATGGATATTGATCTTCCTCTTGGATACTTGTCTGAATGGCCTGGGGTATACGTTTATAGATCGGACTATAATACACAGGCTCCACCAGAACTCTACTGGACGTTTAGATCAGGTAATCAAGTCTGGTTCAACCAAAACCACTATGATAATGGAAACATTTTTGTGTCTTGGAATGGTGATGGCCTTATTATAGATGCTGGTCTATACGATGGTGGCGGCGGTATCAATATTCTGAATTACCATCAAGCAACCATTGGCCACAATACAGCACTGGTGAAGGATACGCTTGAAATCTACGGATGGAACCAGTTGGATATGGCAGTTCCCACGTACCAGAACTCTGGTGGTCAACGACTGGGCTACAAATACACTCTAGAAGATGCTCCAATTGATGGCTGGATTCCAACCGAAATTGAAAACACATTTCCAAAGTATCTTCACGATGCGGCAGATATTGTAGAACTATCAGAAACAAACGATTTAGTCTATATCCTGTCCAACAACACGAATTCGTACATGAACATTGGGTGGGAAGACGCCTATCCTGAAAACAAACTAAACGGATATGGTGCGTTCTACCAACCAAAGGTGGAGGTAGTAGAGAGAGAAGTAGCACACACAGACGGTCTAATAGTACTATTTGACCGTGTAGTTACTACCAATGAGGACTACGACACCTACATTACCTACCATTCGATCTGGGAGCCAACCCCACAAGAAGGGGGCTATCTAGTTGAGGGAGACAACGGACAGATCTGGATATCAGTTCTGTCTCCAAGTGGTACTAGTGTAGAAAAGATAGGTGGACCTGGATACGAGTACTGGGTAAATGGTGTAAACTGGGATCCCTACCCTAACAGCCACAACGACCTGGGTGGAAACTGGAGACTTGAATACCGAACAGAAGGCAAGCAGACAGATAACTTCTTTACAACAGTACTTCAGCCAGGAAATGTAGGAGACGAGAAAGTTCAGGTAGTTAGTATAAAAGGCACCTCTACTAGAGTTGTTACGCTTGCGAATAACACTGTGTTCTCATTCTTGAAGGATAGAGAGTCTGCCGCAAGTGCTTCGTACAAACTGGAGGATGTTGAAGGCAGTTTGAACCACGTTATCGCAAACCTTAATCCTGCAACAGAGTACTCAGTATACAATCAGGGTAAACTTATCGAGTCAGGGCACCCAACAGAGAACGGGTTATATACCCTCACATCAGACCTAAGTGGATACTGGATGATTGTGGAAACAAGTAAAATTGAGGGTCATTCTCCTGCACTCGCAACTCTTCTGGGTATGATTGATCATCTTGAAGACTTCCTTAAATAACCAAAGTAAGAGGATAAAATGAACAAATTTGCATGTATACTTGCTCTTCTGACACTCCTTGTGTTAGGATCGAACTGTATACCTCAACATGACGCAGCGTTGTATACAACAATGATTTTGTTGCATCAAAGCAACACCGATCAGTTAGATATGGAAGTCTTAAATCAATACGACATCATTGAGGTTGGACATTCTGGGTGGGCTAAACTTCCTGAAGAATTGTATGAAAAAACAATCCTGTACCTTGACATCTACGCCTCAAGTGCGTATAGTGGACGGTCAGAACACTGGCACCCCAGTCCCGGTGACTTAGGGTATCCTGAGTACCCAATTGAATGGACTACAGGTAGATCTTTCTTCCTGTATCCCTGGGATGCTGAAATGCATAAAAGATTTGGATCCTATATTTATACCGTCATGGATTTAGGAGTTTTGGGAGCATTCTGTGATGACTGGAGTTTTAATCGTTCTCATTGGATAAATTCGCCGGAAGAACTAGTAGTGGCTAAGACTTGCTGGCCCTTCTATCCGAATATAGCGTGGATGACCAAGGAAATGAAGAAGGCAGAAGAACAGGTTGTTTACGAAGTCTATAAGAAAAAAGGAAAAGATGGAATTGCTATGTTTAATGGAACTGGATCCGTGTTACCTAGTTCAGTTAAATTCCACGAAAAAGCTGGGTATCAATGGTATACATGGGATCGTCTAGTGGGTGTAGTTAATGAAAATGGTGACACCCTTATTACAGATCCTGACAGATATTTATTTGATGGACAACAGCATATTATTGGTATTGTTGGTCTAGATGCACAAGGAAACATAACACCAGAAGGACTAGAAAATCTTAAGAAGGCAACTCGTATTGCCGCACAGAGTAATGGCTTAATAGGGGTAAGTCTTGGGTATCTAGTTACACCCGACCAGGGAGGAAGTATATATCAATACCCAATTAATAGTAAATGGGCTGACCCCCGTAATTGGCCGAATTATTATAAATTACTACAAAAACAGTGAAATTAGCCTAATTACTACAAAAACAGTGAAATTAGCCTAATTACTACGGAGTTTCGGATCTGAAACTCCTCAATGACTTAAAGTTTTGTAAAAAAATTAAAACAGGATTTTGGGTTGACAAACAAAGGGGAGTGGCCTATACTCCCCAGTGCTGGCGTAGTTCAACGGCAGAATAAGTGGTTTGTACCCGCTTGATGGAGGTTCGAATCCTCTCGTTAGCTCCTAGAATGAAAGGACAGGTGGTTTATGAGACATGAGTTCTTGGGATTGGCAGATCTCAGTAGTGGACATCGTATGCTTCTAGAACATGCAAGCGTGTGTGGATGTTACCATTGTTGCGATACGTTTGACCAAAGTAAAATCAAGGAGTGGATAGACCGTGAGACAACAGCGTTGTGCCCTATGTGTGGTGTTGACGCAGTAATTCCACTTTCTTTTAGTGAATCGTGTAAGAGACATGAATTACTAACTAGTATGTATAAAAAATGGTTTGGATATAATACTAAAGATTCTACAGCAGATTAAAAGACAGGTGGTTGATGAGTATGAATACTGGAAATAGAATTCTAAAAGCAGTAGAAATTATTCTTAACTATGGAGGAACTGACGGAGGACACCATAAACAGTGGGTTCTTGATCAAACTCTAAGGATTTTAATGGGTGATGAGTATGCCAACACCATTGAACTCTATGAAGAACCTGTTGATGACAATGGGGATAAAATGTACGAGTGGGACACAGGAATTGCGCCATAAGGAGAAGACGAAATCATAACCTTATCTATCTAGTATATGGGGGAGTGGTGGAAGGGTATACACCTCCTCCCGTTAGCTTCTTTTAGAACGTTTTTGATTTTTACCACGGTAAGTTGGTGTTAATGCATGACAGTTTGGACACAACAAGCGTATATTTTCTAAAGAGTTATCTAAATTGTTTCCATTTATATGGTCTAGCTCTAAAGGGATTGGATTATTCAACCAAGTCGAGTTGTTACAGTTGGAACAGGTAGCATCAAATATATTTTCGAGTATTAATCTACGCTTTAAACTAAAAGATTTAATACTAACCTTATTACTGAGATAATCTTCAACTGGTCGCCTGTGTCCAAATGATCTTCCTCTATTACTAGATAAGCCAGTAAAGTGTGAGGTATCAATACTAAAATATTTAATAGCTTTTTTAAACGTCTTATAATTACCACCATAAGGTGCTACATTTAGTATAATTAAAACATTTCTAATAGATGTAGCATCAGAACAAGCCTGACGTAGTTGGTTTTCTGTATATTTCCTAAGTATCATCTTGACATCCTTTACTTAAGGGTGTACACTACTACTAGGCAATTGAGTATGCCCTTTCTATATATACGCATTTAACTATCTAATGGATACGAAGAATTTTTATTAATTTAAGGGGCTGTGGTGGAATTGGCATACACATTCGATTTAAGATCGAATGCCATAATGGATTGAGGGTTCGAATCCCTCCAGCCCTACCTAGTATGCGCTTGTAGCTCAACAGGATAGAGCAACGGCCTTCTAAGCCGTAGGCTAAGGGTTCAAATCCCTTCAAGCGTACCAAATAAGAGAGGAAGATATGGGACAAAGTTACATACCAAAAAAACTACCAAAATACATTCTGTGCTACGTTGAAGGCTGCTGGGCATACTTTACAACAGGAAAACTTGAGGATCAGTGGGGTGATGACTGGAATGACGCACCGTATGAGCATAATGCAGGTTCTCCCTATAATAGACCACCCAGTGATACGATCATAAAAATAGGCTGGGATGGTCCGTTTGATACTCCTGCTGATCTGGCAACTGGTGGAAACTCAGTATACTCTGTTGAGGATATCAATAAAGGAGCCGTGGCTTGGCTTAAGCCTCATTCGTGGCTAGACACAAGTAGTGCAATAAAGGCAGGGACTACAGTGGATGAATTTACTAAACTGATTGAAGCAGTTGGTGGACATGTTTATATTAGGAGTGTGCAGGGGTCTTAATTCAAAGGTAGAACGCTGGTCCTGCAAACCAGGAATAGGGGTTCGATTCCCCTAGACTCCACCTAGCCCTCTGCGGTGTGGCAGCACTGAGTTGAGTATGACGAAGGGTATGCTGTTATAAAAAACCACAATACACAACGTGGACTGTCGTAACGTTTGAAAAATGGTGTAAGTAACAGAAACCAAGGAGCCGGGTGGGGAATCCGGTCAGAGGGTTAATTAAACAAGGAAATTAAATTGAATTGGTATTTTTCTAAACAAGTTATTTGGTGCCGATGGTTTGTGCTATTTCTTAGCCCTAGAATTAGGCTGGTAAGAATGGCCGGAAAGTCAAAGGCGTTATGGGGAGGAGATCCGTATGAAATACCCTATTACTGTGTGGAGAACATGGAGTAAAAAATCCAAGAAATGGGTACACAATCATATAGAGGATGAACACTGTGAGAACGGTATTCCTACTCCAATGAGTAATAAGCAGAAAAAGATGTGGAGTGGGAAACGGTGGCAAAAAGTGTTTGCCTATCTTGACAGTAATACAAATCAGATAGTTGATACTGAATGACTATGCGCTGGTGATGGAACGGTAGACATGCGGGATTTAGGTTCCCGTGCCCTAGGGTGTAAGGGTTCGAATCCCTTCCGGCGTACCTACAGAGTAAAGGGGATAGCGTGAGTAAAAGACTAGACCGCGCAGAAAGAGTGTGTACGTGTGAAAAGTATAAGAACAATAGTCCTAAAATGAATGCCGTATTTAATATAGCCTGCATTCATGGACTATCCTACCTAGGAGAATGGCAAGACTACTGTGGTTGGTGTGGAGAAAAGTTAAAAGAAAATACTAATGAATAAAAAAGAAGAAAGACAGGCGTTAACAACTACAGCACTATTAATACTAATGGGTATTATAGCAGGCTGTTACCTAACAAACCTTGATAACTGTCAAGACTACTATGACTCACCTACAGAAAGTCCATTTAAAGACTAGGAAAACATGACACCAACAAGAAGAGAATTTATAACTGGTTTGGCTGCTTTACTAGTTGGGTGTAAATTCCCAGCAGGTAAAGACTCAAGGAATAACCTTGTGGTGTCAAATCCAATCCCAAACAGAGTTGTAAGAGTATACAATTCAGAAATGAATTCCTGGGACTACACAACAGGTGTGTGGTCAGACTATATTGATGATTGGCAAATGCTGCGTAGTTTTAATCGTGGAATGCTGGAGCTAACGGAAGAAACTGATGTAGGATCTGCATGGATGAACGCACTAACTGGGTATCAACCATTTGATAAGATTGTGGTAAAGCTTAACCATAATTGTTATGAAGAACACCTTCCAAACACTTCCGTAACAATGACTTCCATTGTTGTATCATCACTGATTAATGACCTTGGTGTTGATCCAGAAAACATTAAAGTATACGACTCCGTTAGAAACATTGCAAGCTTTTGGCAAGCACCTTGGGAACTGCTACACCCTGGCGTAGAATATATTACCAAGAATGAAACCCATTGGGATACTCAGCCTATTTTATTTCCTAACGGATCTATACAGTATCTACCCACACACTTAGTGGAAGCTGATCATCTTATTAATCTAAATCTAATGAAAGGCCACTCTGATTATATAACAGGGGCTATGAAAAATCACTTTGGTACAATTAAAACTCCTTCGTCCTTACATATTGATAGGCACAGACAGATAGCTCATCTCTCATCCCTATCAGAAATTAAAAGCAGGGAAAAACTATGTATTTGTGAGGCAGCGTTGCACACATATCTTAAAGAATACCATGAGTTTGAACCCTATCAGTACCAAGATTTGTTTCCTGGTGGTGAATGGAGTTCGTTAATGTTCTCGCGTGATGCGTTTTCTCTTGACAACGTGCTAGCAGATGTGATAAACTACGAGAGAAGCTACAGAGGTGACTATCTATGGCTTAACACATTCTTGGATATTGCACAGAATGAGTACGGACTTGGCACAAGGTATGCATCCCAGTTAGTACCAGGAGAGTTTAGTGCCAAGGATCTACACTATGAAGGAATAGACTACGTTTCAGTCAATGTAAATACAAGCACAGGAATACCAGAGGAGTAATATGAATGTGGAAGATACGTATTTAGGTGATGGAGTCTATGCACATTATGATGGGTGGTATATTGTTTTGGATTTACGTGGACAAGATAACACTACAAAAATTGCTTTAGATGATGATGTTCTTAACAGTCTTGCAGAATATAGAGAACATATAAAAGCAAGACTTATAGAGTCTGAAACTGTTAATAAATAATAAGGGAGAAACAATGTTTCCATTTAGATTAGGAGGAACGTCATGTCAAATATAACCTAGAAAGGTAGGTGTTTGACATGGCTAAAAAAGATAATCAGAATCTTCGAAAGGGAGGCAGATGTCTCAGACGTTGCATCTCCAAGAAGTACAAGTACGAGCGTTACATCCGTGAGAATCGCTGTACAAAGAATAAAGCACGTAGGATTGCCAAGCGTATCCGTAACTATAAGGACTGCACTGGCTTCTTGCGTGGACTTAATCACGAACTGCTTCTTGAGGTGAAGAAGCACATAAATTCTAACTGAGTTAGTGACTGCCAGGAAAGACTGGCATTGATCCTCTAGCACATGAATTCGAGGCATTTCTAGGTGACTGCTGAGACTAGTTGATAAAGCCCAAGATGCAGTCCCTTCGCTAGAGGATCTTTTATTTATTAGGAGGAGTATGAAGTGTAGAAACAAATGGTGGTGGTGGTGGGGACATGACTACCAGATAGTCAAGAGGTTAACGGATGGTGTTAGCCCTTCACATTATAGAAGAAGTAAAAACTGTTGCCCACACTGTGAAGATAAAAAACTAGCGGGACCACCAAGATACTTGCGTAAGTGTACAAAATGTGATAGACTTTCAGCGGACTCAGTGTTCCCTCTTGGGTTGCCTTAAAGGAGATATGTATGGGATTTTTAATGATATTTTTTGTTGCATTGATTATAGTAGTTACACCCTTCTTAACACTGTGGACAGTTAACACACTGTTTGGCCTAGGTATTGCCTATACACTTAAAACGTGGTTCGCAGCCCTGGTACTAAATGGATTACTAACTGGGTCAGTTAACAATAAATAGGGGAACCAATTATGGCTAGAGAATCAGATTCAAATTATAAAGGTGGACACAAGAAAAAAACTCGTCAAGGTGCTAGCCGCAATAGCAAATGGCCTAGGGGTACAAAGAAATACAGGGGTCAAGGAGGGCATAAGCGATGAACTTTGTTAAAGTAAGTATGGATGTTGAGTTTACTGAAATTGCTGAAAGTCTTGCTACTAGTTTAGAACACGCTGAAATTATTGATTTTATCCTGTTAGTTGAAGAAATTGTGTGTGATGGTGATTTCTTGAATGAACTACACACAGAAGTCAATAGGCTATGGCAAGAAAACCAGGAGGATCTCGCTGCCGATGGTTGACAATCTAGGCTGCCCCTGCTATACTCTGGGTATGCAGGGGTAGCTCAGTTGGTAAGAGCAGCTTTCTTATAAGTAGCTGGTCGTGGGTTCAAGTCCCACCCCCTGTACCCTGTCGGATTAACTCAGAGGAAGAGTGCTTCCTTTACACGGAAGAAGTCAGTGGTTCGATCCCACTATTCGACACCTGGGAGTGAGGTGCTATGAAAGAACCCCTTTGCCTAGGTTCTGCCGTAGGGCAGGCTAGTAGCGCCGTCCGTTCGGGGTTAACGGCACTCCCTTTAATAAATGAGGTAGTATGCAAACCTTTATATACCAATGCCTTGAATGCCTAGAAGACAGGGATAAACCAATACTTGTCCTAAGTATTGACATGCAGAATATTGAGTGTCCTAAATGTGGTAGGATAATTGAATGTGTATTTATGGCAGACAGAGAAACAGTACACTAGGAGGCAGGATGACAAGAGTTAAAATAGGTACTAGCCTAGTAAAACTAATGGAAGTTGAAGAACGTATTCCTTTTGATCCCGAAGGATCTATTGAAAGCATAATAATTGCTCTTACCAACATAACTAAGCGTGAAGAATACATAGAAGGAAGAGTAGATTTTGAGGACGAGCAAGACTGGAGGGATACCTATCGTGTGTGGTACGTGTATATGAAACGCTTAGAAACTGAGAAAGAGGCAGAAAAGAGAATAACCAAGGCTGCAAAGTCTAGACTAAAAAAGAAAGCCAGAAAGTTAGAACACGATTCAAAGAAAAAGGAAAAAGATCGTAAAGAATACGAAAGACTTAAGGAATTATTTGATGAACATGGAGGCTTAGATGGAAATTAGGGACAAGGTTTTACCCTTGCTTAAACCACACGCCGATCAGAGTGATATCCAGGCTGTTACTGACGTACTAAATAGTGGTTGGTGGGGTAAGGGTCCAAAGGTTGAACAGTTTGAGGCAGAGTTTGCTAGCATGGTGGGTGCCAAACACGCTATTGCCGTAACAAGCAACTCTCATGGTCAAGACCTAGTTATGAAGGCAATGGGACTAGACATGGGCCTGGACGTAATAAGTCCAACCATTTCTTTTATAGCCACAGGAATTATTCCACTGTGGAATATGTGTTCGTCAACACTTGCAGATGTAGACCCAGTTAACCTAAACATTGATCCACAGAGTGTAAGGAAACTTAGACGAAACAATACCAAGATGGTAACTGCTGTAAATCTTGCTGGAGTTCCGGCAGATATTGATGGCATACGAGAGTTTTATAACGGCTTCATACTAGAGGACTGTGCCCATAGTTGTTATGTCCCCGGTGCTGGTAAAAAAGGTGACGTAGCTGTGTGGTCATTCCAGGCTGTTAAGACTCTGCCTACTGGTGACGGTGGCATGGTAACAACAGATGACACACGGCTGTATAATAAGATGAAGGATATGACATGGTTTGGCGTAAGTTCTACTTGGTCTAGGACTCAAAACAACTCTGGGTATTCCTGGGACTACGAAGTTGATGTCCTAGGATATAAGTACTATATGATAGACCTTATTGCTGCACTTGGACTTTCACAGCTAAAGAAGTTACCTGCTAATCTAGAGTGGCGTAGGCATATTCGTGACAGGTACAACATAGAGCTTAATGGTATTATTAAGCGTCCCCCGTTATCTGAAACAGTGCAGTACTATACTGTTAGGGTTCCACAGGATATTCGTGGCCCTTTCATTAACTACCTAGCCGATAAAAAAATTCATACCTCAGTACACTTTAAGCCCCTGCATAAGTATGATATTCTTAAACAGAGTAATAGTCACACAGCATTCCCCGTGGCAGACAGTGTTTGGCCCAAGCTAGTTAGCCTACCTTGTCACGCTGGAATGACAGACGAAGATATTAGCTACGTAATCTACTGGGTTAACAACTACTTTGATGAGGTGTACAGATGACTGACATAATGTGGTGGGTAGCACTAGCTCCTATGTTATTGGTCCTTGGTTGGGCTGCGATTGCTGTGGCGTACATACTATACCTCATGGTATCCACGCTTATAGGGCTACTGTATAACGAAGTACTTAATGGTCTTGGATATCTATCATGGAAAAAATAGTGGTACTAGGTAACGGACTTCTTGGAAAAGAGTTGACAAAGTGGCTCAAGTGTGATAACCTGTCAAGACAGACCAATGGCCTAGACATTACTAAGCCAGAGACATGGACTCAGTTACTACTGGATTGTCATCACGAGGTTGCCTGGAATGCCAAGTACACCACGATAGTTAATTGTATTGCGAATACGAATACTTATAGTAAAGACAAGCAAAATCATTGGGATATAAACTACAAAGGTGTTGCCGACTTGGTAGACTTCTGTAACTCTTGGGGAATTAAGTTAGTACAGATAGTTACTGACTATATTTATGCAGGCTCTGACAACAAGGCAACAGAAGACGATGTTCCTGTGCATGATCCTAGTTGGTATACGTATACAAAACTATTGGCAGACGGGTACGTTCAACTCAAGAGTAATAACTATCTCCTTCTGAGGGGAACACACAAGCCCAAGCCGTTTCCCCATGAATATGCCTGGGCAGATCAGTTTGGTAACTTTGATTACGTTGATGTCATGGCAGATATTATTACAAGGTTAGTTAACAAAGACGCTACAGGCGTGTACAACGTTGGTACGTCACTTAAAAATATGTACCAGCTTGCAAAACAAACTCGTCCAGATGTTAAGTATACTTATTGTGGTATATCATCAAACAAAATACCAAGAGATGTGGGTATGAACTGTAATAAAATGCGGTTAGAACTAGGAGAATAATATGGGAATGTATGACAATGTAAATTTTAAGTGTTCATGCCCTAAGTGTGGAGCTAAGGTGCAGGGGTTTCAAACTAAAGAAGGTCCATGTATACTCAGTACACTAACTCCGTTTGAGATTAGCTTCTGCTATAATAGCTGCCCTAACTGTAATTCATGGATAGAGATAGAACTAGACAACCCGTCAGAAAGATCCTTTCAAGCCATTGCCTATGAAAACGGTAATGGAACAGACAGAAAGAAACTTATTGGAACTGAGGGTGTAGTAAGAAGAACTTGTGAAGGAGATTTCCTTGCCGAAGAAACGCATAAGATTATGTTTGAGGATTATTGATGGGTAGTTCAATTGGCAGAGCGTCAGGTTTTGGTCCTGAATGTTGCAGGTTCAACTCCTGCCCCGTCAACCTTGGAGGTATAAATGGAACAGAATAAATACGGACTAAGCTCTCACGAACTAGCTAGACTTTTGCTTGAGCTACCCGACTTACCTGTGGCTGTTCATGCCAACAACGCTACCTATTCATCGGCATCAGATGGAAAATCACACGGAGAACTAAATATATGTCTTCTCTCACACTATGCTGGTGAACACATCGTGATAGGTAACATCAGTAAAAGAAACATAAATGGATTAAACTGGAGAGTAAAAGAGATGTTCGTTGGTGACGCACCAGAAGAGTGGACAAGACTAGACGAAAAATGGGAGACTAGGTGAAAAAAGAAGATAAGATTAGTGCCCTGGAATTGGCTATGAAACAAATAAACAAAGAGTATGGTGCCAACTCAGTAATGAAGTTGGGTGATGATAACTTTAGAAAAGACATAGATACTATACCTACTGGAAGTTTCTCACTAGATCGGGCACTTGGTATTGGTGGAATTCCCAAGGGAAGAATTACAGAAATCTATGGTCCAGAGGGTAGTGGTAAGACTACTCTCTGTCTTTCTATTCTATCTAACGCACAAAAAAACGATGATATCTGTGCATTTGTAGACACAGAGCATTCACTTGATCCTGCATATGCGGCCAAACTTGGTGTTGAATCTGATGAACTAATAATTAGCCAACCAAATAATGGTGAACAGGCTTTACAAATTGTAGAGGCTCTGATTAGGTCTGGTGGTGTTGATGTAGTAGTAGTTGATTCTGTGGCTGCCCTGGTCCCAGCGGCAGAGATTGAGGGTCAGATGGGTGACTCACACATGGGACTACAGGCTAGGCTTATGAGTCAGGCTATGCGTAAACTCGCTGGGATAGTACACGGGAGTAACACCTGTCTCATATTTACTAATCAGATTCGCATGAAAATTGGTGTCATGTACGGCAATCCAGAAACACAGCCTGGAGGTAACGCACTCAAGTTCTACTCTAGTATTAGACTTGACATAAGAAGAATTACCCCTATTAAGAGTGGCGATGAAATTATAGGCTCAATGACCAAGGTTAAAGTTGTTAAGAATAAGGTAGCAACACCCTTCAAAGTTGTTGAGTTCCCTATTTATTTCGGTGAGGGCATAGACTTCGAAGCCGATATACTTGCGTGTGCCCAGAAAGCTGGGTTACTAGAGAAGAAGGGTGCATGGTTCTCTTTCGAAGGCGAACACGTTGGGCAAGGAATTGAAAAAGCAAGAAAGAACCTTAAAGAAAACCTTATACTTAGAACATCAATCTATGATAAGCTAAAGAATCATTTCGGATTGGAATAGCATGGAACAACAGGTAAAAATCTTGGGAGAAACTAGCCTATACAACTGCGTAATAGCAGCACGTACCTGCTATGATTCAATGGGTAATAGTGACTCATACGATGACTGCGGAATGAAACCCTCATCTGGTTATGTTATTGGTCCCAAAGACCGTGCCCTTCTTAAAAGGATCATAGATAGTAAGCATGAGAGTGTACTAGAACACAAGGTGTATACGTTTGAGATTCAAGGCTTCTCCCGTGCTGTACTGTTAGAGCTAGAGCGTCACAGGATATCATCTTTTTCTGTTAGGTCAACACGGTTTACACTAAAGAAAATGATGAAATTAAGTTGTATCGAATTGATGGATCATCTTGTAAAAACCCACCCAGAACTAGATGAAATAGAAAAAGATTATGTATGGAAGATTATTACCAAGGCAAGGCTAGATGGAATTCCACCTGATAAGTTTAAGCACAAGATGCCTGAGTCACTAAAATTTGAATGCGTGTGGACGATAAACGCTAGGAGTTTACGTAACTTCTTTGAACTTAGACTAGCTGCGGGAGCCATGTGGGAAATTCGTGAACTTGCGGCTATGGTCTATGGCTCCATTAATACATTTGAAAGAGGAATACTATTTAGTGAATTTGGTGACAAGGCACTGAAGGTACTAACACATAATGAAAAATGAAGTACTTAAACTAATCAGTACAGTTGCTCAGTCTAACATGAGAAATATTGAGTCAGATCCTGATGTTCTTAGGTATATAAGAGAAGACAGAGGACTAGATACTAACTACTTAGTTAGAGCAGGATGTGGATACCTAACAAATAAAGACAAGGAATTATTCAATTCGTTATTTGATAATGAAAAGAAAGAAGCGGCAGTAGAAATTGGATTCATTACTAGGTCAGAGCATATGCTTTTGGATGGTATTTTCTTTCCTGTGTACACCAATGACGGCCAGTTATTTAGTTATTCTGTTAGACTATTTCCTTGGTCTGAACTAGTAGCTAAGGGTGCCTCTCCTCACTGGACACTAAGAATACCTCTGGCCTATCCTATAGGTATCTCTTATCCAGATAACGACTTACAAGATTCTTACATATTTATTTGTGAGGGTGCAATTGATACCCTAACCCTGCTACAGAATGGGTACAAGGCTATTGGTTTGCTAGGAGTTACTAACTGGAATAGTCATTACCTAGATTATTTCATTGACAAGAAAATTATTATAGCCTTCGACAACGATGCAAACAGATCGGGACAGAAGGCGGCTGTAAAACTTGCAGGAAGGCTATCAAAACATGGACTTTATAAGCGCATTTCTATTCTTCGGTTGCCTGATAATGCTGATATTAATTCGTCTTATCACGAAGGATTTGGAAAATATGTTAGACAGAATCTCTACAAATTTTCAGAAACCAAGGCGGGTAAGAAATGGTATGAGATGGACTCAAAAAAGAAAAAAGTCAACGACAATACCAATCAGATGACTGAGAAAGTTAAGTCTGCTAAGGACAAAAACATAGTATCTGTGTTTAAGTCAATCTTTGGTAACAAAATAATTTATGAGTTTCCAAGGGGATATAAAACACAGTGTCCTTTTCACGATGATGCCCGTGCTTCTTTTCATATATACACAGATACTAACTCTTTCTTTTGTTTTGGATGTCACGCACACGGGGATACAATTGATTTGGTAAGAAAGAAATATACAGACTGGGATTTTAACACACAGGTTTTACCTTTTATACTGGAGATACAATGAAAAAGTTGACAGATAAATCTAAAATATTACTACTTACTTCTGGTGGTCAAGATTATCTACAGGATGATCTACTCTATGGATTTAGAATTCTGTTTAATGAACAAGCAGTTGATTATCCACGAAAAGCTATACTGTATCAGGACTTTGATGGTCAGGTTCATCCAAGACCTGAGTATGCAATGAATGCCAGATACTTTATTACGGATCCTATAGATAGGTCACAGAATATGCTGCCAGAAAACTTTGATCTAGTTGTTAACCTAAGTTGCAGACGTATTAGAAAGAATGCAGATATCTATGTGGATGGTGAGGACGATGATGTTCTTGCGCTGCACTACGGTGCCCCGCCTATGTTTAAGAGAGAACTTACACCTGTGGTTCCCAGAGAAAAGATCCCACACGTTTATCCAATTACTTTTGGACTTCCTGATCATCTAATTCCACTGATGCCAGGAGGAGCGAATACTGTTAATCGTGATGCGAGAGAAAATCGTATTCATTCGTCATTCACAATTGAACACGGTGTTAACAGATCGGAACTGGCGAGACATTATCCAGTGAAAAAGTATAGTAATAGAATAGATTATTTTGGTGCCCTAAGTAACTCTCAGTACGTACTATCACCGAAGGGTGCTGGTTGGGATTGCCAACGACACTATGAAATACTTGGTAGGTCTGTGCCTATAATTGAGGTAGCTGACGATGCTCCCCTACATTTTATTAGTATGTGGCGGGATGGCGAAAACTGTATTACATTCAATGGCGATCACAAAATGATTGAGGATAAGATTGCAGACATTACTGCAAAGCAATGGGAAGACATTGTTATGCAGGGTTATAAAGAAATACACGAACTGTATACTTGTTCTGCCGTGGTAAAAAAGATGCTTAAAGATGCCGGGGTGTGGTAATGTCTATGACAAAAATTGTTTTAATTTCGTGTGCTTGGTTCTTGGCTGGAATTGGTATGGGAAAAACTATGACAGACAATAAATATAGAACACAGTTTAATAACATAGAAACAGAATTAAATGTGTTAGAAAATGCTGTTGATTCACTAAAGGCGTGTGGTATTGATACCCTAATTATTAACCCTGTAGCCAAGGTAAACGCCCTGATCACTGCGTACACACCTGACAGTATTAGCTGCTATCCCTTTGATGATGGCTTGACAGCAACGGGCAAGGATGCTACACTACCTGGAGTAGCGGTAGACCCTAACAGAATACCGTATGGATCCATAGTTATTATTGATGGCTCTCCGTATGAAGCGGATGACACAGGAATATCTATGCGTAGATCGGCAGAACTTCATATCGACTTGAGAATGAATGACAGACAGGCTGCGCTTATACACGGAGTACAAGAAAAAGAAGTATCTATAATATTTAAAGACCATCTGGAGTAGATATGCATGACATACTATACTATATTTTAAATTCAGACTTGTGTGCAGATGCTAGTGTTGTAGCTGGTATGGGAACACTAGGTTATTGTGTTTGGGAACGGATTAAGGAGTTTTTTAATGATAATTTTAGAGCTAAATCGTGACGCACACTACGGTGAAATCCGTATGCGCCGGGGTGTCCCGTATGTAATCGCAGACGCTTTGGCTAAAATGATTAGTGATTCTAACCGTGCTGCTATAACAAGGTTTGATAAATTTGATGACTATTATAAGCCCTACAAGGGTGAGGACTTAAATGGAAAGAAACTAATAGTCTGGAGAACTGGTGGATTTGGTGACTTACTATTTGTTAGTAGCCTAGTACATAAACTTAAGCAGAAGTACCCACAGGCTACAATAAATGTTGCTACGTCAGAAAGATTTCATGACATATGGAAAGACAACGAAGATATTGGTAGGCTAACTAGCCCAATGGTTTTACCCCTTAGTATGAATACGATCATGTCACATGATTATCACCTTAAGTTTGAGGGAACAATTGAGGCCGATACAGATCCAGATCAGCTTCCTGCTGTTGACAGATTTTCTCAACTGGCAGGCATTGACTTGGTAGGACTGGAACGACTTCCGTATTATCCAGGGGCTATGGAATATTTTAAAACAGCAAGAAACGTTGTTAATAAAGGAATGAATATAGGTTTAAAGCCTATGGAGTACGCCTGTATTCAATTTAAATCATCGTCTATTGTTAGGGATTGGGATTACATTAGAATGATTGAGCTAGCTGATGCCATCTCAGAAAAGTATGACATCTATACGTTATTCCTTGGCAACGGATTCTACCACCCAGAGATTGAGTCAGCGATTATCAACTTTGAAGACAAGGTTGGACGTAAGGTTCACCCAAAAGTTAGGTCTGTGACTGAAATGTGGTCAGAGGCTAGACAGAAACAGATGAGATTCTTGTACGCATCTGCTCTAGTAGCTAAGGCAAAGTTTGTTGTAACAATTGATTCAGCAATAGTTCATGTTGCAGCCGCTACCTTCACTCCTAGTGTTAGTCTGTATGGGCCATTCCCAGGTAAGATTAGGACCAAGTACTATCCCAGAAACATAACGCTAGAACACCCAGGAACGTGTGAGCCATTCCCTAATGGGTGCCTACAACATACTCAGTCAGGACCAAACAATATTCTGCCAACACAGTCACACTGTGGTGATTCAGAATTAAAAGTCTGTAGAATGATGGATTCTATTTCATTGCAAGAAGTTATGGACTCAATAGCTAAAATAGAAGAACAATGGGGTACAGAAACTTGGCAGGACAGGGATAAGCTATTCAGAGAGAGGGAGAAATATTTTGAGTTTTAGTAAGGAAGGCTACGAGAAAACCAGTAAGTATCTCAGTGATTCAAGTAATAAGAATATACTTGTAATTGGTGATCACATCATTGACAAATACATTGAAGGCACGGAGTCAAAGTTATCCCCAGAGGCACCAGTGCCTGTAATTGGAGGTACTATAAAAAAGTGGGAAGCCGATGGCGGTGCCACCAACGTAGCAAAGACAATCCATGCACTTGGTGGTAAGCCTGTCATGTGTTCGTTGACTGGGCATACAACGTCTATATTTGATTTTCCTTTTGTAGCTATAAATGTGCATGACGTTAGACCCCCAGTAAAAACAAGAATAGTGTGCAACGGACACCACGTTTGCCGACTAGATGAAGAACACAAGTATGGCGAGATGACTCAGGCTGAAGTAATGAATATTATGTATAAGATAGACTACTACCTGGATCAGAATAGACCAGATTCGGTAATCCTATCAGACTATGGTAAGTCTGGGACAAATCAAGATTTTATTAACTCGTTGTATAGATTGCTATCAAAACATAGCACAAGAAAAAAGATGTTTTTTATAATTGATTCAAAACAGAGGTATAGGCTAGAGGCAGGAAGTGACAATCTTGAAGTAGTGTACACACCTAATACTTATGAGTGGGAAGCATACATACAGATGTATAAAGAAGCTACGTGTAATACACTTGTTACACTAGGTGATAAAGGTATGTGGTATATTGACAAGCACTTCAACTATCTAGCAACCATACCAGCCGATAAGGTTCACGTACAGGATGCGTGTGGTGCTGGTGACACAGTGACTGCCGCTGCTGCCCTGTTACTTACTCCGTATGAACCACAGGAAGACAGAGAGAGTAAACTTGGTCTTGTACAAAAAATAGCTGAGATCTCAGTAACTAAATTTGGAGTTAATCCAGTAGAACTAGATGAAGTAATGGAGAAGCTGTGAAACTTGGGGCATGGATAAAAGTATTTCCTGATGGAGATACCTACATTATATGGGAAAAACCACATGAAAAAGATAATAAATGGGTAGCTGAATTTAGAGGCAATAACGGAACGTACAACACAGATATATTTCATAGCGTAGAAGATGCCCTAATATTCCTTAAGCGTATATTTTGTACTATGAACCAAGTATGGGAGTCACAACCATTTAAAGAATTTCCTAGGTATTCAACCTACGGAATAATAAAATGTGAGGAAAGGTTTGCCCATGCTGAACTTCTTGCAAAATAAGTTAAATAAAACCAAAGGCGCATGGACAATATTCTTTGTGATTGGCCTAGCTTTGGCATTTCTGTCTGGAATAGAGTCGGGTAAAGAACTTGAGGTAGTTTATATCTATGCAGATAGTGTAGTTACTATAGTCGATACACTTCAGGTTGAACACACTGTAGAGAGATGGCTACCAGCTAGGATTGAAACCGTGAGTGTTGTACACACCTACGTAGATAGCTTCACACACACTGTGGTTGAAACTTTGTTGTTGACAAACGTTGCAAGACTTGATACACTACTTGAAGACGGTGAGTTGAATCTCGCGTACTACACTGGACCCCAGTACTTTGACTTTAGCTGGAAGCCCGTGCCGCTTGAGGTACGTTGTAGCCAAGTCTTTGGTGGAGAACTTAGATTTGCTGACCCCAAGATCGTTAGGTTCTCGCTAGGTATTGGCCTAGGACGAACATGGGATGAAGAAAACTTCCACTACGGTGCAGTTTTTACTGGACATATCTGGAGGAACATGGTATACTTAGCAGCAGATCACAGAGGCTATACGATTGGAGTCGGTAGAGAATTCTGGTAGCATCACCCCAGTGCCACCGGTATAACAGGATGGGGATTACAGTTTATAAACTAGGATTAGGAGAAACTATGGCTAGACGAAAGACTTTCACAAACAAAACCAACAGCGAGACTCTTGTTAACGAGTGGCTTAGAGCTACTAATAAGAAGTCATACACTAACAGTCAGGTACGCACAAAGTGTGCAGAGTACTGGAACAAGAAGGGTATTACCCGATTGGGTAAAACGTATGAACGAGCCGCACGTAGACTTCGTGAGAGTAACTACGTGGCTGCTAATATGAGTGGAATGCGTGGTACTGAGGTAGTATTTAAGGTTACGGAACGTCCACAGAAGCGTAACTTTATTCAGGTTAGTCATGCCTACAACGGAGTTCGCTGGCCTCGCTGGTAAACCAAAAGACCGTCCCCCCTCTGGGGGGCGGTTGCTTTTAGGGGAAATATGCCTGTTAAAAAACGAAAAGATAAAAAAGCAGATGAAGAATTAGAAAAATTTGAGAGAAGACTTACGTGGTACAAAAACCGTGGTCACACACGTAAACTTGCTATTCATGCATTCTGTTTCGAATGTGCGGGTGGATCAACCAAAGACGTTAAGGATTGTCCGTCAAAAACGTGTACACTATATCCCTTTAGACTTGGATCAGACAGTGGGAAAGCCAATAAAAATGAATCCCAGCGTATACTATACGCAAGAAAACAAAACGCTACCAAGATGAATCGTGGGAAAAAGAAAGAAGATCCCGATGACTAATCAACCAATGGAAGTGAACGAAGCTCTTACAGTAGCAAGTCGTGCCCAAGATCACGCCGAATCCTCACGCAAAGGCCATAGTAATTTATATGAATATGCTTCCAGCATGGCAGATGCCCTGCACGTACTTGCGAAAGAAGTTAGAAAGCTGCGTGTACTTGCCGTTGGTGGCAAGGGTTTAACACATTGGTACTGGAAAGACGTAGCAGAAGCGAACCAGAAAGAAATTAGTCAGTTGCGGAGTTTACTACACGCAGCAAATCTGCGTGAGATTGATTTTTCTATAGAGACTCTGCACTATCGTGAAGCACTGGAGGCCATCATTAAGCACTACGAAATTATTGTTGGACTAGGAAAATCCCCAGTCTCAACCGCAACAGTTATTGCCAGGGAAGCCCTAGTGTTTAAACCAACAAATAAAAAAGGAGAGGCATAATGCCTAGCTACCCGCCTGATGAGGTGCAGGTAACCACAAGGGCACTCCGCGCACTGGCGATAGAATTACAGCCCATGTTCGACGAGGCTACTTGCGAGGGACTGGTCGCTGCCGCCGCCATGCTCGAAGCCCTCCAGGCTGAAGTGGAGAGGCTGAGCGGGAAGTTCAGGGAGCGCCGAGATGAATGCGACGCCATCACGCGCCATGCTGACACCCTCCAGGCCAAGCTGGGCGAAGAAAACGCCACACACTGCGAACAGGAACAGATTCTCCGCGAGAAGGCCAGCTACTTCAGCGCCAAGCTGGACAGGGCTATGGAGGTGGTGGAGGCGGCGATAACGCTGAGTTCAGCACCAGGGAATAGTTTGTTCTGGTTTAATCTGAACGCTGCCCTCTCCCGCCTCGACAGCGAAGCGCCTGACGCCAAGGAGGGTAGAAATGGAAAGGATTGAAGTGCTGCCGTTAGTGCAAGCTGACCTCGCTGCTCGTATTGCCAAAGGTGCCACCGAGTACGGGGAGCCCTTGACCACGCACAACGGCAGAGACGCCCTTCAGGACGCCTACGAGGAAGCCTTGGACCTTTGCGTGTACCTCAAGCAAGCGATCCTTGAGAAGATCGACACCAAAGACGGGGAGCCGTGTAGCCTGTGCAACGGTGCTAAGCAGCACCGCGAACCATTCACTGGGCTCATGGCTGCCTGCCCCGCCTGCCAGCCATGCAGCGAGTGCGGGGGAAGCAAGGTCGTCCCCGAGTACCATGTCATCCATTTACCTGGCGAACCGCCTCGCCTTGGAGATATCAAGAGACAAGTTCCCTGCCCTGCCTGCCAGCCCACAGAGGAGGAGAGAGATGCGTGAAGCCCCGAGCAAAGTAGAAGTCGCCGCCATGTACTTCTACCATGCCGAGTACGCCTATCAAGCCTTGGGAGCCGTCAGGTTCTACGAGCGACTGACGCTAGCGCAGAAAAAGCTCATGGCGCAGATGGTCAGGGAAATTGAGGAGGCCGATGATGCCTAACCTCACCGAACGCCTGGAGAAGCTGGAGGCACTGAGAGATGCGGCGACACCGGGGCCGTGGGAGTGGCTAAATGGCTGTAGCTGGTGGAGGCTGGCCCCGAAGGGTGAGCAGGGCCAGGGGCGGCATGTGCTGATGCCGGGGAATGACGCGGACGGCCAGCCCAACATCGACGCCACGACTCCAGACCGCGAACTCATCGTTGCTATCCACGAAGCCATTGCCCTAGCGAGAGAGGCGGTGGAGAACTGCAACGACTTGACCATGGAGGTGCAGGAAGAACGCAACTCTGTAGCTGACGCCAAGGCCGAGCGTGACATGGCGGCCAAGGAGCTTGTGGCAGAGGGCGCTCGGCGTGGCAAGTCGGACGGGAAGCTAGACCGAGCCATGGAGGCACTGGACTGGATTGCTGGCGCTTGCGGGGATACGAACAGATGTAAGTGCGGAAGGCCGACAGGAATCCCTGCTCTCAAGGCTCACGCCCGTGCCACCCTACACCCTAACCCCGAGGAGAAGTGATGGGATATGAGTTACCAGCGGAGAGAGCATGAGCAATAAGCACCTGAAGCGGAGCCCATATGATCCATGCCATGACTGTTGGTATTACGAAGACACAAAAGGCATAGAAATCTACGCCGGTCCTCATGGAGATAGTAGGCACTTCACAATAACATGGCGGCGAGTGCGCGGGATGCTTGCCAGAAAAGACAGGGCAGAGGAGGAGAAGCCATGAAGCACTACCCACCTGATGAGGTGCAGGAGATGGCGACAAAATGCAGAACTTCCGATGATAAGGGACATTTTGCTTCCGGCTACGCCGCCGCCGCCATGCTCGAAGCCCTCCAGGCTGAAGTGGGTAGCCTCTACGGGATGATAGATGACTACAACGATGAGTATGCCAAGGAGCGTGACACCCTCCAGGCAGAGGTGGAGAGGCTACAGCGAATAAAAGCAACCAAGCCGCTCCGGCGAGAGATCATCACCCTCCAGTCCAAGCTGGACACCGCACAAGAGACGGCACACCTCTGGCACAACAGGTACGACAGCCTTATGTCCGAGACGCACAACATCACCGAAACTCTCCGCGAGAAGGCCAGCTACTTCAGCGCCAAGCTGGACAGGGCGATGGAGTTGTTGGAGGAGGAGGCCGTTGATGAGTACTGCGAATGTACCGACCCTGCCGACTGTCCGTCGAGGGTGTGCTGGCACTGCCGCACCCGTGCCTTTTTAAAGGATGCCCCATGAACGAGAAGCTAAAGCCGTGTCCATTCTGTGGGTTAGAACTTGAAAAATCTCTAGGGTTCAACTTTATGGAACATCCATACGGAGACGGTCAGTGCCCAGCACAAGGGCTTATTGTTTGGCTAGAAAAAACAGGGGTATCTGGAAAAGAATATCCAAAAGCCTGGAACACACGAATCAGTCTATAACGGTTGTAGACGCAATCATTGTGTATACTATAGGAGGTTAGTGATGGAAGTAATCAGCATTAAATGGGATCTTCTGGGTGCCAAACTTGCTGTGTTGTCAGACGAAGAACAGGCTGCTTTCTTTACTGGATTTGCCTCCGAGCTTGCTGCGTATGATACCCACTACGCTAGAGAAATGCAAATGCACTTCATCGCGGCCAAGCTGAAGCCCAGTACAATCAAGACACTTAGGGACTACCTACCCTATATATGGTTTGAGAAAAAATAAAAGAGGTTAATATAATGGCTGAAAACTGGAACACAATGGTTGTCCTAGATGTAGAAACAAGTGGAAAAACAAGTCCATCCAAGAATCAAATACTAACTATCAGTGCCTCTGTAGTCAACAGAAAACGTGTATCTGAGAATGAGGATGGAGGCAAGCCTGCGTATACGTTTGAGATTGAACCCAACAACTTTGAAACGAAAATAGCTAGGCAACCGTGGGCAAGGATTGAAAAAGAAGCATTAGAAATTACAGGTATCACTCTAGATAAGTCATGGCGGGGTATACCAGAGGACCAAGCACTACAGAATTTAGTTAACTGGATACGCAGCACTACTGGTGACGGCTACCGACTTCTGTGTGGCTACAACGTAGTATTTGACAAAAGATTCTTGCACTTCTTGTTTGAGAGAAACAAACACGTTGGACGCTGGACACACGGATTCAGTTATCGTTACCTTGATGTATTACAGCTTGCTCAGTGGGCGCACGTTCTTGGCTTTATAACCGAGCCTCCAAACTTTAAGCTAGAAACTATGGCTATGCACCTAGATGTTTGGGAAGAGGGTGCCCACGCATCAGACGTTGATGTACTCATGACAATAAAAATAATGGAAAGACTTAATCAAATAATGAGGTTGAATAATGCCAGTAACTAAAATACATTGTAGTAGCAGACCTAGAGGAAAGGGTTCTTTTGAGGTTATGACAATGGAGAAATGTCTTGAGTGCGTAGAGACTGGAGAAAATCCGTGTCAACTTACTGCACCATTGATAAGATTAATCCACCAGACATGGCGGGATAGCAAAGAACGTAGTCCATACTCAGCCTCCAAGGTTGGTAGTTGCCCTAGAAAAACAGTGCTTGAACAAAAGTATGAATGGGGAGCCGACCCAATCAGTACCATTCCTGCCATTAGAGGAACTATGTTCCACGATATGTTTGAGAAGTATGTAGACAGCACAAAGAACGAAACGGCTGAGATCAGATTTGAAAAAGAATTTGCTGGAGTAAAAATTACAGGAAGATTTGATTTCATAGACCTAAATACTCAGACACTATACGACTACAAGTCTGTTGGAAAGCTCCCGGCATTCCAGTACGCATACATTAAGCACAAGGTTCAGGGTAATATCTATCGCTGGCTTACCAAGGGTAAGAAAGTTGGAGACACTGTTATTGACATCCAGAACATAAAGATATTCTACCTGAGTATGGACGGCTGGAAGATTGGCAAGGCCAAGCTAATGGATATGGCAGAGGTTGAACAAGAAATTGAAAGATATATCAAAGCCGTTAAACCCGCTCTTGAGGCAGAAGACGATGACTGGAAAGAAATGCTTCCTCCAGTACTTCCCTATGATAATTGGGAATGTGGATACTGTGATCTTAAAAAGGTGTGCTATACACTTAAGGACCAGCAGTTAATGATGGATGCCCTAGAGGATACCCATGATGACGATACTTTCTGATGACACACGATGAACTAGTAGAAAAGGCAGCGATATTCCTCAAGAAAAAATACCCAGTCGTAGCGACTGAGATTGTTACGTCAGCGTTTGAACAACCAGACGCAATAGGGTTCTCCCCGTGGGGAATATCTGCTATAGTTGAGTGCAAGGCAAACCGATCTGACTTTCTATCAGATTCTAAAAAACCTTTCAGAGAATGGCCTGGGCTTGGAATGGGTATGTATAGATATTACTTTGGTCCAGAGTCTGCGTTTAAGGACAGTGAGGTTCCAGAGTTTTGGGGAATCATTAGGGTTGGTCCCAGAGGTGGAGTCAGGTGTGTGCGTGAGGCAAAACCATTTGATTCCAGAAGAATTGAGGGTGAAATATCAGTATTGGTATCCCTGCTGAGAAGAATGCCAAAGGTTGAGGCCCAAGGCATGAGCGTAAGGCACTATGTACACCAGACCAAATGTAATGCCACGGTTTCAATAGAGGAGGAATAATGTCTTCTGCGGATACACAATTATCAATAAAAATTATATCACAGGGAACAACAGTTACAATGACTAGAGATATTCCAAACATAAGTATTTCTGGGAAATCTATTGCAGAAATTCTGGAGTCATTGATTAACGTTGGACAACATCAAATTACTTCAAGAAAAATATAGAATGAAACAAGGTAAAGTTGATAACGCAGTACGTAGGGCACTGAATATCTTTGATAACTGGAATGACACAACAGGATTCATCCTACCACATACAGGATACTACTATGAATTACAATCAGTTATAGAGGATGCGGTACACTGTGGTATTCAACAGGCACTAGAAATTAATGAAAAGCTAGAGAGTGAGGTATAACATGCCAGTAGTATATAGTGTTTTATGCACGGACTGCATGAGTGATCTGGATTTTAGAGTAAGCCTCGATAACGATAAAGATCTTTTTGTGGACGTAGATATGTGTGTAAAGTGTTTAAAAGAACAAATAAATGAGGGATACAGAGAAGGTTTCGAACAAGGAAAATCAGAAGGGTATGACGAAGGATATGAGAAAGGACTTGTAGCTAATGAAGATTAATTACTTGGCTAGGATTGACCCGTACTCACCTACTGCATCAGGTGGTGGTGAGGCCATAATGAGAGAACTTCTTACGTGGGGAACCGGACCCTTCGGACCCGTGGAAAATCTTAAAATTATAACACCTGATAATACATACGATTATAATAATGATGCAGATTTTAATATTTTTTGTGATGTTTTTAACTTACCTGGACAGCCAGGATTTAGTAAGGAATGGCTGAGTGAAAAGCTTAGGCATAAGAAGTATTTCAAGTTTGATAACGCATACGTAGATGTGTGCAAAAAGGATTATCTGCCGTGTAACGCCGAGTGCGAACAGCACTGTCACCCAGAATCTGCGGAGTTGTATCAGAAGGCAGAACGACTGTTCTTCCTGTCTCCTCTCCATGCCAAGACAGTGCTTTCACTACTACCCTATGTAGATATGGCAAACAAATCACACGTTATTCGTCCTACAATAAACACTAAGTTGTTTAATAACAAAGAGTTTGCTGACAGAAAAATTGACTACCTGTATGTAGCTCCTCTGCTACCTGCCAAGGGTATACTCAACACACTGAAGTTCCTAGAAGATGTGAATGCAGAGCCTTCTAATGTGCTTTTCATCGGTAAAAACCCTATGGATATTGGTGTTGAAGACTACGGTATGAAGTGGAAAGAGAGTGTGGACTACAGTGAGCTTCCTGGTATTTACAACAACACAAAGTGCCTAGTCCACCTACCAAACTGGATTGAACCAATGGGTAGGATCGTTATGGAAGCCGCTCTGTGTGGATGCAACTTGGCTATAAATGAAAATGTCGGAGCAGCCTCATTCGATTTCGAACTAGGCAACCCCGACAATTATAAAGATTCAATTCAGGAATTTTGGGAATATCTTAAGTAAATTTACATACCGGAATACTACTCATCTTATGCATATTTTTTTGTCTTAGCTCTGCGTAAATACGCAGGGCTTTTTTCTGTTCATTAGTATAGTGAACTGTACAGTCAGCACCGTTTCTAATATATCTGGGTTCTCCACGTTCGTTGGATTCGGTAGACACTGGTTCTCGCATTGCCCACTCAAGTTGGAAATAACTAGTGCCAATCTGATCCTCATCTGTTCTGCTGTCCCCCCATAGTCCGTCTGTTGGGGGGGCTTTAATTATATTGTCTGAAATATTTAGGTATGCAGCCATATCGTACACACTGCTTTTCATTAAATCTCCAATAGGAGACAGATCCACACCGCCATCACCGTACTTGGTAAAGAAACCAATACCTAGGTCTTCAACTTTGTTACCAGTTCCAACAACTAAGCCACCAACCTCAGACGATAATGTATATAAAGCACACATCATTAACCTTGACTTTAAATTTACTCCTGATATACCACTTAGGGATCCAAATTTCTCATTGAACTTTTTATATATATCGTCTAAATAAATATAATCTGGAATAACATTATCATATTCTTTCTGAAGACTAGTAATATGTGTTTCAGCCAGCTTTGGTATGCTTCCATTAAATGACATACTAACTGCCCATGTTCTTACGCTAGTCATTGCACACAGTGTACTCACAACGGCAGAATCCACACCACCAGAAACACCAACCACAAAGTCTCTTCCTGTCTGGTGATAATAATCTAGTAACCAGTCAGTTATCTTGTCAATCCTGTATTGAGTGTTCATCTTTCTCCTTTACCTTACAAACATCTATTGTTTGAATGGTGTCCTGAATCTTAGTCCTTGGACACACCCTTTCCAACTCTTCAACAAAATACTTTAGATTGCATGAGAACTCTTCGTCAGACGTTCCCTCTAGTGCAATCCATATATCACCAATCCCACTATCTGCAAAACGATTAGTCATCTGAAACTGCTGGTCAATTACTCTCTGCTTATCAAACTTGATACCAAACTGTTCTGGATGATACCAGATATCTGATCCAGGGATAGGCTGTAGCACAGCCAAGTTCCATTCGTCAGGCTGAGTTTCTTCTATCATCTTAATAGTATTCTCGATTGATTCCCTGGATTCACCAGGGTTGCCATACATAAGACTACACCTAACAGGAATGCCAAGCTCTTTGCACAGGAGTAACGCATTCCTATTTTTTTCTACCGTTGTACCCTTACGCATACTCTTAAGTACATGGTCATCTCCAGACTCTATACCAAATGTAATACTTACCATTCCTGAGTCTTTCATTGACTGAAGTATGTCACGATCAACTAGGTCAGCCCTAGCCCAACATCTCCATTTTATATCACGTTGCCTAAACGCTTCGCAGAATTCAAGTGTTCTGTCCTTCTTAAGAGTAAAGATATCGTCATAAATAACAAAGGCTTTAATACCGTAGTTATCTATAATATAATCCATTTCCTGAAGTACGTTATCAATACTTCTGTATCTCATCTTTCGCCCAACAGAAAGCCTATCGCAGAAAGCACAGTTATACGGACACCCTCTAAGCGTAACAATGTGTGCTGCCTTTTCACCCTCTATCCTACGTTTATACTCTTCTAGTTTGTATCTCTCTGGGAAAGGCAATGAATCTAATTTACTATGAACGTTATGAGCATTCTCAGTAACACCCCTGGAACTCCAGTAGCATAAACCAGGAATATCCTCATAGTCATCTCCTCTTATAAGCCTATACATTGGTTCCTCACCATCACCCTTTACAACAAACGTAACTTCTGTGTCAAGCATTGTCTGCTGCGCCATAGTAGTTGGGTGAGGACCACCAGCAACTATAACCCCTTGTGTTTTCTTTGTAAGATAATCACTTACTTCATGAAGCCAGTGAAACTGTGAGGTAGTACAATAAACACCATAGTAGTCAGCATCTGACGGTAAAAGTTTTAGGTATTCTTTTGAGTCAAAGAAATCATAGTCATTTGATAACGCATAGTCTACTATTTCAACATTTTTAATTCCTTTTTCCTTTAGATAGCTCATTATATAACAAAGCCCAAGTGGTGGGTTCATTGCTGGCTCATCCGCAAAAGGAACTGGCAAAGAAATAAGAACTACCTTACTCTCTAGCATCTTTTCCTTTAATCCCATTCTATTCTCCTAATCTAATTACATCTACCCCATCCTGATCCTGTATGTAACGCCATGGATCAATGACAACAGACCCTGTAGGAAAGCCTAGGCTGCCAAAGTATTTATGCTTCGTGGCAATAACGAACACTGCGGGTGTAAACATTATTTCTCTTGATAACTCAAGACCATCAATATGTGGATCCCACATCTTAGGCTGGTTTGGGTCTATCTCAGTAATTATATTGCGAAGAAGATGTGCTGGACTTCCTGTCTCAATATTACTTTCAGGCTTAAACGATTTACCAAGAATAACTATCGGTAATTCTCTAGCTGATGCCTCATCAAAGGCCATACTAGCTATCCACTCTGTCTGTTTCTCACGGCATTCCATAACAGACTCAAATAAATCATAGCTAAGATTGAGCTTACGAGCCAGCCAAGAAAGTGCAATATTGTCTCTTGGGTGACAGCCGCCACCGTCCCCCATTCCACCCTCTAGATATGCTGGGCTAATGATTCGCTTATTGGCCGATCTGATTGCCCTGGTAATGTCATCAACATTGGCACCAGTCTTGTGACATATTTCCATCATGGCATTAATAAAGACAATCTTTTGACCAATGTATGTATTGTATGCAACTTTCGCCAACTCTGCACTAGCAATACTCATTTGCTGAACAGGAGCATCAGTAATCGTGGCATAGAATTCAGTTGTTTTTTGTGCAGCATACTCATCGTCTACACCCATAAGTATGAACTCAGGATGAAGAAAATCCTGCATACACGTTCCCATTGCAATAAAGAATGGATTATAACATAGCTTTACATGATCAGAAAGTAATGGTTTAATCTCTCTCTCAATAGTACCCGGAAGTACTGTGGAAATAATTACAACAATCTTGTCTACACCCTGCTTGCCTATCTCATCAGATAGTTCTTTAACGCCTGCCTTTAACCAAGTATAGTCGAAGTCTATTCTGTCATCTGGAATACGAACACAACCTTCGTACTCAGGTTGATGTGGAGTCTGAATAGGAACAAAAATTATATCTGACTTCTCAACAATAGCTGGTAATTCAGAAAGATAAAGATGTTCTGCATTAGTCAAAGCTTTTTGGGCACCCTCTTCTTTATACGGAATTTGCTTAAATACTATATTCTTAATGACATCCTGGTTAGTATCAGTACCGTAAATAGTATGACCCTTGCCCTCAATAGCTAGCGCACACGGTAGTCCTAGTTTACCAAGCCCTACAAAACCTATATTCATATTAGTCCCTCACTTTTTAAGTAGTCCACAATCCTGTTCTTATCAATATTTCTCTCACTGGCTAAGTCCTTAAAATGTTTATTATCATACACTTGTTTTACTTTTTTCAGGTGATTAACCCTAGAGTTTGGTAACTCAGATAGCACGGCACCCTCCTTTGTAAGAATTTCTCTTCCTATGTATAACATCCACGAATCACAATGCCTAGACAAAGAGATTCTTCCTGTAAGTTCAAACCATTTTCTCGGAAACACAGGAAATTCACACTGATTATCAGACTGTAGGTAATACAACTTAAATAAGTCTTTATTTATACCTAAGTCCCATGTTTTTCCTATCATGTAGACATCATTATTCCACATCATAAGCCAATCACCTGTTGACAACGCTGCCAATCGGTTCATGTACTCATACAGGCTAGTGTATCCAAATTGCTTGGTAACGCATACAACGTACTCAATTTCAGGAAACTCCTCATCCAGCATAGCCGTAACCTGTTTCCATGAGTCATCATCTCTATCTACACCAAACAGTATCTCAAGTTCATTATCGCCTGTTCTATTCTCTATCAAAGTCCTTAGCCCATCCACAGAATCACTATCTGAATCACGCATAGGCAGTAACACAGAAATTTTCATACCACTTCCTTTACATTCTATCTGGGATAATAGGAATAGCCATATCTATGTCTATCATATTATTAATTACTCTCTCAATCTTTAGTATTCTATACTGTGGATATAGCTTGTCATAGTTGTATTCGTTCATTTTGTCAGCATCCGGTTTTGTAGTGTATCCAACTACAACATTACCCCAGTTATCCTGGTCACACACAAATTGGCCTCCGTTAATACCCATAGACCTAAATTGTTCACCATAAGGAACTAAGTTTTCAAAATCATCTTCTTCACCAACTGAGTCAAACTTACGGACACAGTAATGAACATGACCAAAGGCATCAATTTGTCTAGTCTTTCCTGAGTTCCACCTATGTTGCTGACCCTCGTAGTCAGAATCTAGATCTATATTGTTTATAATATAGGGAACATGAATAGTTGTAGCAGTAGCACTTATATCACCGTTCTTAATAATACAGTTTGTCCATATCTGTGGAGAATAGTGTCGGCCATACCCAGCAAATCTTGCATATCCTGTCTCTTCCCATTCAGGAGGAAATGATGATGGTGAAACTATCCTTACTATATAAACTACAGGAACCCCAGTATAAGGACTGTATCCTCTTGTTGTCTTGAATGTCCAATCTGTTGCTTTTACTAGTGTTAACGAAATTCTAGACTCGTATACTAACGAATCGTCATACGTATCACTGTGATACCCATAGTCTATTACAAAAGACATTGCGATTATTGGTACATGGTTAGAGTCATACCCAACCCAGGCTAGAGATGGCTCTCTGAATCCATACACACCCCAACTCTCTCTAGCTGTTTGACCATCTAGGGTAAAGTTAAACTTGGTTGATGACAGATGTGTTATCCCACCACCAGTGTTAAAACTATAGTCGTGGAAATAGAAACTCCAGTTATCCTCTTCAACACCACCACTACTATTAGAAACAGAGTCATAGGGACTAGGACCACGACAGGTTACTAGGTAGAAACCATCCCCAGAAACTTTTGGGAGAACATCGTAGTACACTGCCTGGAATGTTCCAGGTGGGTCTAGTATAACAGCATTTCCACTTGGTGTCAACCTTCCTGTTGGATTATTTATGTAATCAAACTCACGATACCCTTGTAGTGAGATGGTAGACCCAGCGGAATCCCGTTTAATACAAGAGAATAAGTGTAACTGGTGACTACCATGCATGATAGTCATCCTTGAATCCAGTATATCTTCATTAGAAGCCATGTTATACTGAGATCCTCCCCACCACCTGTTAATGTGTGCTGCGTCACCAGTAGCAGGATCAACAACGTCATCAAAGGGATTAAAGTCATAGCTCTTTGCACCAAATTCGCTTTTAATATAGGACTCACCCAGGTCAGTTACTATGAGTGTATGATTTTCAATTCTTTGGTTTTCTTCATCAGTAGCAACTCTTGGGCCAAACGAATAAGAACCGCTAGTACTATCTAGGTTTGTGTCCACGATTAAACCGGAGTTAAACAACGATGAGTATACCACAGTAGCATTCTCAAGTATAGAACTTTGATTAGTCATATGCTTTAGAGAGTAGGTCGGAATAAACCCAGGAATAGGTGTATACACACTAGCCTGTCTATCATTTAGTGAACCAAGATATCCTGATAATTCTTTAACTTTTGTATTTTTTCTGGATGATATATGCAGGTAGTCAGTTGTAGGTGTAATAGTTTCTTGTAATTCTATACCACCAATAACAGCCAGTCTACCTGGGTTTAGTTCTCCAAGTGACATTAAGCCATCTGGATCATTATACTGTGCCCCAGTTGTGTCACTCATTGGGAAACACAGCATTGTAACTGTACTACCACCTTCGGCTTCCCAGTCATTAACATCAACTCCTGGGGGACAGTCTAGCATAAACGCAAATAGATTACTAACTGGAGAAATCTTTGGTGTTACTAATATTCCAGCAGCATTAAAGATATCATACACTGAATTACTTCCAGGTGTAGCCACATGCGTAGTAGCCGGAAGCTCAGAACCATATCCGGGTCTTCTACAGTTATTCCATATATCACTATCAGGTGACACTGGTGATACGGCTGCTCTTACGTAATCATCTAAAAATTCAACAGACGTTAATACGCTACTCGGATTAAAATGCCTGACTACATAGGTACTAACACGCTTGGCATATTCATACCCGTTATCTATATACCTCCATTCAGAAGGATCTGAATATGGTGGTCCGTACTGGGAGTCTCCTAAGTATCTTAGATAACTATCTGTTATGGCTGGATTTGCTAATCTAAAAACAAATCCATCAATAGCATTCCCGACAATACCAGCAGTACTGGCAGTTCTACTAGATATAAATGCTTGGTTTAAGAATGGATACTCAACAGGATCTGAATACAAACTAGGTAACTCACCTATGAACATACATAAAAATGGACCCTGGCAAGCAGGCCAATCTGGAGGTGAACCGTTTAGTTCTTCATAAACTCTTCTAAAATCTGGTGGAAGCAAAGCACCCTGTAAGTTGTAGTCATACGTATGCATATCATGTACATAAGAAAACGCATTAAAACCAGCTACGCTAACTGGGTGGTCCTCCCATAATTCTGTCTGTACATTCCATCTTTTTAATATCCTTCTACCAAAATAATAAATATATTTATCGTACTCATTAGTGTGTAACTTACAACCAAATACTTCTGGAGTTGCCCCTGGGCCTGTACCCATTGTTTCTGGTGAGGATAATTGTACTTCGTTAATTACTTGTAATCTTGCGGCTCCTCCATAGTTAGAACCTAGAATAGTATGTGTGTCGAATAACCCACCGATGTAAACATACTCTCCAACACCACCTTCTTGTAGTTTTTGAACCGATCCGTTGAAACTACCTGAATACACATACTCAAAGGTAAAACCTCCGTCAATACTTATCATTATATTTCCGTAAGTATTTCCTCCATCTGTGTTACCAACAGCTATTATTATCATGTTGCCCACGGTAATAACGTCATTTACTGGATATGGTATCTCGCCATGACTGTGTAATACACTAATGTAATCACCGCCAGTTACGTAATCGGGAATTAATGTACCAACCCACCCTTCAGTTTCCCCACCACATACATAAATAGTATCACTATGTACGAAAGATCCTCTAGCTTTTGGTTCCCAACCTGTTGGAGTGGCTGCCGCACCAGACAAAAAACCGTTGTTATCAAGTCTCCACCCTACATTATCTCCTAGGGCACCAAACCCAGACGCTACTATGTCACCAAAAATGTGTATGTTGTCGTTGTAATACTCTAGTGAGTATAGCGTTCCGCTCTCATAACCAGATAGCGAAAAATAGGAAACACTATTTCCTACTCCTGGTTGCTTACTACCCAGTATTGCCCACTCTTCTGGATATTCATTATCTAGTTTTATCGGACCACCAAAATAAATAGTTTCTGTTGCCTTGTTTACTGTAATAGCACGTATAGGATTTGGAAATAGGTTATAGGCTTGTGCTGAATAATTATCCCAAGCAGAATCCCCTTCTGTGTGGTACAGTATGGGTGAGAATGGGTAAGTATAATAGTCAAGTCCAGTACCCGTTATGGCTATGGTATCACCATTCCATGCAGTTTCTTCGGGAAGTGTTATAGGATTTACTGAACTAATTCTAGCCTTTTCATACGTTGACCACTTGTTAATAACTCCACCACTAGCTGGAGACTGTATTGGATTATGAGGCTTAATAATATCTTCAATAAACTTGTAGCCAGTTAGCGACGAAATATATGAAGTAGTTTTGTACAAATAATTTTCATAAATACTAGATAGATCAATAGCGTATAAACCATATTCGAATCTTTCTCCTATTGAATTTTCAACTTCAATATAGATATCAACACCTATTAGTACGTCATCGGCTTCAAGAGTAAATGAAACCTCATGCACAGTGTCACGATTGTATTCGTGCCACTCATCATAATCTTCATTAAGTTTTAGACCATAAACATAATCATGATCATAGCTTGATACCGTATTACCGTAGTAGTCAACAAAGTTATCTTCATAGTATTCTTGCACAGTACTAGATCCAAAACCTCCGTAAATATACGTAGTAAGTGGATCCCACTCGTACTCAAGGAGTGAAATAGGTTTGTGTAAATCTACTCCTATGTTCTTAACTATTAGGTATCTAAATTTAGATCCATCTGCTCTCCAGTCATACTCAGCACTCAGACCAGTTATAGTGGTTGTTTCTGGAATTTTAAGCATAAATCTTACTGTAATCTCTGAACTATTACTACTGGGACTCTCTAACAGAGACTTACCACCGTGTAGTACATAGCCATCTATGCTACTACTCAGTCTACTATACAGATCTGTTACCTCAACATAGCAAGAAGGTGGTTCTGTGTCATACACAGCATAGAATAGATGTTCTATGTCTATTACTTCTTCCCCAACGGGGGAAGCAACTACTCTAAACTCATACCTATCGTGCTGGGTGAACTGGTGACTATAATAGTCTGTAATTTCTGATGGAAAGTCAAGTCCGGTATAGTATAACCACTCTGCCCAGAACCCCATGTCCTTCATGTGCTGTGCCTGAATTGTCCACTTAGTGTGTAGGTGGTCTGGATCTGACATCCCCTCAGTAATAGCACCTACAGGAACAGAAACCCAGCCATCAGGACCAGCGGGTTCAATATAGGACGCTCCATAAATATTTGAAGAACCAGTATGCTTCATTTCAAGTCTTGGTATTGTCTGTAACTCAGACAAGGAACTAACTACAACCTCAAGCGGTGTAATATTATTCCATTTAGTATCTGCCTCTACGTCAATCATGTTAACGTCAACAGATGTAGGTGCCTGTGGCATAACAGCAACAACAGACACAGTGTCTGAGTATTCACTTAGTATATGGCCGTTAGTAAAGTGTCTAACTTTGTAAGTATATTCCACCCCTGACTCAAGGGTTGCTCCCTGAACAGGGAATAAGTCAACACCTCCGAGTAGCCACATCTTATAGTACATGTTGTCATTAACAGAATCATAGTCTAGTTCATCGTCTAATAACGAGAACTTAAACTGTATGGCTGAAACAACAAACACACTACCCTCTGGTATTAGCTCAACAATAGCGGCAGTCATGTCCTCTGCCGTTGCAACCATAGAGTTAAATCCCCACCCGTTAAGTGATGGTAAAACAGTTCCTAGAGCAACCCAGGAATCGTCCTCTACTATATATGAGTTATCAACAACTGCCTTAACCTTATAATAGACTGTTGGGCTAGCTTCTGCGTATGCATCATCCTCACTATAATCTTCAAAACCATTCACAGGATCATACTTACCCGTTAAGGCAAGTCTTGACTGGAAAGTAAGTCTGTAGTCATAGTTACCATTTATAATTATGTCATCAATACCGAGTGCAAAATGTCTATCTGATTCACTTCCGGCACTAACTTCATTTGGGTTTAAGGCCAAACACCAAAAACCACTAGAATTTGGACAATCTAGTACATCATCTAGTATTCCCTCTAGTGATCTATCGTCTAAAAATGTATCGGTAGGAAATTCAAGAGCATAGTCAGATGCATGACTTCTTAGCTCTCCTATGCTATCACCTCTGTTATCTACGTGATATAGATAAATACCACAGTCGGCTTGAAGAGGAATATCATCATCAGAACCAAATCTCCACCTAAAGAATTCATTTTGGTCAGCAGAGTAGGCATAGTTTTCCCAACCATTATCAGTGTGAGAAAGATGTAGTGAGTGTACGTTTCCGTATCCTTCAATAAATATACTTTCGTATTCCCAACTTCCTCCACCTATATGAATCTGGATTGGTGAATACTCAAGATCTCCGTTGGGAAAATGATCATATATATCCTTATTATGAATAAACTCAGTTTCTAAGCCTTCGACTATCCCCGATAGATGAAAGCTGTTGTCATCCTCACGTTGATGATACACCTCTGTGCCTGCAACATACTGTGCGGTAGATGATGATATATTCCATGTAACTCTATTGCCCTCGTCGCTAGCAATTGCAGTCAAGTTTGTTGGCGTATCAGGTTTGGCATCACCGTAGGCTAGTACGTAGTTCGCAATATTAGTATATATTCTAGCAAATCTAGACAGAGGAGAGTCCTCATCCTTATAACTTGGTGAATAAAACTGTAGGGACAGCGTAGTTCTTGTATTTTTTCTTAAATTAATACTAGCTGTAACACGACCACCATTCTGTGAGTAGCCGTTAGTTAGGAGTATACCATCTTGATATAACGCAACTCTGTCTCCAACAGAAGCAGCAAAAGTAATTGGAATAGCACCAGTTACAGCGGGTATAAATGTTGTGTACACACCTAGGTTAACATACCTGTATTCATTGTAATCGCTACCAGAATAAATAAATTCATAGAAGAATTTACCACCATCTGGCTCTTGCGAAATCATACTAGACTGCGAGTTAGTAGGGTCATTCACTGACACTTCAACGTATGTTTCTATGCTGCTTGGGCTTGGTACGTAGACTCCAGGTTGCTCATAGATAAACCAATACCCTCTCCATAACAGCTTGTCTACATGCTGAACTGGAACATCAGGTATATTTTCACTATAAATTATTGCAGAAGTATTTTTCCTGTCAGAGAAGTCAACTAGATTGCCTGATCCTAGATGTTCTTTTATTTGCTTGTTAACTTGTTTTCTTTGACTTCTAATAATTTCGTCTTTAGCCATTAGTTACCCCTATAAGCTGTAAAGTTAGCACCAGAATCTGCTACGTCCACACCTACTGCACTGTCATGTAGTGCAAAAAATCTATCTGAACAAAAACCTTTATGCATCGTATTATAATACCCAGTATGAAGATTTTCGTCATAAAGATCTTCCTTTGTCATTACGTTATACCTATACCTACTTAATTGCTTCGACACACAAAATTCGTCTGCTTCTGCCTCTTCTGCTCCTGGGATATAATTATAGTAGATATTGAAAGCTACACTAAAATCAATTATCTCGTTGTTAAATGCATGTAAGTAGTTAGAATGCCACCCAACATTAAAGTTTTCTATGTCTCCTCTGAAACAAAAGAAAGCTCTTTTATCTTCATCAATAGACGAAATATCGTCAAAGAATTTACAGTAGGTGTCATCACCCGGACCACTTAGACTAGCTCTGCCTATAATAGCTGTTGGAAATCTGTCGTAAAAGTTATCAGTAATATACTGGCTGTCTGGATTTAGGGCTAACAGACCATACTCATCAGGGATATGGTCAAGAACATCTGTATACGAATGCTCTAGTGTAGCCTGATGATACGGATCATCTAGATCTAACCCATCATCAGAAATAACCCTATAGACTCTACCACCTTCGTCTAGTACCTGCATGTATAGCACAAGTTTTAGACCCTGATACATTTTACAATAATCTGGATCGCTAAAGCAAGTGTATAAACTACCTGTGTATTCAATAACAGGATTATTTCCTTGCCCTAGATAATCACGGAATTTAGTAGACAAGTCTACGTAGGCATTTACGTCACCGTATGTAGAAGCATTAGCTATACTACCACTAAGAACTTCTCTTGGCTTAGTACATAGGTTATAAAACATTTCATGCAACGATTTAGGAACTACGTAGTTACCATGGTCTTGTTTTGCATCCGTATACGTTTTCATCCCATTGTAAAAAGAAGCTACGTAGTCACTACCTATTCCGCTAGCTTGATGAGATAACATTAGTTTATCAATCCAAGCTGTTTCGGATCTACCTTCTATCCATGCTGGGTGAAACATATATCTACTGTCTAGTGGGTGATGTCCGAACCTCTTTAACCCGTTGAATAGTGGGCTGTAGGTACTAGACTCGTAATCAAGATCAAGTACAAGTACGTTACCTAGGTCACTCACGGAACTAGTAAGATTAACTGTAGAATCAAATCTTCTCCAACCGTAGTCACCATTAAAAGGACCGTACTGATCCTGTAAATTATGTATTCTTTTTAGGTTAAACTCATTTTCGGAACCCTCACCATCTAATAGGGTTGCAGCATCCCACAAGGATCCACTGTGTTCTACCGACACAATCCAAGAATCCTCATGTGGGGTAGACCCTGTACTAAATGTCATGTTACTGACTAACCCACCAATTTCAAGTCCACCGATATCTCTCTTGGTAACACGCATTCTTCCAATAAATTTACTTAGATACCCAAGGAAAGCGTGTGTAACATTTATTAGCTGATTAGGTCTTTCGCACGTTAGGTATACACCAAACTTGTGATCTTCATCAGACGTAACATTTACAAATTTTGAATTCTTGTAGTAGTTTGGTTCAGTAACATACAGCTGTCTTCCACCTGGAAAATCACTTGAATTACATGAAGCACCATCTGCATCATTTATATCATCTTTATCATTAACTAGATCCTCACTGTAATAGCCATCAACGTACAAGTCAGGTAGTGTCTCATACCTATCATCTACCTGCTTAATCCTAACAAAATCAAAATTCATGTTAAATCTTTTTGGAATTTGTAGAGTATGAATATAGTACTGAAATGAATTAGTAAAATCAGAATACATTGGATTAAGTCTCTGTGTACCCCACCAATACTCACTCAGAACACCTTCTGGTGATATATAAACGTGCTTAACTCTTAGCGGGTAGTATGATAGTAAAGATCTAGACCTGTGAGGCCAGTTATAACCGTCTGTCTCTCCTCCTGTAGCATCATGGGATGGCATACTAAAGAAGTTACCACCATTAGGACCAAACAACGGACCCGTTCCGTGTGTATCAGAATTTTCTGTTTCACCTTCGTCTAAAGGCTGTTTGTATCTTCCTTGCTTAACCCACTTAGCATCACTCTTAACCGTTGATTCATGTATAGTATCCCAGGTAACAGAGTACACTCCTGGCTCATCCATAGTAGCTTCTTTATTTAGGTATACTACAGATAAAAGTTTTCCAGGCTCTGTGTCCTGAAAATCAACAGCTTCAGCATTAATATTTATTCCATCACTAGCGTAAGAAGCATATGGATCTGAGAATGAATCTGATATTCTGCTATCCCATACCTCTAGATATTGATAACCCCTTTTCATGAGGGACCACTTAAAGGTTAGACTGTCCCTATTTTCTCTAGCAGCATAGGGATCAAAATGTATTCTATTCTGAAAATCAATACCAGAAGTTTCTTGTGTTCTACCTCCATAGTATGTCTCGCCATATTCATCCACACCGTATTCACCAAGTGTGGTAGTTCCAGACCTACTGTAAGAACCTGTGTATACAATCTCTTCAAAAGCAATAAACTTGTCTGGATAATTATCTTCTATAATCGAAGATATCGTATCCTGCTTTATAAAACTAGGTATTGGTGGTCGTGGAGTAGTTTGAACATCACTAACTATGTACTCACCCTTACGCAAACTTTCAGAAAACCCCGTTACCCACAAGGTTTTATCTGGTGTAATAAACTGAGTCTTAATATCCTGTAGCGTAATAGGATCATACACTTCAAGATATGGATCGCCAGCACCGCTAAAAGTGGCTAACAACGCAACAGTTCTGTATCTTTCCAGAGTGTACTCAGCTAACCATCTGGCTCTGTCCTTCTGAGTTATCTTAGATTCATGTATAATTACTGGAACCTTGCGTCCACGATAGTATTTATAAGACGGATCAAGCTGAGAACGAATATCAATTGATCTCCAGAATACATGCTTGGAAGGTATGTGACTGGCGATATCTTGAGAATCACCTATGTCTGGACCAGATCTATCACCAACAACAATCACTTCATTTATCATATCCTTAACATTATCAATAATACTAAGATCACGAATATGATTTATTGTAGAGTACTGCCTAACAGGTGTGTGGCTGTCTATTACATAACTTCTTATTCCATCGAAATAGAATTCTTCACCAACTGCTTCAATCTTGTATTCATGTAGTCCGTAGTCTAATCCGTGTAATATCTTGGCAACACAGGGGTTACTACCATATAACGAATAAACACCGTCCCTGACGTTCCATGTTATAGGAAATACAGCATTAAACAATCCGTCTTCTCTATATGTTTTCTCTCCGTTAATAAACAATGTCTTAGCCAGTGTATAGCCAGTCCACACGCTGTTAACATAACTCCTAATCCACACTCTAAATCCACCTGCAATTGAAGACCTCTTAAACACTATGTCTGCGCGTTTACCATAGAACTGATAGCTTGCTGATGAGCCTGGAGCTATCTCATAGTATTGAAAGTTAGAGGCACCTTGACTATACACAAAATTCTCTTCAACATAAGACTCAGGTAACGGATTAAAGTTATAGTAGTCTACAGAAGTAATGTTTGGTATGCCATCAACTGAGAATGTAAACCTAAACCCATAATTTTTTGACAACTCGTTAATTATATCATTAACTGTATCTGTAGCAAACTTAAACGACCATAATGGCTCGTAATCAAACGGCCAAGAAAAATTATAACCTATTCTACCATAACTATCTCTTGAATCAAGATCTATATCTTGTACATGAATGGTATTAAGTATTGTGTCTTCAACTGTGTTATCAACTGTGATAGACCTATACTTCTTAAATATTAATTCAGGGTCAATACCACCAAGTATTAATAAACTTCTAACTGTCTTGTCAAGAGGCCATCTGTCAAAGAACCTAACCCTTGTATACCCGTCTGGTTCTCCGTCCTTGTCTAAGTTAAAGAATTGATTGTATAAATAACACGCAGTATTTGGATAATTTAAATTAGGTGAAGTTATAAGTCTTGTCTTAAAGTCATTACACGAAAAAACAATGTTAGCACCATACTTATCTCTGTGAATGTTTATGTCACTAGTCACAAAACCAACAAATCTAGTTATAAAATCACCCTCAGAAGCTATTACTCCGTAACTATTTGTTGAGTATCCTATCTGGAACTTAACTAGCATATCCTTCTTTATATTACCAAAAGAATCTAGAGAAGCATTATAGGCATTCTGTGAGTCTGTGTCAGAAGCTCTGGCAGTAAATGAGTATGCAGCGGCATCTGTTTCAGTTCTATTGCCGTTCATTTGTATTACTGACAACACTGTTGTTGGTTCTAAAAAGTATTCATTCTCAGTAGCTTTATAATGATAGTCAGAACAATTTCCTGCACTGAATGGTATGTATGTTGTGCCGTCCCCGTTGGGGTCACAGTAAGAAAGTACTACAGCGTTTAGTTCCTTTCTTCTATTCCAGTATTTAAGCCTAAACTTATAGAACTCACCAGCAGTTAGGCTAACTTCATAAGGTGGTGGACTCTGATCTATAGGATTAAAAGTCTCTAACTCTTTGTTCCAATCAGAATAAAGTGGGGTGAGTGTTTCTATGTCATGCGCTGATCTTGATCCCTCTGATTTGAAACCATGTGCTGTATCGGTGTCAAAGTATAACTCAACTCCACCAAGGTAGTCAAGCCTTAAATTGTATGTCCCAGTTTCCCTGGCGTAAAAGTAACCTTCGTAAACTGTTGCAAAATAATCACTTGATACTGCTGGTGCGACACCCGTTTCCCAGTCATCAAATATTACATGAATCCTGCCACCAGTATCAACACTTGCATTTAAAAGTGGTATAAAGGTATAACTATTATCAGGATAGTACGGATCGTACAAAGTAGGATCTGACCCAGGCGAAGAACCTAGGTCATAAATTCTATAAACAATTCCATTACTTGGTACAGTAAACTTAGTGTCGTATATTTTTACCCTACCAATAGGTATACTATGAGGACTAAATACTTTGTCCCGTCTAGTTTCATTTGTTTCAGGAATCATTTACCTTCTCCTAATTCTTCGTATAAATTGCTAGAGGTGTAAGAATAACCTCTACGGCATGAAAATAAGGTGCTGGAACAGTTGCAAACCCCTTAATATCAACAGTGTCTACTCTTACCTTTATAAACACTTGCTTTGGATGTTTTAAATCTGTAAAATCTGGACTAGTAGTATACCCTCTATCATCTAGAAAATAATATTTTTCACTATTCGTGTATATCATAGACACTAACTCATAAAACTGTGGATAAGTACCACCCTCTATAACATCACCATGTTCTTTATCAAAGTACTTAAACTTAGCTATATTTCGCCACTCCAACTTTATAGGATTGTAGTTGAAATATGATTCTTCAACTAGTGTGCCGTGCGGCTCAAATAGTGAATCAACTTGATTTAAATCTCTTTCTGTATATCCATTGTATGAATACGGATTAATAGAAAGCCTTATAAAAGAATCCCACTGTGGAGCATCATTACCCTGCAAATCAGTAGTGCTATCATATAGTATGAATCTGTGTGCTACAGTCTTTACAAACATTATATAACTCCAGAATCAGAAGAGGTTATAAGCTTATACTTCAATTCAACGTCTCCCCTTTGAACTCCCTTGCCATCAATGGGCTTGATAATAACGTCAACAACTTGTATCTGATATCTATACCCGCCAGCGTATACAAACGGAAATTCTCCTTTAACTGGCATAGTAAAGTCCTTGGCATCGAGCCATACAGTACCGTTGATATATGTTTTTAGTATTGACACTAATTTGGCGTATCTTTGAAGTGGTATGTTTCTCCATACCATACTACGGAGTACATGATCCTGATATTTTAGCTGAAGTTTATCTGGACCATCTAGTGTTGACATCCTCTTACTCTGAACACCAAATTCAAACTCAAACTCTATAGGATTAACCTCAAACCTATACAACATCTCCCCGCCAGCTTGGCTATTCCAGAACTCAAACTGAGGAACCGCTAACGCAGATTCTTGTGTTTTACCTCCGTAGGAAAGAGGAACAACAACTGTTCTATACTGGAATCCACCAACAGTTCCAGACCACACGGGTTGGCCTATTTTAAATGTTCCTAACTTATTAGTAGCGGCAGTAAACTGTAGGTTAAAGTTAACATCAAAATAATTATCCCACGTACTATTACCAAGCGTTACATGATCATACACATCTTCAATACCTAAGTTAGTATTAGCGGTCTGTATACCTGCCCATACAGGTTCGATTACTACGGAGTACTCACTCCAATAACCATCGTAGTATGCTCTTATATCGTATGTATCACCCTCTTGCCAAAAAATATCATAGAACGTAGTTATCTTATTGGATGATAATACTCCAGTAGCATAGTTAGTACCATTTTTTCTAACGTTAAAAATTATGTCATTATCATATCCATGAGACATATTAATTAGTGACGCAAAATTTGCGAATACACCACCACTTTCTACACTTGGTGGGTTAATCGGATTAGTTGTAATGTTAAGAAGATAAAAAGGCTCAGACGATTCAACTCCATAGACAGAAATAGGAACAATTTTATAGCTAGTTATAGGCAAGTAGTTCGAAACTTCTTTGAATGTGTGTATGGATGTAGAATCAGTGCCAAGTGTATAGGTAGCTCTTTCAGGCCAGTCTGAATCTGTTGGATTCTCTCCGTCATACCTATAGATTTCAATATCTGTGATACCCATTGGGTTTCTAATATTCCCAATATAAAATTGAATTGATTTTTCTATGCTATCATAAACAGCGGTAGCATCTACATAGGGATCAAAGGTAGTATGCCACGTATTTTTACCAACATTAATATCTGGTTTTGGATATGGAATATCCTCAATAGTTCTTACTTTATGAGGTTCAAGCGCATTAGTATTTCCAACATTTAATGATAAATATTTAAAGTTAAGAACCAATCCTTCATACAGAGTATCGCTATCTATGTAGTTATCTGTTATTGATACGTATTCTACTTTGCCTCTATCTGTGTCGCCTTCGCCATACATTTTTATATAGCGTATTGGGTATATTTCTCTGGCTCTACTTCCTTCAAGATACCACCCAGAACCATGTGGTAAACCTCCGGGGCTAAGTGGTGGAACTGCTGTTGAATCATTATAGAATGTTTCACCATTTGCAGGATCAATATCAAAGTCCGTTTCTGGTGATAACGTCCCGTATATAATAATGCTTCCATAGTAAAAAGAATAACTAGAAACAGTGAATGTTACTTCTGTTTCTTTTCTTGCTGAAGGAAATGCGAACTCAATACCACTACTACTCCAGTTTTCCCATACATCTTTTGAAAAAATATAATATCTGTAGTCACCAGTGTCTGGAGAATCAGTAGCTAAACTAGCATTTCCCTCATAAACTATATCCCCGTCTGTGTGGTTAGTCATATAAGTATTAGGACTTATGTACCCAGGCCATCTGTCATCTACATCATTAGGATCAAACAAAGCACTAAGCCTTGTTCCACCATCAAAGGGGGTTACGGCATACCCTACACCAACCGATGCATTTCTTTTCTCTGCTAACTCAGCAATAAGTTGTAAGTTGCGTTCACCTTCACCAAACGAGTCATCTGACCAGTCACCCCATGTTCTTGATGGGCCTAAGCAATAAACAAGAAGTTGATCACCTGGGTGGCAATATCTAGATTTGTAGTAATCACTCCCTGTACCATCATCCCCAACCATGTCCTCAAGATTTGAATAACCAAATTCGGCAGCGGCTTCGAACAACCTAGTTGTTCCGTATCTTGGAACCCAATTCCCATACGTGGGGTGGCCCCCTCCTATCTCATCGAGCCTTCTACCAATACCGTTAACAATCATCTTTCCGTCAGGTATACAATAATTATTAATAATATCCCACACTTGCTGCTCTAGACTCTCCATTTGGACATTCATTACACCATAGTACCACTGAATCGTAACAACTTTCTGTTCAGTTTTGGTCATTTCTTCCCAGTTATCATCACCCCATATCGGATAGTAGTCACTAGCCATGTAGTAACTCCATAACTCGGGACAAGTTATGAATATATGAGAACTATCATTTTGTGCGCCATTACGATCATATGTTTTTGTCTTCTCAGGACCAACAATGTAGGACCAACTAATAACATTAGCAAAATCATCAAGGAAAATACCATACAAGGGATTGCCTTGATCGTAGAAGTACTCACAGGTTGTGCGGATGTGGTCTATGAAGTAGCCAAACCAGTCACCAGTAGAATCAATAACATACATAGCAGCATGTGCGGTTCCACCATAATTGAAATAAACTTCTGGCATACCCGTTGGGAAATCATTACTCGTAGTATCTCCAGGTGCGCTTATTAAATCATAGTACGTGGTATTCCACTCGGCCATGCCATTGTGACTAAACGTACTGATGTAACTGCTGCTGCCCCAAAAATCAAAATACAGTTGGACTTTACCAAAGTAGGTACTATCGGTAACAGACAACCCAAGAGGGGAAGTTGTTATTGTGTCAACCCATTCTAAACTTTCTTCTTGGCCTATGCCTTCTGGCTGTTCTTCGATAGAAAGACTATGTAAATTTGCAAAAGTATCATACGTACCTGGATCTAAAGCATCTTTTCTTAATATCTTTACTTTTTCAAAATGCTTGTAGTGTGGGTTTGTCCACCTAAAAAGCAGTGTATCTCTCCCAACACCATCAACAATTAACCCCCTTGGTGGGGCACAAGGTGTTTCTGTTGTATCTGTATTAAACGCTGCTAGCATATCCGGTCTACCATAACCAAACTGATGATGCCAATTCTCAGATTCGGCAGTCATGTCTGGAAACTTTCTACAAGAACTAGCAAGCACATTCTTTGCCTCAAAATAAGATAGCTCTGGTCTAGCCTCTTTTAATAATAACATACCACCAGCAGCGGCAGGAGTTGCACAACTCTGCCCTGCGTACTCACCATAACTATGACTATCAAATAATGTAGCACCATTAGGATCATAGTATGGACCTGCAATTAACTGAGGTACTGGAGAAACAAAAGTTAATGCCTCTCCGTGTGAATACACAGGACTAGTCCCGTCCCAAACAGAAAATGCACTTATACCTATTATTTCAGAATCAAAATTAATGTAGTGTCCACCATTACCAAATGCTGGTACAAGATACCAAGCATCATTAGAAGCAGCGTATCCAGCGGTTAGGGAGTTAGCTACAGACCCTATAGGGTATGCACCAGTGTCTCCAACAACATCATAAAAGGTTAATGTGCCGTAGTCTGATAGGTAAGAACTTTCTAGTGAGTAAGAATATACGTCAGCAACGCCATAGTCAACTAATTCAAAGATATATCCTCTAACACATTCTGGGTCCATATGACAACCAGGAGCTACACCAAGGGTTCCGCTATCGTTCCATCTTCCACCAACAATGCCAAACACTTTCATAACATGAAAAGAACTACCTGCGTCTATTGACCAATCCTCCACATGTTCTCTGCTATAACCCTGTCCAGTATAACCTAGTAAGTCATCGCCGTAAAGAATTTTTCTAGCATTATTAACAAAAACAGAATTTAATCCTAAGTTATACAGATAGACACCATGAGTGGAATCACCATCACCACCAAGATCTGGATGGAATAAACCTATTCCACTCCCTTCTTGTGACCCAAACACCATTCTTGATCGCTCAACTGGATAAGACGTAAGACCATCAAACTCAAAACCAACATTTACGGTAGAATCACTCTGACCTATACCTACAGATTTACCCTGTACACCATCAATATTCCACCCCAGAGAGTTAGACCTAACAGAAGTTCCCGGTATAAACATCTCACCCTTTTCGTAATCAGCGTCTATACACAAGCCATCAATACTATTTGCTGACCAGTGTAGATGATGACAAATTCCGGCTATAAATATTGTATTTGGAATACCATCTGATACTATACCTGATCTAATACCAAGATTATATAGTGCGTCAGTAGAAGACAACACAGTATCATCATCCTCCGTAAGTTCAGCAGCTATATATAGTATATTGGCTTCAACCCTCGATTCAACTCCACTAACCTTATACCTTTGTAGTGAATGATTTGGTGCAACAGATCTAGTTGGGAAGTATACCGCACGTTCTAAATAATGGGTTGAATCAGTTAATTGTTCAGGGGTATAGAACGGATCCCTAAACCCAGCAATAAATGTTACGGTTGAGTCTACTAACCCTGTTATGTAACTGGAAGAAGAAGTACCAGCGCAGCCTGCAACTAGATTAAAACAAAACATAGCAGACGAATCTGTTACAGCCTGGGCATACCCAGCACCCCAGATATCTGCGGCATCCCAGTATTGACCAGCAAGACCAGAGCATGTTCTGAGACATCTCCCTGCTATAACGTTATCTGATATATCTAGCATTTCGTCATTAGTATTTACTATTGAAGCACTCTCTATAAGACTAAATTCAAGTAATTTATTTATGGAAATTTCTACGTTACTATCCTTTACCTCTATGTATCTATACGCCCAACTATACTCACTACTAGATTCAGTGTAAGAAAATTCATAATATATAGTATTATCTAGACTATGGGTTTCAACACACTTAATAAATTGTGAATCTCTATTAATGTCTATTCTTCTAGATAACTTAAAGGAAAGTTTATTCATATACTATCTCCAGATTCGTGGATAATGCCTTATATACAAGGGGTTATAAGAGTTAGAATCCACAGTAACTTCCAAATCAGTCGTGTCGTATGTCGTTATACCTATTATACCAGAATCTATGTTTAATAAATTCTCTGACATTAGATCGCTCATAGTTGAATCAGTAAAAAATCTACATCCAGATACAAGTGCTGGAGCAAAATCTCCTTTGGAGTATATTGTGTTTAATCTGAACGGAGGTATTATACCGCTAGAGAAAGTACAGTTACTAAACTGGAATCTCTCCTCAGACCAGGATGTGCTATCCTGATAAAACATAAATATGCTTCCGAATTGATAGTTCTTATCCACGGAAACCAAGTCTTTATCAAGACCAAGCCATACGCCTGGAGCCGCAAAGTAACCAATATCAGCATAATTCTTAAGACTTGGTGTTCCAAATGAACAGTTCTCAAATACAGCCATATCAGTAGTAGTGTCAAACTCAAATACACCACCCACAGTAGTTGTATCAAGCCATAGTGGTGCAGCGTTTCTTGCGTTAGTGTGTAGACTTCCTGTAATCAGTGGTCCTGGTGCGTATCTAAATATTGTACCATTTGAGTATACTCTTAATCCTGTATAGTCTACAGGGCTATAACTGTTGTACTCCCAATTTCTGTGTGTAGTTTTTACAATAGGAGATTTATATGAGGTATAACTTCCACCAGATATGTTAATCCTAGAATAAAAGCTCTCAATAGATTCTATTTTTCCAGTACAAACACTAAATAATCCGTAGCCAATAGATTCTCCAGTACAGTTATTAAGGTGTACTTCGTTTAGCATAGGTAGTGAATCCAATGAAGTGGAAACCTTCGCGTCTGACCCTATTACAAACAAACCAGAATAAGGAGAATCAATATGATTTTCAAATCTACATCCGTTAAATACAAGGTCTACATCTCCAAGACTACTAACTCCAACACAAAATTCAGAAATATAGTCGGTTGTATCAACATAGGGGATATCCCCTATTCCACCATCAATAAGGTTATCATTACCAAGCTGTGGGTGATTTAGTCCTGTAACTCTGAACTCACAGTTATTAAAATGTATAGACTTTCTGTTAAAGTCATTAGAGTATAGATCAATTTGATTGTTGCTAGAAACGTATACTAAACACGGAAAATCACTATACTGTTGGTAAACTTCTTCATTACTTTCCCAACCATCTAGGATATGTGCCGTATATGAAAAACTAAACTTGTTTCCAAGATGATATGTTGAATCAGAACTAGGAACAAAACAATTAGGAGCTGTAAATACAGAATTATTAAATATCTTTACGTAGGGTATACTACCTTTACCAACCTTGACTACAAATTTCTTTGCACTTGGTACAACCCATCCGTGCGTAGAATCAGCATGTTCTGTTTCCGGTAATATCATATCAAACTCGTAGTACAGACTATCAACTATAAGATTACAATAGCTTGCAGAAAATGTCTCACCATTAGAACTAATTCCGTTTGTATCATGGTAGTTAAGTCCAAATCCAACTTTACCTTGCTGAGAATCTTTAACACTACATCTGTTAAAATAGAAAAATGAGTTACTCCAAACATCAACACCTTCTAGAAGAAAGATGTCATAAATAGATTTTGGGTAATCTGCTTCCTGTGATGATACTAATCCTGCTGAACGGTGATGACCAGCAAATACACATGAGTTTGAATTCCCCCAGCCACTAACAACAAAGTTTATGTTCTCTCCTCTGAATAAGAACAAGTTTAATAGTTTGGCTGGACTTCTCTCTGTTGCTCCTATATAATTATCATAATCTATATCTAAAAAATCCTCAAAATAACTAACATAGGCAGTAGAAGAATCAGGATAAAAAGCTATTGGAACTGGAAGTAAAAAATCTGGTGGAGGAGCAACGTATTCGTTGTTAACCTTAATTGTTAGATTTGATACAGAACTAAATTGAGAAGCAAAGAATACAGACGGATTAATTCCTCCTGTAGTTGAATCCAAAGTTGGCGATCCATGTTTATGTGCATTATTAAAATAATTAGTTGATAGATTAAATATAACACTATCTTTATTTAATCCTACAACATGAAGATACGATGGTACACGATTCTTAAAGAACATTCGTTTATATGTTGACCCATCATACTCATTAATGTCAAAAATACTCCATGTAGCATCTGAAACTTCATAAAACCCTGGCATCACATACACAGTATACTGATTAGTAGAGTCAAGACTTGTTTCAATAGAAGCAAGCATGGTATTCCAATCAGAATAATCTGCGCCTGATCCAGAAGGACCAAATACTATAGTATTACCAGCAAGTCCTGACCCACCACCACTTGCTCCTCTTTCAAAGTATACTTCAAAATTAGATGAATCAGATCCTGTAAGATTGAAGTTTGGTATAGTTCCAAAAGATCTATTTGGATTTTCTCTATCAACATGTACTGCGTACTTACCATTGTCAGTTTCATACGCTGTAAGATTACTCCATTCTGCAAAGAAATCTACGCCCTCAAACCTTACTGCAAACGACCCAAGTATTTGATCTCCGTTACCAATATCTGCCGTAGTAAATAGAGATTCAATATCCTCTTCGTACTGACAGTATCTGTTATCAGTATCATTAGTAATTTCTGGAGATGTAGAAGGAATCTGTATTAGTGGAAATCCACCACGGCCACCAGCACGATAAATATTGCTTGCGGCGTGTGAGGGTGATGGACCTAATACCGTAGCCAAATCAATAAGTGGCTGACCAATATAGGTAGCAAAGAAGTCCGTGTTAGCTACAGTACCTGAAACACCAAGTGCTGGATTTTCATCTCTGATATTCCCTAGCAAAACAGTAGAATCAGTCTCACCATACCAATTGTTATACATTTTAGTCTCCCCTTATATTACGCTTCCGCTACTAAATATCCAGTAAAAATTGCCTGACAGTGATTTATAGGACCATCATGTGGACGAACTCGCAAATCAAGTGACTCTCCTGCACGTAATGGTCTATTTAATGGCTGGGCTGCATCTGTGAAATGCCATGTTTTACTTCCATAAGGATTGTCCTGACTGCATACCACAGGCAGGAACACGTTTGTTGGTGCCCATACTGATGAAGTGGTATCTAGTGGCATACCCGTTGTGTAGAATCTAAAGTTTGCAAAACCCCTCCACCCGAAAGTACTGTCTCCAGAACCATAATTTTGACCATCGGCATCAGCTACCCAATAGAGAAGTGTTGCTGAAGTAATATACGCAACATGCCCTGATGGACACTGGAAGATACAAGGTAGTTGCTCCCAAACAGCCGTAGAATCAAACGGTTCGGCAGCGTAGGGTACGTTATCCCTGTGCCCCTCTATAGTAAAAGTTGACTCTTGGGTACTGGTAGAATCTTCTTCAGGCCAGCTAGTCGAATCCCAAGGATCTCCTCCTGTGCTGTCCTGCACTTGAATTATTTTAGCTCTAGAATCGAGCGTATAAAAAGTTGTCATTTTAGCTCCTTATTGGCTAGTAATATCCGTAATAATTCTAATCATTGCTGTTCCAACTTCAACGGCATCGTTAACCGTGGTAGTAATAAAAAAGATTGTTCCTTCAGAATCTCCACCAGCTACAGACGTATCTAAGTTAGAACGTTTCCATGCAAATTCCTCACCCGAAGCTACCCTACTCTCTGTTGAGTGGTCAGTAGACATTGATGCCAAGACTGCGGGTACAGCGGAACTTCCTGCGTTATACGTCCATCCAGAGCTAGTGTGATGAATCAATCTTATTTCTATACCAGTATCTGACGCTCCAGCTAACCCCGTTACTTCAAGACCTATTAGTTGGAATGCGTTATTATTGTTATCCCAATATTTGGAGAACCCATAATTACAATCTTTCGCTGTTCCACCTGTAACAGTTACAGAAATTTGACCTAACCACTTCTTACTAGTCTCGAAATATGCATTAACAGAAGTTAGTGTTGGAATTACAATATCTTCAGTGTCACTAGTAGCTCTGTCACCGTTGTCGTTTATAGATGTTCCAGTGACATGTATTGTTAACTCATCAACAGTAGAGGCACCAAGAACAACAAAGAAATGTGCAGCATACGATACGTTAGCACTTCCAAAGTTAACTACTCCACTAAAATCATCGTGAGTACCACCGTGTTTGTAAAATCCACCAAAGTAGTAGTCTCCAGACGCACCACTGAGACTTGTTATAGCCCAAGATCTTTCAAATGCTCGTTCTGAATTTCTAGATGGTGCGTGTGGATGTACTAGAGCAGATCCAGAAACACCTGATTCTAAAACAACACCAATCTCCTGTATAGCAGACGCAGCAGCAGTTGGTATAGTAGTTCCGTACAGACCAGCCGTAGAATCACAAAGATAAAGAGGATCACCAGCAGAAAGCCAAGAAGTATCAATATCATGGATAATACCGCGAGATACCATATAACCTATGTTACCAGTTTCAAGATTGTGAGTCATTAGGCCATGACAATGATTGTATGTACTATCACCTGCGTGTGCGAAATCAACTAGAGGTATGCCGTTACCATTTACTCCAACAACATTTACTGCCCTGCCATTAACAATAGTATTCCCTGTTTCGTTTTTAACCCGAGTCCAATCCTCTTGTCCTATCTGTAGTGTAACCTCAGTACTATCAGTGTACATCGCAACAGTTTTATTATCGTCATCCCAGAATAACCTTCCAGGTTGATGGACAGGTTTTCCATACGATGTGTCTAGGTCAACATAATCATATTCAGGTGTGTCACCAACTACAGCAGATAACTCAGATACAGTGCTATCTAGTGCTATAAGTTTTATAGACATTTCAGCAGTAGTACTATCTATTATATTTATTCTAGAAGATATCTCAGAAGCTGTACTATCTATTTCAATAATTTTATCTGACATCTCTGATATAGTACTATCAAAAATACCAAGACCTACAGACATCTCAGCCAAAGTACTATCAAAACTATCTAGGTCATTACCAAACTGAATCAATAAGTTGTTGTTTAGCAACTGATTATATAATATATAGTCTACAGTAGCGTCCAACTCCAGGTATTCATCAGTTAGTTGGGACGCTGTAGTATCTAGTAAAGTTAGTCTACTAAGTATATCACTTACTGTACTATCAATACTATTAAGACTAGCCAGTGTGTTTGAAGCTGTAGTATCAACTAGACCAAGATGAGTCGATATGTCTGCAACACTGCTGTCCAGTGAAATAAAGCTATTTCTAAGTTCTGCCGTTTCTGTTGAATCGGCTAAACCTATTGGTGTGGTTGGTATTGATACATCATATACAACCATACATCTTGCGTCTGATGGCACCCCATCCTCAACACCAATAATATCAAGCGTTAGGTAAGACCCAGCAGCCACCTCAACTTCTGGTGAAACATGACAACCTGTACTATCATAAATAGCCGTACTGCTGTCAATGTATACCCTAGCTATCTCAACACCATCATCATTAAGTGTGAAAACAGATGTATTATCTGTTCCTCCGGTTGATCTAGTTAGGTATACATCCTTAATTGTTATATTTTCTGGAATATATCGAGCTATATCAGCATTCTCTGTTACATAGTAATTACCCATCGCCTGAAAATCCATTATAGCATAGTACTCTGGTATTCTTCTATTAAACGTAAGTGTTGCCCTCATATCTTCACCGGAAGAAGGAACCTCGTTAACAGACACACTAAATAGTTCCCCAGGTTGTATCCTGTTTTCATTCAAACTAGCACTAGCTTCACCAGGAGCAGGAAAAGTTGTTGGACCGGCACTAGTAGTTGTATCCAGTCTATGGGCAGTAATGCTGTACTGACCTAAGCTAGTAGAATCAGTAACTCCTTGCCAATATTTCCACTCTGATTCGAATGGTACTATGAAGAAACCATCTAGATTCTCAGTTATACTTCCTCTGCCTGTTAGTGAAAAATTAGCTAGAAATACATTAGACTGGAATGGAAAAGCTAGCTCAACAGTAACCATTAGGTCGGATGCATTTGCCTCAACATCTATAATATCAACCGTTAGATTGCTATCAATTTCGTAGTATGTTGATGTAAAATCAGTAACTACTGTTGCTGCTGTTTCATCAGATCCTATAGTTATGAGTCCATCCAAAATACTTGTTCCATCTATCTTAACGTTAATCGCTGTTGTGCCATCAATTCCAGGTGTATTACGGTGTACAATTACTCTATTAATATACCCTTCATATTTTAACTCAAGAGGACCATCAAGGCTATTAGTAGGTTTATACTCACCCGCTGCTCTAAAATCTACAGGCAAGTAGTTAACGTTAACAGCAGATGTCTTAGTATTAGGAACATATACTTGTTGGGTTATTTGTTGATGAAGAGAAGTAGTGTCACTAATTTGAGTAGATAATTCCCTACGAATTTCAGTAATAACTTCTTCTAAAAAATTCCTATCACTAGGCAAGAATTTATCATACCTAGATACACTGTGCCTACCAACCCCCGTTCCTAGAACACCCTTAAAACCATAAGGATTAGTGGTATCAGTTAGACTATACTTTGTATCAGACATTTATAACTCCCTTACAAGTAAGAATCTGAATTAGAAGATTGTCTAAACGACTCTTCTTGATAGTTTCCATTTACTTTATTTGCTATCTCTTCGCCAACTCTTCTGGCATCAGCACCCAGCGGTACTGTTATATTAAACTGATTAGTCTGCCCACCAGGAATAGCTCCACCCTGAAGTGCGTAGGAAGGTATTCTGAATCCTGTTGGAGCAAATAATACTGATGAACTAATTGGGTTGGTGTTGTTAACTACTCTTTCTGTGGCATCGAGTATAGCCGCACGGGTTCTCGCGGCTTCAATAGCTTCTTTTCTTCTCTCTTCTGCTCTATGCCTCTCCGCTTCTTCTTCTTTTCTACGTGCATCCTTGTCTCTCTGTATACCGTAGAACATTCCGGCAATAGCACCAATTCCTAATAATGCGTTAGTTCCAGAAGTTCCGAGTTCTAACAGTGAAGCAATACTGCCTCCTATACCAGCGCCAGAGGCTATTCCCCTACCTGTATTAACACCAGCTATAGACCCCATGGCTACAGATAATAGTGAAATACCAGATTGTAAGCGTAAAACTGATTTACCAAGATCTCTACCTAAATCTGGTTCTCCTGGGTCATCACCACCAGTAGGTTCATCTGGTAAACCTCCAAGCAATATCGCGGCTGCGGCTGGTGTAGCCCCAACGATGCTAACATCAATTGGTCCACTACTAATAATATCAGATAGTGATCTATCTCCTGCAAGTTCATCAGTTAAATTCTCTATATTTTTATTTTGATATCTCATTGCGTTAGCATAGTTCTTGACTCCCCCGGCATACCCAGTTAACTCACTTAGTAACCTCGTAGTCTTAGTGTCAGAAGCAGCTTGCTCAGTACCTGTTCTCTGATTAAAGTCTGACTTTATTCTCTCAAGCTCACCCCTTAACTGACGGATAACAACCATAGCCTCTATAAGAGCTTGGGTATCAACAGAAGAAATCATATCACTTAATATGCTTACATACGATTGACCTATAGTTTCCATAGTTTGAACAAGAGTTTCTTCAGTACTATGTATTGCACTTGCTACACTATCTTGGAACTTAATTGCAGCAGCACGATCAATCTGAATTGCCTCACCAATCTTTCTCTCAAGTTCAGCAAGAACGCTAGGATCAATAATACTAGTTAGTTTTATATCCAGTTTACCTGATTCAAGAGCTTCTGCCAACTTGTTATTTGGAGCTTCAAACATTGTGTCAAAAATGTTCTCTACACCCTTGCGGTAAAATATTCTGCCTATCTCGTCAAACAGGTCAGTAAACACATGAGCGTCTTCGATAAGTTTATCAAAGTCAGATGCCGTTGCCAGTATTGTTGCACGAATCTCGCTATATGTTTCATTAGCTTTCTCAAGACTTTTAATAAGGTCTTCTACTTTTAGATTCTCTATAGATACATTCTTGTTAATTTGTTCCTGAATAGCCGCTATATCGTGCTTTAACTGAAGTTCCCTAATATCTCTGTCTAGGCCAGAGTTATTAATATCGTCTTCAGTTTTCTTACTTTCAAGGTATGCTATCTGAGTTTTAAGTAATTCCTCATTAGTTCTCTTTTGTACATCAAATAATTTGATAGTTCTACTTATTTTAAATCCTAAGTCATTGGACAAGCTAATAGCTCTCTCAATAGGAGAGGTAAGTAAGTCGCCAACTTTACTAAAGTAAGACTCTTGGTTTTTAATAACTAGGTCTAGTTCTTTTCTCTGTAGCTTATAAACCTCAACAATAGCCTGTTCTTTCAGTCTTCTTAGATCAGCTAGTCTACTTCGTTCATTGTCTAGTAATAACTTTTGTTTGGCATCACTTATTTCCAAGGCAGCCAACTCAGCATTTTGATTTTCTACTCCATATATGTCATTCTTAATTCTTAGGGAATCAGCTTCGGCAAGCCCAGTAGAAAGTATAGAATCTCTTCTACTATCATATAGTTTGTTAGTAAGCTCAATTTGCTTTATGTCTGAAACATAGAGTTGGTTTAGCTTAGACCTAATAGTAAGTTCTTTGTCTAGTTGAATTTCCCTCTGTAACAACATCTTTGCATCAATAGCAAAGAGTTCACCAGCGTTATCAACACTGGTTTTAATCCAGGTATTAAACTCTTTTTCAAGTTTTATTAGCTTCTCTTTTGCTCTCTGTTTTAGTGCATCACGAAGTATACCGTCTGCCTCAATCCTAGATAGTTCGTCACCTGCTTTTGATATGCTTGTTATATAATTATCAACCTCCGCTATTTCTTCTGCTGTGAATGCTAATGGAGATATACGCTGAGATTCAAATGTCTTTAAGCTTGCCTCTATTTCTCCTATTTTATCTTCAAGAAGTGCTGTTTCTTTTGTGGCAGAAGCCTCTGCGGCAGCAACACCTGTAAAGAAACCAGATAAATTACCAAGAACTGATTGAAGTACTTTTCCACGTTGTTCCATGGAGTTGAAGCCCTTAGCAGTAAGTCCCATACCAGCAACAGCACTTCTGAGCTTTATATCATATTCATTGAGTTCTTTATTAATATCTACAAACTGATTAGTATAATTAAATGTAACCTGACCTGCTTTTTCTAATGAATCTGCTAGGTCATCAACAGAACTCAAAAACGCAAGTGTATCTGCTGTTATCTGTGGGTATGCCTGTCTAAGTTGATTTAGTTTAAACTGAAGGTCATCGGCTGAAGCGTATAGTCTAGCATTTGCCTGATCTGCGGCATCAAACGATTCACTCATACCCTTCAGCGCACCCTCACTATCTCTTAACTCAGTTTGGAAATCAGTGCCGTAGATATCACCCTTTCCTCTCAATAGTATTTCCTGTCTCTTGGCAAAGGCCAAGGCTCTTGCGTGTTTCTTCTCTGTAAGTGTAAGACTATTAAGAGTTGTAATATAGGTTTCTGCCGTCTTAGTATAAGTACCAAGTGCCCCTTTGGCTTCGTCATACCCAAGACCAACAGACTTTGCAAGATCAACCTGTGTTTTATGTTTGTTTTTTATGTCATCAAGAGTATCCCCAAGTTGCTGATATTCTTCGTTCATAGCCAACAACGAAATTTGTAGTTCTTCGTTGTTAAGAATATGTCTCTCTTCTTCACCAGACAATCTCTCTAAATTAGATATATACTTCTGTAAGAGTTTAACTCTTCCTATGTATGTTTTATCTGTTGCCTTATTAATGTCAGCGTGTTTAATTGCTGATTTTATAATTTCATTTAGAGCATCTTTTTGTTTAAACTGAACTCTTATTCCTGCTATAATAGACTTATTAGCATCACCCTGAAGGGCAATATTTTCTCCTATTTTTTGGTAGTACTTGTCCATAGCCTCAGAAACAACTCTAGTTACTTTTCCAGTCTCGTCTATACTAGACCCAAGTTCTTTAGTAACGTTAGATAAGTATGGAATAGAAATTCCAAATTCGTTTCCGCGTATAAATATAGATTTAGACAGTGCTGCCAAGAAAGTTTTAGTAGGCTCATCGGTATCAACTTCATTCATAGCCTTACTAATAGACGTTTGGAGTATACCTTTCAATTCTTCAGCACCAATGCCAACTTTTTTAAACGATCTACCAAGCCCTTTCCCGAGTGATAAACCTATGTCAGAATCAGATCTGTATAAGCTAGTAAAGAATTTTTCAAACCCTTGCTGTGTATTTATGGCTGCTTTTTGTGCTTTCTGTAATTCCTTTACAGTTTCTTTAGTAGAAAACCCCTTAACATAGAACAAGAGTGTTGCTTGTAGCTTGTTTAGCAGGGCACCAGTAGACTGCGTTTCAACTCCTGCTGCCTTTAGGTTTGCAACCAAAGACGCTAGACCCATCGACCCAGCAAGAGCTACGCCCTCAATGTTACCAAGTTTACTAAAGTCAAGACCAACTGTAGTAAATTTTCTGTATGCCTCTGTCATCTGATCAGTTAGTAACTTGTTCTCTCTCATAGTTGAAGATATTTTCTTTATTGTAAGAACTACAGCGGTAAGTGCTGCCCCAACAAGAATTAATACTGGTGCAGAAACAGCGGCTGCGCGACCAAAAGCAATTAAGGCCACCTTAGCTCCCTGAATTGATCTACCAAGAAAAATCATGGAAGAAGCAGCAATTACTGATTTTCCAGCCATAGCCACTAGTCTCCCACTAGCTACAGCGGCAGCACTACCAAATACTTTTATATTTATTTGAGTGGCTGCCAACAAGTTGGAAAATGAAGCCAACCCAGCAACACTTTTTATAAGTCTAGTCATAGCCGCTGCGGCAGCAATTGTTGCAATGGTAAATATAACTTCTTTCTTAGCCAAAAGTGTAAATGACTCTGCCACACCAACTAATATAGGCAGTAGATTCTGAGTAGCCTCGATACCCAAGGCTCTAAACTGTTCTTTTACTTTACTAAGTCTTCTTGAAAAAGATTCGGATTCCTTTTGAACAGCATTTTGTACCTCACCAAAAGATGACATACTAGTTGCTGATGCTTCAACAACGGTCTGATAATTATCCATTAGTGTCATGAATACATTGTATCTACGAATACCACCCAAGGTTACAGCAATATTAAGTTTTGCAGCACCTGTTAAAGTATCCCACTGAGCAGCCAAGTCTCCAATAATCTTCTGCAAAGGTCTTAAGTTTCCCTCAAGATTATACAACTCAACGCCAAGACTATTGATTAAGAATACAGAATCCTTCTTAGGAAGTCGGGCAAAGATTGTCTTGAGTGCGTTGCCTACAAACTTACCAGATTGACGAGTAGCTTCAGCAACGGCAGTTACTGATCCGAGTAAGAAGTCCATGTCAGAACCAAGTACTTTGATAATAGGACCAAGCAACTTCATAGCATCTGCTAAGTCTTCGGCAGTAATGGCAAACCTAGACTGAACAGCCTGAATCTTATCAAGAACTATTCCAACTTCATCAGTAGTTTTACCAAAAATATTCATAGCCGCAGTAAGTAACTGAACACTATTATTCATTGTCAAATTAGTAGCAACAACACCTTGCGCGGCGGTATCTATAAGAGCAAGAATTTCGTTAACGTCTTTACCCTGCTGGGCGAACACTCTCATAGTTTCTGCAATTTCCCCAACAGAAATTCCATACCTAACTGCTGTATCCAATGCTGCTTTGCTAAGTGGTACTACGTCAAAATCAAAGGGTTTAATCTTTGCAATCTGAACCATCTTGTTCTGTAGATCAATACTTTCAGTAAACGCTTGATTTATTTTCTGTATTGTTCCAAATATAAATCCAATAGCCGTTGACCACAGTAAAACACGTTTAATAACTGTTGCGAAATTCGCAGCAGCAAACAATGCCTGTTTGGCTATTCCTGTGGTACTCTTGTGAACATCGGCGCTTAGTTTACCCTGTCTTTCATAAGAACTCTCAATATTTTTGTTAGTATTAGAAAGCATCTTAAGAAGATTTTCTCTCCTGGCAGTTAGTGTATTCAGTTTTTCCTGACCACCAGCTATACCCTCAACACCTTCTTTTTCTAACTCAGTTAACTCACTAGTTTTTTTAAGACTCTTTAGTTCTCCTTTGATCTGGCTTGCTCTTACTTTTTGACCCTCAATAACACTATCAATTAACTGAGCTTCTTCGTGCATACTAGAAATTCTACTATTAAGAAAGCCAACACCTTCTTTAATTGCTTTGTTAACAAGCTCTTGCTGAGAAGCAGAATTCTGACCAGCATCTGCTGCGCCTTGAGCAGCCTCTCCTGCTTTTTCCATATCCTTTTCAGTCTGTTTACCTGCTTTACCCATGCCTTTCATGGCATCAACTAAGTCCTTAATAGGAACATTAAACTTAGTTGAAACGGCATCCAGAGCATCAGCATAGGCAGTAACCTGTGTCTGTAGCCCCTGCATAACTATTTTATGGGCACCAGCATAGGCAGCCAAAGCTTGTAGCATACCCTCAAACCTACCTGCTACGGTTCCAATCTGAGTTCCGTATTTCTCCATCTCCTTAGTAGCACTAGACATGGCTGTTCCACTTGTTTTACTAGACTTTTCGTAGTCCTTACCAACTTTGCTTAACGACCTTTTAGTTAGTTCTTCAACTCTATTAAGATTATTTCTAACTAAGTCTGCATCAACAAATTCACCAGCCTTACCACCACCCGCAAGGGATGTGGTAATAGCAACAGACGCCTCTGCTGCCTTGGTCTTAACAGCAGTAATAAACTCATTAAGTTTTATTAAGGCTCTTTCTGCATCAAATACTGCGCCAATAACAAAACTACTAGCTTGTTCAGACATAATTACTCCTCAGTATCATCTTCAAAACCATCATAGACAGTTACATTACTGTGATCGGCTGCACTACTTTGAGTACCATACCTAATCTCAATTTCTTTTCGCTTGGCAAAATCCTTAGCCCAGTTATCAAACTTATCATCGTCCTCAATCGTATCTCTTGCAGGACGATCTCTTGGATCCATCTCATCAATAGACTCATACACAGATACAAACTCTAGCAAACTAACTTGTAGTGGTGTTAGATCCAGAGCAGACTCAACACCTGGAAAAAATGGAATTCCTAACTTTTTGGCGATTCTGTATCTTGCTCTGATGTCTGGTCTTCTAGCAACTCGCCTAACGCGAAAAAATCCGACACTGAGTCTCCTAACCAAAATGCTGAACACGCATTGGTAAGACGTTCAATGAATTTAATATCTGTTTCGCTATTAAGCTTGTCCATTGTGTCATACAGAAGAACTTCTTCGTTCTTCTTTCCAAAAGTAAACACGTTCCTTATGATAAGAATACTCTGCTGTGCATCGTCCTGAACCTGCTCAATTGTATTCCTAGTAATTTCAGTAAATACACTAGCTAGTTCAAGCTGTTCAGCCTTAAGTTTTCTTATCTTTGTTCTAAGACGTTCTTTCTTTGCCTTGTTTTCTGTATCATTCTGGTCAGCAACATAGGACTCTATATCAGTAGATATTGTTGTCATACGTTCTTCCATATCAGAATTCCATAATCCAGCCTCTCTAGAAACCTTCATTGCCTGATGTCTAGTAGGTATTCCGTCCTGTATACACTTAATAAACTGAGCCTTAGCAAATCTATCTGCTTCTGCTCTGTGTGCCATAGTCGGACGATATATTTTTACCTTAGTACTAGTCCTTCCTTTTATACCAGACTCAACGTCTAGTTCATGATAGGTAGCAGCAAGATTAACTAGAGTTTCCTGGTCTTCTCTTTCTTCCTGTAGAAGTTGCTCCTTATTCTTTTCTTCACTCATTCCCAGCCTCCATTTCCAATATAAAAAATGGGGGGTCCATACGTTCTTGACAATCAAAAACGAAGGATCCCCCCAAAAGTATTATTCCTTGTATATTCCTACTTTTAGGAATAATTAGACAGCAGAACGATTAGCGATAATCTTGTCTCCGTACCATCTAATTGCGTTAAAAGTAATAGTCAAGTCTGTAGTCTGTCTTCCAGGTACATCAACAGAGTTACCATACGAAGTTACCTTACCACCAGTTAGAAGAATATACTTCGCTCTGTTGGCGTCAGTGTGTAGAGTAATGTCAGTTGTATTGAAGATATCAATACGAACAGCAAGGTTCGTAGCATTCTGGAAATCAGTTAGTTTCATTTCATTATTATCATCATCAACCCAGCCTGTACCGTCTTTGGTATATCCAGATGCAATTGCGAATAGCTCAACATCTGTTCCAATTGCGCTGACTGTAGCTGTAATCTCAGTAGATTCAACACCACGATCATACGGTTCATGCTCACCTAGTTGCTCAAGCTCATCTCTATTCCAGGTAACATCAATAGAAATAGACTGTATTCTCTTAGAATAATTGCTGTCTCCAACTGATGGTTCTCGTCCTGTGAAGAACGCACTTCCAGGTGCGTCATCCCCAGCGTCCCAGAAATACATTCGTGAATTACCCTTACGTAGTCCTGCACGACCAGTAGCAGTAGGTCCAGCGAATGTTTGAATACTCTCAGACATAACAACAACTCGTAGTCGATCACTCTCTGGATCCCAGGTTAACTGGCTTGGATCGTGAGAAACAAGCACAGTTGTATCCCATGACCACACAGAAGACTGAATAACACCGTTCTTGGTTAAGTACAGTGCAGTAGAATCTGCCTGACCAACGAATGTTTCACCAAGATCGTTAAAGTGGAATGTTGCGTCAGGAGCATTATCAGCAGCCAGAACATGAGTAGTAAATGCCGTAGTTGTATCATAATGCGATCCAGTTTTATAAATGAATGACGGAACAAGAACTCTTGCGTATTTCCATCCATTAATAAATACATACTGAGCAGAGTTTTCTAGGGAAATAGATTCCGTAGCAAACCCATCAACAGAGTACGTAGAACTTAAACTTTGAATCTGACAGTTGTTCAACCATACAGAATACTGCTGGGAAGAAGTTGTTTTTACAGGATTAAGAAGGTCAATAGCAGACTCCTCAAAATCGGTAGCATCAATTTCCCAGTATGTACTATCTGCCTGATAGTCAGTATTGCCATAGGGTTTTCTAATTAAATTTGACAAGGTAGCGATAGTCTCCAGAGAACCATGATCATTCACATCTACAGTGATTGAGATGGTTGGAGTATCATCAAGAATTTCAACAATATTCGCATTACCCAGTTCTTCAATTTCTTCTGAATTCAAATCCGCAGAGTAACCAAGACTAGTTACTCTCGGAGTAATAAAATCATCTATAACCAAAGCAGACTGAGTATGCTGAATCTGTTTAGGTTTCGTAAGTGGCAAAGCAGTCCCTCCTTTTTCTAAAACCTAATTATTATTAGACTGCTTGAAGTATCTCAAGCGTAAACGAAATAACACCTACATGTCTGTCCATGATATTTTCATCGAACGGATCATCGTGGTTGCTAACGAAAGCTGCATTTGTAGTTCCATAACCAAAAATAGGTATGCTACTGTTATCTTCAAGATTAGTAGGAACACCTGAATTGTAGTCCTTTATAATTAATTCTCTTTCAGAGAAAACATTTTCAATAAAATCTGTATAACGATTTCTCTGTGTAGCTGATTCTGCCATAATCATAATAACGTATGAACGGGCTTTTGCACCGTGTTGATTACCTAGTTCAAAGGCAGAAACATTACCTCCGTTATCAGCAACAGTAATTATAGGTAACGGAACTTCAAATGAAGTATCTTTGTAGTCGGATTTAAGAACTATAACATCCTCGTTGTTTGTCCAGGCTAGTTTTACGTTACTAACATCTGCTAATACGCCAGTATCGTTTCTGTAAATTATCTGAAATCCAGCCTCAACTAATTTTTCTAATAAATGGTAGTAAACAGAAGCAAGTGCTAGATTGATAGTGCCCAGATATGCTGAACTTCCATCATACATTAATGTATCCTCCTGATTGCTCTACCATGAAACGCTAAGTTTGATTGATGAATTCCTTCTTTTATAGCACTAATTATAGCTCCAATATCCTGCTGGCGAATCTTATGGCCCTTAGTTAAAAATATGTGCTTTCCAGATTGACCTGGATGACTCACTGACTTAGCAGTAGCAGCAGAGCCTGACATCTTATCATAAAAAACTAAAAATGGTTTATTTACTGGGCCGAATACTCTTGGTGCTGCACCAAATTCTATTACACGCCATAGAGAAATTGTCTCTCTTGGTCCGTATGATCGCCTAGCTTCCGGTGTTTCACCCATTACTGCCTTAATACTAGACATTATACTCTCGTCTGTCGCAGCATCTAAGTCTGGTATATTACCTAGTCCAAAGCTATAAACACCTCCAACTACACCAAGGCTATACATCATTCCTTTTTCGTAGTTTAGACTGGCATCTATTTCATTTCTTATCACATGACTAGGGGCAGGGGTCGGTAAGTAATTAGCATTTGCATTAAGAAACATTCGTCCGTTAAAGCCTTTTTTGAAACCTTCAGTAACTCTGTCATAGACTTTATTCATCCCGATAACAATATATACACTAAGAATACCAGTGCGAGAATTATAGTCAGCAACTTGTGCTTTCAGGTTTTTAATAACAGCAGAGGCATCAACAGTAAAGGATACCATTATTACTCCTTAAAATACATCATCGAGATCCTTTTCAAGTTATTCACGCTATCTAAAATAGTTGATCTAACAAGTTTCTTTGGGAACTCATCTAGTGTTTCAAAGTTTGTATGTTCCTCAAGTACAGTCAAAATAGCTCTAATTACTCTTTTGCTTTCTTTAGTAATACTATCTCTAGCATCTCCATGAAAAATAAAATGAACTGCTCCACGTTCAGTGTTAGGCTCCCTTCGCATAACAGCCTTTCCTTCTTTATTTACCTCTACCATCTTTCCTCCTTATTCAGACCTATAAACCAAAACTTTCACATAGTTATCCTCGCTGCCTAAACCATCCCTGGCGTATGACTTTATGTCATACCTATGACCACTCCAACCAAGTTTTGGTTCTCCGGTCAACTCAAAAATTGTCCGATTAGGATTAGCAATCGGATCAGTTATTGCATCTTTGAGTCTAAAAACAACATAGTACGCTTCGTGGTGAAAGGTGCCAGCAGCATCACGCTCTATAACACCCTTGTTAATACTATTTCTGGGTTCAGCAGAAGCAACAATACCTAACATGCATACAGATGAGTCACTAATAATATAGCCCTCTCCATTACATGTTTGACATTCACTAACAGAACCACCCAGAGGACCAGCAAAAATACAATCGGGACAATCAACTTTGTTTGGATCACCAAAAATTAATACTTCTCTAGCACTTCTGTAGAAGTGTCTTTCGAAAGCCTTGTTGACTCTATAACTTAGTTTATCAGAAGCACTAGCCATTAGGCTACTCTTCCACTAGCGTATAGGTCAATTCTATAGGGTACAAGGAGATTACTAGCTCCGAGTTTGTATTCGTTTAGTACCCTGGCATAATCTTTTTTAGTGTCTTTTAGTAAATCTGCCATTGATTTTAAAACTGTTTTTTCATCAACTGAGTTTGGTCCGATAGCAGTTGCAATACCACCACCATCAGCAATATACTGTCTTAGCTCTGAGTCAAAAACTAGCAGCGTAGCCGCCAGTGAATATAGAGATAGTGCAGCATCCGTTAAGCCGCTTAAGGCATACTCACTATATGAATTACCTTGAGAAGAAACTGTAGCACTCAAACCAGCAGACTCTAACCCCTGATCTTGTTCGATGGCTACTCGTAATACCTTTTTTAAATAGATATCACTATGACGATGTTCGTTAACATCATCACTAGCGTCACCGATCATAATCCTTATTCTGTCAATTAGTGTGTCTAGCTGAGTAGCCATTGTTTACTCCATCTCAGATAATCTATTATTAATAAACTCTACATATTCATTATGATTATACTCTTGAGCAATTTCTCTAACTCGCTTTAAATTACCAACACTCATCTCACCAAGGTATTCAAGAGTACTCTGTTCTGGAAGTGCTAGAATCTGATGAATGCTTTCAAGAGGAAGCATCTCACTAGCGTCTTCTCCGTAAAGAAGTAGCTCACCATCTTCAGACATAAACGTAGAGGGATCTAACGATAGATACTTTCTAGCCTGTTCATACTGCTGAAGATTTACCCAGTCTTTCCAACTCATCTCTCCGGTTCTTCCACCTTCGATCTGATACTGTTTTCCTTCTGGGTTTACATAACTAAAACAAGTGTTTTCTCCCGTCATATTGTTCTTAACACGAACAATAGCGTCAGGACTTTTTAACTGAAGTTTTTTCATCCCTTTACCTCCAATTTTGGAAGTCGCCGGGGGCAGACCCTGTGCCTACCCCCAATCAACCTATACTAAAATAGCTTACGCATCCATTTGAATACGGAAACCACGCTTCAACTGAGGATCCTGAGATAGTACAACGTACTTCTGATCGCCACCAATTAGACGAACGGAACGCATTGCCTCAAAATCAGTTACAGCCTCTACGCCATAAATATTAGCAATTTCGGCCATACCCGCACCTACGATGTAGATGTTGTATGGATCCCAAACTTGATTACCATACTTCTTGTCCTCATACTCACTCACTGCAATAACATTGGCTCCACGGTACTTACCGATCCAACCACGTTGCTGCAACTGCTCTTTCTGACCAGGAGTTGCCTCATTAGCCAAGAAGCCAGCAAAGTCAGCAATCTGAAGTACATAGTCTGGGTGCCCAACAATAGACACAACCCTACCAGTACGTCCGATAACTTTTCTTAGCGCATAGTTTAGTGCGTGAGGATGAATAGTGCTTCCTGGTTGGTAAATAAAGTTACTATTACCAGCGGCGGCACTATCAGTGCCATCCCAGTTAGCTTGGTCTTCACTATAGTTACAAATACGGTGCAGTTCTTCCATAACACGGGCTAGCTTTTTATGAGCTAGTGCATCACGGATTCCCTCACGAATATCAGCAATAGTACCATAGTTACCTTCGCGCAAATCATCTTCAAGAACTTCCACAGTAGCATTCTCGTACTCATCTGGAATCCAGATTACAGAACGGCTCTTGTCTAGCCTAAACTGCTGTCTACGACCACCGGATGATACTGTAGTTGCAGTATACCCACCCAGTTCTTTGAATACAATCTTGTGGACATCACGATCAAGGTTAGATGACTCAAGAATATGGGGAGTCAGGTCTACAAAACTAAACTCTTCCATTACCTGTCGAGTGATTTCCTTTGCAAGTGCATGGAATTCACCATTAATTGAGGGGTCTTTCCAGTTATCAGCAAGACTGACCAACCACTTCTGTAGTCGTTCGTCATCCTTGTGCTTAGATACCCCACTACCATTACGTATCAACGTGGACATTAATCTATCCTCCTAACCTTATACTGTTGCCCTTAAAATATTACTAGGCTCAATAATACGGTAAGTTACATAACCATTCTTATACTGCTCAAACACGGCTCTTGCAAATGATGTATAATACTCAACATATACAGTAGTCCAGCGGCCATCACCATTAAGATATAGTGGGGCACTCCTGGCTACGGTTGACCAAGTTACACCAGAGTCAAGACCAGATGTGTTATCCTGGGTATCGTAGTCTTCAATACGGAAGCCAGGAGTCAACGGAACACATACAATTGGAGTACTCGTTAGAATCTTTTGACCATAAGCGTGTTCGGCAGACTCATACTCATCTTCATTCGGCCACTTATACATGATGAAGAATTCAACAACACCAGTAGAGTCAGCAACCAAGTAAGCAGTACTATCAATAGCCTTTACAAACTTACGCATTTCATACAGATGCCAAGTAGCATCAGTAGATCCTAGCTCTAATGTGGTAGAGTCAGCAAATAAACCAACCTGACCCTGCCATACCACACCATTGCAACGATATTCTCCAAGATGTGCCCACTCAGGAACATTTAGAAAACTAATTTTCATACTTTATAATCTCCTTTTATTAATCCTCTTTATTTGTCTCAAAAAGGTCGGTTAGTGCTGAAAGACCAGTTATTGCTACACCTCTTAGATTACGATTAGCTGTGGCAATAGCCTTTTCTCTTGAAGCTGGGCCTCCCTTAACAGGAAGTTCCCCACTAGCTTCAGCAGCTTCATCCTCATCATCGGAAGCATCATTTTCTTCGTCTTCAGACTCATCTGTTTCGTCTGTTTCATCAGAAGCTCCAGACTCATCTTCAACAGATTCGTCCTCTTCAGAACTCTCTTCTTCATCAGCTTTACTATTCTTGTTTAAGAATTCTGCCAATGTTTTAGCATCCTCATCTGAGGATTTAAGGAAGAGAGCTAATAGCTTCTCACGATCACTATCAGAACCCAAGTCAACACCAGATTTTTCTAGATCATTGACATAAGCATTAGCACGATCAAGAGCATCCCTTTCAGAAATTTTGGTTTCAAGCTCTAAGACTTTTGAAGCTAAACCTTCGTTCGCCTCACTAAGCTCATCAACCTCACGCTGTAGGGACTCCTTCTCTGAACTCTGCTCCATGTCAGCTAGCATTTCTTCTGCTTTAGCTTTAGCAAGATCTTCAATCATAGCTTTGACTTCTGGATTCTTTAGCAAAGTATCACGGTCCATAAATTCATCTCCTTCTCTGTTATCAAAACCAGAAGATTCATTGTCATTAATATAATCATCTGCCCAAGTGATATGCTGTCCATCTTTAGAATAGTGCATGATCTTTACATTATTTTCAGAAGCGGCTGCTAATAAACTTTCATCACTATAGTCCTCAAAGTCTAATAGAACAGCATTTTTCTCTGCTGGATTTCTTACGTAAGAACCTCCAACAAACTTAATGCCAATTAAAATTCTTGAAGCATTAGAATCTGGATCAAAGCGTTCCCACATGTGGTCACAATAATCCCAAATACTTGTTGCCTCTTCGCCACACACTGAACATTTGGCTTTTTCAAAATAACACTCCATGCTGAACCTAAGAGTGCCAAGTGTAGCTCTACCAATTATAACATCGGCCTCATCTGGAAAACGATGTTTATAAAAAATTGCTTTAGTTCGTACTGCTTTCTTAATACTTTTCTGTTCTGAGATTGGATCAATTACTTCTAGATCAATTAACTCAGAATCATAAAACACTCCATGTATTTCATCATGCATGTGTTCATGTGTTAGTGGCATACCAACTATTGTACTATGGTTAGCCGCCAATTCCGCAGCAGAAAACTCGTCCATATTAGAATTAACTCCCTCAACAACAAGAATTAAATCTAGTAAAATTAAGTCATCACGTTTGTTAAACATGTGCATAAAAGCATTAGACTGTTTTAGATCTTCAGGAATCTCATCGTTAGATAAGTCTAAATCCTTCATCTCTATTGCAGCTATGCTAACACTACTCATTATCTTCGTCATATTATTTAATCCGTAGATACTTTCAAGAGATGGCATTTCCTGACTCTTTTGTAGTCCCTTTTTAATAAGATGCATTTTTACTGCATTAGGTATACTTGACGCAAAAATAGTATCTTTTATAGAATACCCTCTTTTATTAGAAAAAGTATGAGCTTGATTAAAGATATTAACAGCTTCTGGACGTAAAGATTCAGGATCACTGCTAGCACTAAACTTTAGAAGTTCTGCTACAGTCTCATCAACAAATTTTGTTTTGTAGCTTTTGGAATTACCCATTTATGTCCTCCAACAATTAAAATCTTTGTACCCAACGCTGAAAAGAGTCAGCCCAATCTCTAGGCAACAATATATGAGGCCAGTGATTTACCAACCAATCTGGGTGATTAATAGAAACCCACCCTAGTGATCCAAGAATTAAAATAAGAAAAACCTCCATCTATGGTCCCCCTTCTTCGTAATCTTGATTTCTGTGATAGTCCCTTTCAAGTGCTATCTCTAATCCATACACTATTTTTTCTAGCTCTGATATCCTATCTAGATCTTCGTGTCTCCATTGTTCTAGCTTAAAGAGTCTAGCCTTACTACGTTCATCATGAAGATTTTCAACTCTCTCAATAGTATGAATATCCTTAGACACGCTTTTTAGTTGTTCGCTTAAAGATGTTATTTCTTCTAGATGATCAGATTGTATCGCTCTGTTATTAACCTGCTCTAATCTTGCCCTTAATTGTTCTACATTTTGTTGAACAGGTTTTATATAATTTCCAACCAGAGCTATAAAAGTTGCTAAAATAGTTAGGATAATAAATAATCCACTAAAAGAGGACTGATTTTTTATGGGATCTGGAATGCCGCCACTAATAGTTTTAACTTCTGCCATGAATTCCGTCCTTCTAACAAAACAAGTTGGGTGTTTATGTTATTCTTCTAGTTAGAAGATGTAACTACTTTAGGTTACTCCAGTTATCTGAATCTTTCTCTGGTATATCAGTATCTGCATTTTTAGGGAGTGTCTTGTGTTCTAGGTAGTCACACTGACAGCTAGGATGTACTGGATACATCTCTAGCGCGGCATCAATTGACATGCTCTTTCCATGAAGACTGGTGCAATACGCACAAGTATTTTCAGTTAATGCTGAAATCCATGTAGCGTACTCATTTCCACCAGCTTTACTAGCTGAAATACTAACTGCTCGTTCAACCTTTGATGGTATAGCAGTTTCGTATTTATAAAGCCTTGTGTTAATAGCAGCAGAAAATATACCAGCAAGTAGTATAACTTTGTCATCTGTGTCCAACTCATCAGTTATTTTACTAGTTATAGTCTCAGTCATTGAGTCTAACCAGTTATCAAATTGTTGATCAGACCAGGATATAACATTATCTAATAGTTCGACATCATAGTAATTGGCATCTTCTAATAACTTGTTATATGATTCATTAACATACTCTCTGCTTGATTTCTTTAAAAGACCAAACATAACAATTAACGATCCAATAATTGTAGAGTTAGGAATGCCAGAATTTTCCATTCTAGTTAAAATCTTTGAGGTATTTGACTGATATATATCATCAAGATCCTCTGCATAATTAGCGTCCCTTGTAGACGCAGCAAAGGCAGCATTCGAACCAGTGTCACTTACTTCATCAGGATCAGATATCTTCTCAGTATCTTCCTTTGGTCCACTATCTCCCCTGTCAGAAGGTTCGTTAAATGCTAGATCTGGAATACCAAAGTTATGGACAATACCATTAATAGACTCAAATTCTCTTCTTTGTCTCTCAATTTCCCAGGTTCTACCCCCATCAGTAATCGCTGTACGCTCTGACATAAGACCACGATCATACTCAAACTTAGCTCTGTTGAGTAGCATCTCTGGATCTTGAAGGTTAATCCTTCCTTTTTGATACTTAGGATACTCTGCCTTAAAATTATTCTTAGTTGCTATGCCTCTAGCTAATGACTCAACAAAAGGTATGAGTCTATCATTTCGAATATCCTGTTCCAAAAACTCTTTAAGTCCAAGGAAAGACGCATAGACAGTCCGTTCTCCAGACATCTCAGACTTTCCGTCAATAAGAACTCTTGGAACACCAATAGCTGCAAGGATATCACTGTTAACATGGTCATATCTTTTATCAAATTCAAGAATTTTTCCCTGTGGTCCTATATCCTCTATAGATATGTCATCTCCAGGCCAAAGAATTAATTCATTAACTTTAGGCTCACTCAGAAGTTGTTCAAGCATTTGTAAACGATTAGGAGTTATGGTTGTTTGACCTTCTAGAGAAACTAATCCGGCCTTAATTATCGTAACTCTATTTATAATACCAGTTATAGTTGCTTCGTCTAATTCTCTAAGTCTATACTTTCTAGATATAGGCTCAAAGGCTGAAGCAAAAAAGCTCTTACCATACAGAGCATAACTGTTTCCGTGTAATTTTATGTGTGTTACAAACGATTCTTTTCCCTTGGGATCAACAAGAGAAATATACTCAGAACTTCCTTCACCCTTTAGCTGTTTCTTTATATAATCAGGTAGCTGATCTAGTGTTTGTTTCTCATCATGAGTTAACTCAGATTTTCCAGCTAATTCTTTTAGATCTTCTGGAACCTTCATAGTAATAATCTCTCTGTTATATAGAGAGGATACTTCTTTTACTTTTAAACTACTAAAATCATGAATGGCTAGACGAGTAGGTAACAAAAAATTCTTAAATTTTACAGTTCTTTTACCTTTTGGAGTAACCCTGTATATAGGAACAGAAACCTTTGACCAGCTTTCAGAAATAACTAAGTCACCATCAACTAGTAACTCCCTAACAAATGATTCTTCAAAAATCTTTAACCCTGGTATCTGTTTTACAAACCCAGGAGCAGCATCCATTGCAGTAAGATTTTCATACCAAAAGCGTAGAACTTGTTCAAGTTCTTCATCATACACACTTTCGAATGTTCCTGGTGTAACACTAAATGATACAAGTCTTTTGAGTGCCGTGGCACAGAAAGGTTCAAATCTTGCTATATTTCTTGATAATAAAAGTTCTTTTTGTTTAGTTTCATGGCTCTCTGTAGAATACAATGATCCAGCAATATCTGCCATATCCGCAAGTTGATCTGTTATAAACGTATTAGGTTTTTTAACTTTATTAGACAAATACGTTGCTTTAGATAGCTGATGATCTAAAAGCTGTAGGTATCTGTCACTACGCTGACTATCAGATAAAGCCTCATACTTCTCCAGGTTATCTAATGGGGTAATGTTTCTTACTACCCTATCTGTGTAAAGATTACTCATTTAATAACCCCTCGTAAATAGCAACAACTTTATCTTGATAAATTCCAGGCGCAAAACTAGTTTCCCACCTTGCTAAAGCCTTATCCCCAAGTTTCTTACGTAATAGTGGTCTAGACATTAATTCTGCCAAAGCTTTAGTCAACTGAACTAAATTATTAAAATCAACAACAACACCGCCGTCACCAACTGTTTCTGGTGAAGCGGATTCATTGTAGGTAACAACTGGTACACCGTGCGACATAGGTTCTGCTAGTGAATAGCCAAACGACTCAAACTCAGTAGGATACAAACATACATCACTAACAGCATTGATATCGTTCTTTTCCTGTTCTGTTAATACACCACCATATGCTATATTAATTCCGTAATACTTTGATTTTAGTTTATTTAGGTAACTAGTCTCAGCTACACCTGCGTACAAAAAATATACGTTGTCAAGATATTCAAAAGTTTTAGCTAACTTTAAGAAATCTTCAACATGTTTAACCTGCTCGATTGACCCAACCCTAGATATTAGTATTGGGTTCTTGGCTAATTCATAGAAATCAAAGTATCTAAGTAGTATGTCATCTTTTGTTGCCTGTGACTCAAGCACTTCAACTGTTGGATATACCCACTCTGGATTTAAATGTGGGTTTAACGATGCTGCAAATTCAGAAAGAACCACAACAGAGTCAAAATGTTCTGGACCAAAATGACATTTCTTGGCACACAATACACTTAGAACAATCTTTACACCACAGTCTTTCAATCCTTTTATGTAGCTTGGTAGGTTATCCCCAGGTAAGTATACATTAATTATATCAATGTTATTTTCTTTTATAAACTCTGGTGTTATATCAGAATAATCAAACATTCCACCTGTTCCAAAATTTATACTTATTCTAACTTCACCAACACCTATAAACTCTTTTTCGGCTTCAGCGTTAGTGATAGTCCTGGCAATAAACGTATGATCATACTGCGGAGTATGTTTTGCAAAATTTAAACAAGTCTTTTCCGAACCCCTTAGTCCTATCCAGTTTACAACGTGTAAAACCTTTTTCCTATTCATCCATTATCCTCCTTATCCACTCCTGAAACTGTTCAGTAGTATTATTTCCAAATCCGTATTCTACATGAAAGAACTTGTGACACGGCGAACAAAGACAAACGCCATTGCTTGGCTTTGTTCTTAAATTATGATTTCGTGAGTAGCTTTCTAAATGATGAGCTACTAAATTACCGCCGCTTGAATAGCCACAAGCTACACAAGTATAATTGTCTTTTTCATACACTTTTTTACGAAATTGGTAATAATCAGGATAATTTCTACCAATTTCTCTTTCTTCATCTGTTCTATTTGGATCCCACTTATGATTATTTTCGCCTTTAAGCCTTTCAGAAACCAATTCTGAACGGAGACACCCACATGATTTAGTGGACCCACTCTTTAAATTATTATCAAGCATTTTGACCCTATTACCACATGAGCATCTACAGAGCCATAATGAATGTCTACCTTTAGTTCTACCTACGTACTTGAGAACTGTTAATCTATCAAACTTACATCCAGTCAGATCTTTGTATCTACTTTTCACTAGCCACCAAGAGACTCTAGAAGGTCAAATTTATACTGATTAACTACTTCACTTGTTTGTATTGTGTGGTCTTCAAACCTTAGCTCTCCGTACATATTGTGATAAGAATCTGTGGTATCAGTTAATGACAGGCGGCATTCACACATTCCCCTCGTAGAGTCAACTATGGCACAAGAGGCGTCCCATAACGTATGATTTGAATCAATATGTGGCTTCCCAATAAATCTCACTGTCATTAGATTACCCAACACAACACTAGTACCATCATGATTTATAGTAAATCTGAAGAGAGGAGTAGTATGCTGATATATATCAGTAATTTCTCTTATTTTAGAAGTACGATAGCCCACTATTGACCACAGCCTCTCTTGTGTATATCTATTATTTCAACAACCGAACTATAGATGCCTCGTATAGTATACGCATCAAACTTAGCTACGGACACGCTTGCAAGGTAGTTTTTTTCAATAATTTGCGAATTTCCTGGGGCATCTTTTACTACATACGCAGACAACCCATCGTAGTATACATACGCCAAAGGTCTATCTGGAGACAAGAACACACTATAACTATAGGTAGAATCAGTCTTTAGATACAGCGCCACTGAGTAACTGGCAGTACTATCAACATTGAATACTTCACCAGATACTAAGGCAGAGTAACTTGCTGTACTATCTATAGTTCCACCAATTACTACAGAAACTGAAGCCGTACTATCCTGAGATTTTAGTATTGAAACTGATATGGACCCTGTAGAGTCATAAGTATATGTTAATAATACAGATAACGAACCTGTACTATCTGTGGTAGTCTTTAGACTAACACTATACGAACCAGTAGAGTCATCTCCTCCTTCAAGTACTAACGAATACGAACCCGTAGAATCGTATTTAGCTATTAGGCTAGAAGAATAACTGCCTGTGCTATCATGTAGTTCAAAGAGCGTAGTGCTGTAACTAAACGTACTATCAATAGTACCTTTAATAGACACAGAGAATGAGGCTGTACTATCTTGAACTCCTAACAGAGAACTAGAATACGACCCAGTAGAGTCTGTTTTAATAGCTAAATTCGCACTATACGAACCAGTAGAATCTTGCTTCTCCAACAGAGAAACTGAGATACTTCCAGTACTGTCGGCAGTCCCGTACAAGTTAGCAGAATAGCTTCCAGTAGAGTCTGCTCCTAGCTCTATTAACAAGTATACAGAATAACTGCCTGTGCTATCCTGAAGACCATACAAAGCTGAAGAGTATGATCCTGTAGAATCTGAAGTTAACTTAAGGTCTACGGAGTATGATCCAGTAGAATCAGTCGTAGTTACTAAGTTAGTTGAATAACTTCCAGTTGAATCAAAAGTTTCTTCTAAATTAATAGAATAACTTCCAGTAGAATCTATAGTAACTTCTAAGTTTATAGAATAGCTACCAGTAGAATCTGGTGAACCAACCAGATAAGACGAGTAGCTGCCTGTAGAGTCTGCTTGGCCTTCAAAAATTAGATAGGCAGAATAACTCGCTGTAGAATCTTTGGTTCCCACTAAGTAGGAAGAATAGCTTCCTGTACTATCATAGCTTTCTAATAAGCTTACTGAATAGCTTCCCGTACTATCATAGGTCTTTGACAGAGCTACAGAGTAACTTCCAGTACTATCAGCAATAGCCTCTAAATTTGTAGAATAGGAAGCTGTTGAATCACCAATAAATTCCAAGTTTATAGAATAACTAGCTGTCGAGTCCATACTCTCTAATAGTGATGTACTATACGACCCTGTTGAGTCTAGTACACCAGCTAGAATAGTAGAATAGCTGCCAGTAGAATCTAGCTCTAGCTCGGAAAGAAGATAAACAGAGAAACTAGCCGTGCTATCTAGTGTTCCAAATAAATGACCTGAATAACTTCCAGTAGAGTCTAGTGTAGTTTTAAGGTTTGTGGAGTACGAACTAGTAGAATCAGTAGTTCCATAGAGATTTGTAGAATAGCTACCAGTAGAATCTGCTGAACCCTTAACGGTTACAGAATAACTACCTGTAGAATCTAATGTTCCGGCAAGGATTGATGAATAGCTAGCTGTAGAATCGAAGGATATAGATAGATTAGCCGAATACGATCCAGTAGAATCCTGCAAACCAAATAAGTTAGCTGAGTAGCTAGCTGTAGAATCGTAAGTTACTAGTAGATTCGCTGAGTAGCTTCCTGTGCTGTCTACGGTTGTTTCAAGATTAGTGGAGTATGAACCAGTAGAGTCTGTAATTAATGCAAGATTTGTAGAGTAAGAACCAGTTGAATCCGTAGTTAGCCCAAGATTCACAGAATAGGATCCAGTAGAGTCCAGAGTTGTAAATAAGTGTACAGAATAGCTTCCTGTTGAGTCTAATACTGTCAACAGATTTGCAGAATAACTACCTGTGGAGTCCTGAGTTAAAAGAAGATTTGCAGAATAACTTGCTGTTGAATCAACTATTCCTGTTAAACTAGTAGAATACGAACCTGTTGAATCATAGGTATCAACGCCAGCAGAAACAGGCTCTTGCTGTAAATACTGTGGAAAACCGTTTTGCCAAGATAATGTTATACCGATGGTTGTTGTAGAGTCTACAAGATAGCTAAAACCTTTATAAAAATCTGCCTTGTAGGCTACTGTAACAGACTCAGAACCGCTTATAACATGGGCTGAATAGCTTGCCGTGGAGTCAAGTGTCCCGAATAGATGGGCTGAATAGCTACCTGTAGAATCAAACTCAGTAACAAGATTAGCTGAATAACTGCCTGTTGAGTCACCTACACTAGACAGACTGGCACTATACGAGCCAGTAGAATCTAATAAACCAAACAGATTAACAGAATAACTAGCTGTTGAGTCGCCCACACTAGATAAATTAGTACTATACGAACCAGTAGAATCATACAGGTCTGTAAGAAGAGTTGAATACGAACCTGTAGAATCTATCTGAAGCCATAAGTTAGAACTGTAAGAACCAGTTGAGTCAGTTGCTCCGGTTAGTACGGAAGAATAACTAGCAGTTGAATCAACCTCAACTCTTAGATTGGTGCTATACGAACCAGTTGAATCGTACAAGTCTGTAAGAAGAGTTGAATACGAACCTGTTGAATCTGTTTCAAATATTAAATTAACACTATACGAACCAGTGGAGTCCAGTAAACCAAACAGGTTGGCCGAATAGCTAGCTGTTGAATCTATCGCAAGCATTAGACTAGAACTATAAGATCCAGTTGAATCTGTTTCTAGAATTAGATTTGAAGAATAGCTGCCTGTAGAGTCATAGGTTTCTAAGGATGCAGCTTCTGGAAAAGCATACTTCTTTCTCAGGTATGTATATACTATATCGCGCTCAGTAGAGTTTAGCTCACGATCATAAACAATTATCTCAGCAATCCAACCAGTAAAATAAGAAGAAGTTAGATTACTTCTGAATGCAACATCTGTATTTTCGACATCCGTATCAACAGGAGTCATTGTCCAAATAATAGTCTGATTCCACGCAGTGCTATCTCTATATGAGACAGCTATACCACCGTCAGTCCACGTACTCCCTGCGTATGCCCATTCACCAGCAACAGCAGGAGCAGGATAAGCAACAGTTTTTATGCCGCTTGCATTAACCTCGTAGGTATCTACAGAAAAATTCCATTCGTCTTTATAGCTGAGTGCGTTTTTGTCAGACTCAGAGATCAGAACCGCAATGTCTGAATCACCTGTGGCTCTCCGGTACACAATAAAAACAGATTGACCTGCATCCCATAGACCAGAACATTCTGCGTTATGTCTATCATTGCCGTCATAATAAACTGCTGGCAAGCCGTTGATAACGGCATCGTCATAGATCGGATCTCCGACACCAGTAAAATTAGGCTGAATTCCTAGAGAATCAGGCCATGAAGTTACTGTGTCACTGTCGCTGTACGTTCCGTGCAGGTGATCTGCTGCAAGCCATAGCTGTGCGCCAGAAATATCGTCAGGACGAAACGTTGTTATCAGTGCGCTAATACTAGCTGTAGAATCGTAAGTTGCCTTAAAATTCGCTGAATAGCTACCAGTTGAGTCTGTTTCAAATATTAAGTTAGAAGAATAACTACCCGTAGAATCAAACGTATCTAGGGGGGTCCAAGGGGCATCAACATAGGAATCAGCATCGCCTGTGTAAACACCAAGAATTTGATCCGAGTGACTAGACTTAATAGTTTGAGCTTCGATTGAAACACGAAGACGTTCCGTAACACCGACTGTTAGTGAGGCCGTGGTTAATGTTTTTATTCCAGTAGATGTAAAAGTAGTTGAATACGTACTATTTTGATCAATGCTACAATCGCCATCATCTATTAATTGAACTCTAAAACGCCCCTCAAGATCTCTATCAATAGCTTGAACGTCTATGGAAACGTCATACACGCCATCAACTGGGGTGTCACCCGAAACGTCAAGATCAAACGCACCAACCTCAAGCCATGTGTTGATTGCGGTTAGACCGCCTAGTGTTAGATTTACAGTATTGGCTGCACCCTGAGTCCTATTTAGATCGTAGTTGTCAACCTGGGCGGCACCAGAATCACAAGTAGTCTCAACATTAGTATTAACTAAATAATATCTAGTAGCCATTATTCCACCCACTCATGTTTGAGTGCCAAGTGAGTAATATACTTATATGCTTCTGGATATTTTAGGCTACCAAGCCACCTGCCATATAATATTCTGTCACTCCCAGGAAGTTGATAATCATCTTCTCCTAAGTCTATGATTGTTCTAACTTTACCTTCTTTTTGTATGTATACTTTTATAATTTGTACATCTTCACACGGAAGATCTTCCACAGAGTATTCTTTGCTAGTATAAAACTGTCCATCACCGTAAAAAATTACCCAACCAAGAATAGGCCAGTGTCCATCCTCATCTACAAAGCAATCGTGCCCTGCGTCTTTACAGACAGGGCACTCTTGTTTTTTTATGTAGCTTTTTGCATAGAAGTCTGACAATGGCATACGTAACCCCTAAAATAAGAAAAATTCTACAGTATCCTCCTCCCGACTTAGAAAGTCAATATCCCTTAAACTTTAGTAACCTCAATATAGTTATCTAGTATAAAATGTGCATCTTCATTGTAATGATCTGACAACCATGTTTTAATATATGCTGGACCCGCTCTACCCGGAACAAAGTTTACAACAAGTTCAGTCCAGGTATCATCTGCTGTGATTCTTTCTGTACTGTCGGCAACGTCATAGGGTATTATTTCAACACCATCTTCTGCATTAACGTCTATGTACTCAACAGTAATATACATGCTTTTGTCAAGACCATACAGTGTACCTGCTGCTCCCCATCCTTCAGTTGCTTGCGCCCAGGCCGAAACTTTGTATTCATTAGCACCATCTGCATCTGGTATATTTATTCTCCAGTCAGAAAGCATAATTCTATGAGTAGAGTCAGCAATCCATGGTGGAATGTCAGGATTTGCGTTGAAGTAAAAATGTCGGTAGTGAATCATCGAGTCGCCGCCACCAGATCTTTGCTCTGATGTACTATCATACATAATCCCAAGCTTAATAAAACCTCTCCCGATTGGGCCTGGAACATCGTTAATATTCTCAAAGTAACCATAGGAAGGCTCACCAGAGAAAGTATATTGCCAGTCTTCCTCACAGTCTGTAAGTGAGTAGTGGAAGGGAACAGAGGACCAAACTTTTTCATCCAAAGTAAACTGCTGATCATTAATGGATATCGCACATCTGTCAAATTTGTAGTAAGCCTGTTCGGCGTTAGCCTGACGAGAACTTGCTGTAAACATTGAAGTATTCATAGTAAATGTAGAATCAATAGCTTCAAAATCTGTTGAACACACACTTAGTTTCGCTAGATAGTTACAATCATGGAATAAACAACCTTTGAAAATAATCTTGGAATATGAGTAAACACCATAAAGAGGCTCTTCACCAGCCACTGTAAATGTATCAAATATACATCCATCAAATGTTGTTGTACCATAATCATAATCCAAAAATATAGCGTATTTTCCCAATTTTTTGTTTAGTGGATACGAATGATTCTGTCCTCTGAACACACAATGCTTAAATATGTTGTTGCCACCAGAACGGTAACGTGGACCTGAACCAGTGCCAGCCCATTCAATATTTTGAAATATAAGTCCATAGTTAGTTAAGTTAGATGACATCCTAAGTGCATAAGTACTTGATCCGTTGTTCATCCAAACAACGGTAGTTGTATCACTACTCCAATCTCCAATTCCAAAGTTCCCATCATCACCAACAAACTTAGTGTGGGTATGTGGAGTTAACTGACCTGTAAACGATGAAAAGACATCCCCAGAAGTGTTATCATAGTAACCCTCGCAACGCCTATAATAGATAGTATCACCTCTTGTGAAGGTCACACTAAATACTTTGGAATTGGTCTGCCATGCGTTACCTGTAGATAAGCCATCAGCGGCATCACTACCATTGTCTGCGTCTACATAATAAATTGGCATACTAGCACCCTATCAAAGTTGGTCATTTGTTGATACCAAAACCTGTCCATCTGCGTACAAATAAACAGTAAGAATACTCTCATCAAGTTTTTTAATTCCAATGACATAGACAGTCGTAGGAGGTAGTGTTCCCTTAAACATATTAAATGATGCGGTCTTTCTCCAAAACCTATAGAACCTTTCACCCTCTTTGATGTTTATATCCAAAGAAACAACTTTAGAGTTGTCATCGGAATTAACATACTCAATTCTGGCAACACTACGTTTATCAAAATCTTCAGAAGATTTGAAATTAGGATCCTCACCTTCAGTAATAATACTACCATCATCAAGATAGACCCTCCAAAGATATTCCATTCCGTCCTCCTATGTCATATTATCATAATTGGGGAGTAGTAGGTATATACCTACTACTCCCACTATTTTGAAATTAGTTCTCATCGTAACGATAAGTAAATACACCATCATCTTCAGCAGCAGGATAAGTTCCAGGTGATGCACTATCATCTATCATCAACTGAAGTGTAACAAAATCCTGTTCAGCCGCATCATCGTACTCTGGTGCGTTACCATTAGTGAGTACATCACCAGCCTGAACAACCTGTGGAGATGCAGGACTCCAAACGTGTGTAGCACCTCCGCTAATAAGCGACCACGTACAAGTGGTGTCACCTGTACTATCGGCACTAGCTGGTGGGTTATGATCAACACTTGTTGAATCACCAAACAAATAAATTCCAGTTCCTATCTCTGTTTGCTTAACAAAGAACCTCAGATTAGAAATTGCAGTTGTGGGATCAGTAGCAATGTACAGTTTAAAGTGTTTAATATATGAATAAGTTGTTGGGATTTCCTCGTTATTAACCTGATCCGCTGTAGGAATACGACATGGATTGTCAGTATCCACTGTATCATTATCAGCTAGCTTAAATCTAACGTTTCCGTTAGAAATATCTGCACCAGATCCACTCGGAAAACTATGAATTTCGACTGTAGCAGCCATTTTTTACCTCTCTATCTTTTTAACTTAACAGACCTTGGTAGCATAGAGTCTAGTTGTTGAATAGTCATATTATTGTCTTTTAGACTATCCAACTTTTTCCAAACTCCATAATACGCATACAATAAAGCAGAAAATAAGTCTTTAAACCCTCTCTCTAGAGATTCATCCTTAGACTTAGCTTCTGGAATATAAAAATTAAGACCACCACCAACAACTTTGTGTTTGATCTTCAATAGCTGACCACGCAAAGCAACTATGTTCTTGTGAAGCGCAGAAAATACTGGATCAGGCTGAATAGGTAGTGGTTTGGGAATTAACAATGTTTTCTTTTGAAACGCTGCACGAATTCTTGAAGCAGTAGTTGTATTGAGTTCAACTGTAGGATTTAACAGATGAAGTATATTCAAACAATCTTTCTGCATTGACATTTGTGCAAAATTAGGATCAAAGGTTGGATCAATTATTGGAACAGCATCAGGATCTTTATTAATGTCTGGTTCTGCCAATTCATCAGCAATTGCGACACCATTACCTTTTTTATCCATGTAGATATCAGTAACAGTAAATAACCTTTGTAGTTTTCTAATTAAAACAGCCTGATCCTTTATCGACATAGCTTTTTCAGTATGGGCATAAACAATATGATTGAATAGTTCATTGTATAGAACTCCTGGTCTTATAATAATTATTGCTGTTTTATCGCTTTCTCTTGCTGGATCAATGCCCATAATAGTTTCTTGATCACAGGATATAAGAGGTTCTAAAAACGCAGCAAAATCTGAAAACCTACCTTCTTCCTCTAAAGCTATAGGATACTTGTACTTAGCATTTTTATCCTTAGTGCTAGTAAATTCAACAGAACAAATACTGTCTATGAGATCTCGGCTAAAGTATCTATCTCCTAGTCTTAGTGGAACATTTTTGTTCTCAGCTAGCCAATCCTCTGAGTCTACTGTATCTGATTCTCTATCTTTCGTTATTTCTGATAAATTTATTCTGTAATAAAACTTTATAAATTTTCTGTCTATAAGCTCATCTACATTTCTAGAATTTATTACTATCTTCTCTGTGCTATCAACATAAAAACAGTCTTCGTAGTTAAATTCTACTACAACATAGTCTGAGTCATACTTCTCATCATCTGGATCCATTTTTTCTCTATACTCAGTAATTGTTCCAGAATAATTATCATCGGCATAGCCTATTGTACCAGAGTACACAAACTTGTTAGCCTTAGATACTATGTTGCTGTCATTACCCAAAGGATTAAGTAAAACATTGGACATAGGCTTAATTACTTTGTTAACAATCCTATCAGAAAAATCTTTAAACTCATCGAGTCGAGTTGCGTGTGCGCGTAAGCCGCGAATGTTATCTCCTGAATTACCAATAGGTGCGGTTATGATAGATGATCCATTTGTAAATTCTATCTTCCACATATCCACACCACGGGATATTATTCTTGACCTATTTTTACAAGACAACCACGCATACTTTGCTGCTCTGTTCTGTACTCCCATTTCGCAGCGTATCATCTTTTCAATACCTGCTTGCTCAAAAACAAATTTACCCTGTCTAAATGTAGGACCAAGACAAAGATTTTGTGTTCCAGGTCGCATTAATGCCGATAGTAACGACATTATAGCATCCATTGTTGTCTTCATTAGACCACGGGACAGCAACTTTACAACATGGTTGTGATTCCACTCTTCTCTTATAGCTATTCTAACGTGGGGAGCATCAACAGGTAATCCTAGGATATCACGTACAGCGTATACAGGGTTCCTTAAATAAAACCACGCAACTTCATAAAGTTGATCTTCTTCTTGTTCAGAAAGTGTTACTCTGTTATACCTCATCAGACTCTTCACTTCCGTGAAGATCTGGGATCTTCCTTCCTAATAGCTTATAAGCCTCATTTACTGAGATACCTCCGCTAAATCTTTTAAAGACTGGAGCAGATATTTCTCTATCACCCTTTTCATTATATCTGTTGTGCTTCCTTAAAAGCATATCTAACTCTTCTAGCATCCACTTCATATCTAGGTCAGGCTTTTCTCTCTTAGTGTCTTCGTATGTTTGAAACAACTCAGCAACAGTACCCTCTTTGCTCTGTGTTTTTACCTTAGACCTTTGCTCGGCTGTAATACCTAGAGTTTTCTGAATGTTTATCATTGTTTCAGTCAGCTTTTTAATACTGTCTGCTGCTTTTGAATCGAGAGAACCCTCACCAGTTATCAGGGATGTCTCATAGTTTTCAACAGCAATCTCTATTCTAACAAGCCTATCCAACAATCCCAGATCAGGTCTAGTACTAAAACCAAACTCATCAATATACATTCTCTTTCGTCTACTAATCTCGTCCAAATCATGTTCCGTTATGACGAGTTCTTCTCTTACTTTTGGCTTAGGACCAGTTTTATTCTTTGCTCTATTCTTTCTAGGTTTGTTAGAGGTAGTAGGTGTTCCTTCTAGGTATTGCTTAAACCCTCTGCCGCACAACATAATAAGACGATTCATCAATATCTTGTCTTGAGAATCACCCGCCTTGCCAGGAGCATTTAACCACTCACTCTTCCTACCCTTGCTATCCATAGTGATAGAGTTAATAGCACAAAAAATTCTGTCATTAGACTTAGCTACAGGATCTGGATGTTCTTTTTTTCTGTAAAAACCTTCAACAATAGCTCTTGCATACCTAGTTTCTTCCTCAGTTAAGTCACTAAGCACATACGACTGCCGTTGTCCAGGCAACAATGTTTCTTTAAATTGCCCTTTACTCATATATAAACCCCTTAATCCATACTAGTTGAATCAGCGTAGAAACCAAGTCTAAACTTTTTTCTCATTCTCCAAATAGCAGATTTAATCTTTCTCACAGATTTTATTCTGTCACCCTGTATTGGATATATAATTTCACTTATTTCAGAAAAAGAAAATCCATTCAGATGAAGTGAAAATATTCTAAAATCTCTCTCGTTTAGTATATCACACGCATAGTTAATTAGGTTAACTAAGTCTATGTTTGCATCAAACTCTGGGTATTCAACAAACTTTCCGTAATATCTGGAATTTACAGAAGCCAAACTTATGTGTTCAGTAAATGGAACGTGATTCTTCCAAAAATTATAGCTAGAATCTCTCTTAACAAAATCCATAGCCCTCCACCAAATCTTGTTAATTAGGTTTTGGAAAGTAATACAAGAAGAAGAGTCATGAAATGCTTCTATAACATGTATAAATAAATTTTGTTTACAATCACCTAAAAAATCTTCCCTATGTCTAATAAACGCTTTAGCAATTCTATCTACATCTGGTGAAATATCATAAACCAGAGAATCAATAGTACTATACTTTATACTAGACTCCTTTAGTGTTACCATGCTAAACTCCACTTCTTATTTTATTAAATAATTCGTCCTTTCCTATATCCTCATAATACGGAATTCTAATAATTGAATATTTTGACTCATTTGCAATCTGATTCTTAATGTTATCCCTGTATACTGTATCCTCATAGTGCTTCCTAGCCTCTTCTTCACTCACACCCCCAAATCTAACAGGTGCAAAGTGCTGTTCTCCGTCTACTTCAATAATACAATTGAAATTTGGAAGAACAAAATCAGCGTGAAGTCTAGACAATGAGAGTAAATACATGTTTTGCATTCTACTATTTGTTTTATTCTTCTTATAATAAGATTTTAAAATATTAGTATAGGGATATTCAACATACAGTTTCTCAAATGGAAACAGTTCAGTTAATAGGATATGAATATAAGTAGCTCTCTCACTAAGGATGTAGTTAGTCCTCAGTCTTCTTGAAGTCTTCCCCATTAATCACCTTCACATTAACTTTTCCAGAAACAAAACCAGCTACGTTATGTGTAGAAGACCCGTGTTCTACAAGTCTCTTCTCCATTAAAGCCTTAAGCATTACAACGTCATCATCATCCTCTCCAAATTCAGAAGAAGCACTAACTATTATATCCTTCAACTCCCTCAAACTCTTCAGCTTTGGAAACATTTTCACTGCCGTTATCTGTTTCAGAAGATTCGCTCTCTTGTCCTTCATCTACTTTCTCCTCTCCATACTTTATAGATAGACCAAAGTTCTCAGCCCTTTCAGCCATAAGCTCCCTAATAACATCCTCACCGCATACGTTCTGAGCAATTAGTTGTAGGCAAACATGGCGCTCTAAGCTACCCACTCTATTATGCTGATCTAGCTGCTGAAGAATACTATCTATTTTGTGTAGTATTTCATCATGTTCCTGAAGTTTATGCATAACCATGTCGTTACGATTACCACTAGCTTTCTGCTTTTTTGTTTTATCCTTTTGCTGTCTCTCTCCAGGCATAGGCGTACCTGCTGCACGAATCTGTTGAACAGCTAATGGATTCTGTTTATCTGACATACTCTCTCCTTTTAATAATTATACCACCTTGGACTCCTTGGGTCTAGTACTATACTATATAGACCTTCACCCAGATCTGGAGTCTCACCATAAGCCAATCCAAGAGAACAGAGTCTTCCAATACATACCCTAGACGCTCTCTCAAGATTAACTTGTCCTTCACCATACTCATTGTCTGCCCATAGTCCGTACAGACCTGTAGAATCCAAACCACTTATTTGAATAAAATCTCCAGACTGCGCGTAGTAATCAGGGTAGGTTAGCCCATCGTCCTCAATACGCTCAAATAACTCTTTATGATTAACTGGGCCAGAAACGCTAGTATTAATAGCCATTCTCTTTGTGTCACTAAGCTCTCTAACTGAGCCTCCAACAACTAATATGCCATTATTAGTGTACAAATCCATATCATCAGTAATAAACGACTCTATAAACTGGAGTCTTGACAGGTTCCAATCAGGAACTAAGTCACCAGCGTCATCTGTTCTATCAGGCCAAACTACTAAGTCATTCCCATTCTCTAGTATCCAGTACTCTCCCATATCTGTATAAAAATTGCTAAGATATATACCTTTTATGGAATTGCCATAAGTTTGTAGAAAACTCCTAACAAAGAATACGAATGCTATCATCCACGAATCTTCTATCTTGTAAAGGTACTCACCCTCTGCATTTACTATAGAAGGCATACCCTGATCACCTGGACAGTCTATAAAGTCATCGTATTCATCACCATCTATTATCTCATGTTTGAATAAATCGAGGTTAGACATTAAAGAAAATTCGACAACAGCTTTATTCCTGTATTCCGTTGGTAAGTAATTAAAACTTTCATGATTTACAAATATCGTATCATACTCACCTAATAAGTGTTCTCCACCTATATCCTCTAGTGTGTTGTTATAAAGCATAATATGAGTATCATACCGTGGGACAAGATCTATGTCATAGAAACTAGCTCTACCTAAAGATTGAACAATTGAACTCCTGTACTGACCTGCAACCCTTTCTGTACCTGCGTAGGATACTCTAACTTCTACATAGATCGTTCCTGGTTCGTGCGTACTATCAAAGTAATAAAGAGGAAAAGATACGTAACCTGTGGTTGTATCTATTATCTGCCCATAAATTCTAAATAATTCATTAGATGAACTAAGATTTCTCTTGGCTACCATATAGACAAGATGATCTCCACTCAATGTTATAGTATGACCAGCAGAATCCATCAGCTTGGACAGCATAACACGATATGAATAGTTGTAGAATGGACTAATTGTCTTCATTTATTACTTTTCTCCACCTTCCACTACCCATTAGAGTTTCTAAGTTCTTGATATAAACTTTAGGGATAGTAATTCTACTTCCAGCTTCGTCACTAGTAATAGATTGTATAATAGTAATGTGCCTATCAGACTCGTCTACTAACCACCCAACACTCTGAACAATGCAGGGTGTGTGGGATCTAGCGTCTGCAATAGGAACCCAATCATCGTGTGAATAGGCATCCTCCCAGGTTACAAACGCAAGAGGGTATTCAAACTTCTGTCCCTTAGCCATTTCAACCTCTTTTACTTTTTACCCTTCTTAGGTATAATCTTCTTTGTCTTAGTCTTTACCGCTGGTTTATTCCTATCTTCGTAGTCCGTGTATCCTTTTTGTTTTACTTCGTGAAGAGATTCAACTTCGTCTTCTCTTAAACCTGGAACAAGGGGACCGTCCTCAATAAATTTCATACAGTGATCCCCAGAACAAAACCAGCCTCTTGTTCTCATAAGATCACGAAAATAGTTGCTACCCAGTTTCTTTCCGCAGTAGCCACATGTTTTTTCTCTACTAGGCATTTCAACCTCCGTTATGATGGAAAATTGACTCTATAGGAGTCGGTTACATAATCGTGTGTGCTGAATTCAAAAAATATTAAATCAACACCATTGTTTGGGCAGGCAATTGTGTGACAGATATCCGGCCTAATTCTCCATTTTTCTCCTGGCTCTAAGCAAATTACTCTATTTACTTGAGTCTCATTTCCTATATAGACAACAAGTTGACCCTGTAGTACATAAAAAGTCTCATCCTTTATCGCATGATAATGATAGGACGTATGTTCTCCAGGTCTTATTGTTAAAATCTTTCCACAGTATAAATCACCATTTATTATAATCTCTTCCTGTCCCCACGTTTTCTGAACAACTTCTATCATTTTACGATCAGTTAGGAAAGGAATATCCTCCCCAGGAACTGGTCGCCATGATTCAAACCCGTAAAAAGGATCATCATGGGTGTGTACTGGAAGGTCAAAAGGATCTGCCATATCTACTCCTAATCGCTACTTAGTGGTCCCTTTACTTTAATCTGTCTGAGCATCGCGGCAGTACCACCAACAGCTAGTGTATCAACTGATAGTGCTGTAGTAATAGCTACAACCCAACCAACACCAGTCGCTAACTGTGTAAATAGTACTCCTACAAACGCTAAAACAGCAGGAAGAATTGTTAGCCACTTAGCAGGTATCAATTCCAACTTCTTCAAACCATTAATCAATAGGGGAATTATTACTGCCAATAAGGCATAAATTGAAAGTACCCCAACAGATGTTGCTAAAAACATATTGTCTCCTTAATCATTTTTGTAAGACCATTCGGCCTTTCTATCTTTTATATCTACGTGAATCCATCTTCTGCTTTCGGTTATTCCTATACCATTGAATAATTCTCTTGCAATATCAATTAAATTATCCTCCCATAAAACCCTTTCACCATTTGATATTAATTTTATATCAAACGCTATCCCAAAAAGATGTCCACTGCTTAAATTAGGTTCTTTACCTCTCGCTTTGTAAATTGCCTTTTGGTGCGAGATACACCGACAGGCACTAGTAAGAATTATAGACACTGGGTGTGGATATAGATCATTTATACGATCACTTAAAATCTGAAGTTTATCAACGGATGTACTTCTTAAGTGGAATATTCCACTACAACAAGAACACGCAAATTCATCTAAATAAAAGTTATTTGATAACTTGATTCTAAGTAACATTAGAAATTACTCCCCCCCAACTTAAGAGATGCTTTTGCCCATGCAAGTATTACAGTTGAAGAGTGTATTGCTCTATCATACTGATCCTTAGCAGCATTCCACGCTGTAATCTTATTTCTTAGATCAGCTAACTCACGCTTAAGTTGTCTAATCTCAAGTACAGTACTAGTAGTTTCTTCTTTGTAAACATTGTAGTCAATGTACTGATTGGTCATCGTAGCAGTCTTTTTATGCTCTTTAGGGACTTGATCTAAACTGCTTCCTACATACTGATCTCTTCTCATTTGTATTCCAGCCTCAAGTGTAGCTATTTTATCTTTCATACAATCTTTATCGTATACAAGTTTTGTTAGATGAGCATCTTCTATGAAAGCAATATAGTTTGTTGCCTCCCTTATGAAGTTAGCAACACTATTTGGATCCTCTGGAATCCTTGGCGATACCTTGTTTACGCTACCAACCTTTGGTTTAGCCATCCCAATCCTCCTTGAAATCGCTCAGAGATTTCATTGTTTTCCAGTTATAGCCATATTTTACATCCATTATAATAGGCACATAATCAGGTATCTCAACCTCAGTAATATCCTTGATCTTGCTACATAACTCCTCTGGATTAATAGACTTATGCACACTAAGTATAAAACTATCATGAACTACAGCATGTAGTTTAACATCCATTTGACTAAGAAGTTTTTTGTGTAGTCTTCTTAATGCTACCTTAAAAATATCTGCTGCTGTACCCTGAACGGGTGTGTTTATAGCAACTCTTAGTCCATGTAACAGCCTATAAAACTTTTTCTTAGTACTTTTAGGTGTACCCCAGGGTAATCCAGTCTTTGTAAACTCATATAATTCAGGTGTATATACTTGTAGCTCTGGTATTTGTCGCCTTCTACCAAACTTTGTTTCACAATAACCAAGCTCAATGGCATTCATATGCATTTGTTCTTTCCAGTCAGCGACTGTACTAAACTGTCTATAATATTCTTCAATTAGAATTCTAGCATCTTCAACACTACACCCTAACTGTGTTGATACATTCTTGTCTCCAGATCCAAACAACACTGAAAAGTTTAGTGTCTTTGCCTTGTCTCTAATTTCAGAAGGTATTAGCTCATCGGGACTTAGACCAAGAAACGGTCTTAGTCTATCAGCAGTTGCCTCATGCATATCTCGTCCATCAAAAATGGCCTGCATCATAAAAGGATCTTTGCACATACTAGCAAATATTCTGTATTCAATTTGTGAATAATCCGCTTCAACAAGATAATAGCCATCTTCAGGTATAAAGATCTCTTTAATAGCTTTGCTAACCTGTTGCATATTTACGTTTGAGCTAGAAAACCTACCTGTTCTAGCTCCTGAAGGATTAAACCTACTATAGATTCTACTTTCACCAAGTTCGGTAATCCTATCAAAATAGGGTTTATAGAAAGAAGAATCCATTTTGTTTAGTTCTCTCCACCTAAGAAGTAAAGGAACTATGCCATGTAAATTTTCTATATCCTTAAGTGCATCCTCACCAGTTGAAACCTTACCTGTATCTGTCTCTCTTGTTGGTGTTAACCCAAGTCTGTCGAATAACACATATTTTAGTTGGTCTGATGACCCAATGTTAAAAGACATTCCAGCATATGAATAAATCTGAGACTCCAAAGCTTTTAACTCAGTTTTAGTATTAGTATGGTGTTGTTTTGCCTTCTCAAAATCAACAGGAAAACCTGTTAATTCCATATTAGCTACTACAGGTATAATATCCATCTCAAGTTTGTTGATATAAGGAATAACCTTATCTTGGTCCTTAAACATATTGTAAAGTCTTAGTGTAAGATCAGCATCCTGACATGCATACTTATAACAATATGATGGATCAAACAAGTCAAACCTAAAGTCATCACTGGCAACAAGATCTTCTAGTTCTATAACATCAAGACCTAAAACATTTTCAGCCAGTGGTTTGAGTCTATTATTACGCCTAAAATCTAAAACTCTAGCAACAAATAGTGTGTCAAACATAGCTTTAACATTCACACCACTCTTAGATAATATTGCTGTGTCAAACTGAGCATTATGAAATATGTAAGGTCTAGACCTTAAAAACGGAAATATAAGGTCTGTGACTAAACTTGGATCCAGATTAGGTTCACTAGTTCTATGAGCAATTGGAAAATAAAAAGATGTTCCAATTTCATGAGACAGACTTATCCCCACCAACGTATCTGAGTATACCTTCAAACCCGTTGTCTCAGTATCTAAGGCTATGACTAGGCTTGGATCCTGCATCAGTGACAAGGCTTCCCTTACAGATTCTTCTGTATCACACAGTCTATAGTCACATTGATCTACCCAGTCAGGGAGTGTGGCAGCGAATAGGGGTATTTGCATTATTATCTAGAAGGGGAGATCGTCTTCATCATCATAAAACGCATCCGTACCTGTACTACCCGTTTCAGCAGATGCGTTTGTGTCTGGAGCAGCAACAGGTTGCACATATTGCACAGGTTGTGCAGGCTGCGCAACAGGCTGCGCAACAGGCTGCGCAACAGGCTGCGCAACAGGCTGCGCAACAGGCTGCACAGGCGCAGTCTGTGGCTGCACAAGCGCAGGAGTTCTATAACCTTCCTGTGAAACCTTATTGGGATTGTACACAATACTAATTTCTGTAGAGTTTACAGACGCAGTTTTTATAACCTGTTGATCCTTATTAGTATACTCACCATATTCCATACGACCCTCTACGTAAACCTTACAGCCTTTTCCTAATCTTTCAGCAAGACGCTCTGCTCTCTTACCCCATACAAGAACGTTATGCCAAGTTGTTTCCTTTTCAGGTTCAGCATCTCTCTTTTTCTTATAATAAGTAGTAGCCACGGAAAACTTTAACAACGCAAAATTCTTCTGTTGACCTACCATTCTAAGCTGATCTACACTTCCTACATTTCCTACTAACTGTATTTTATTCACCATGTTATCCTCCGTAAATCCCGTTCATTTTGTTACCAACAGCCTCAACACTTTGATGTGCATAAGTATCCGCAGTTGTCTTAATACTAGTGTGTCTTAAAAGAGTTGAAATAGTCTTGATGTCAACACCTTTATTAATTAGCATAGTTGCTGCCGTATGCCTTAGTGTATGCGTACTGTTGTTAGGATTAAATTGTTTTACATACTTAGACATTCGAACCTGAATAGCTCTTTTGCCTAATTCCCTTCCATCTTGTGTAATCCAGAAACTACAATCCTGGTATACACCCTCTCTCTTTTCCATCCATGATAATAGGTATGGCTTAACTACTTTAATTAGAGGTACATACCCAATTCTGTTACCCTTACCAAGAACTTTAATTTTGTTATTATCAAAGTCTATGTCATCAATCTTAATGTTCTGAAGTTCAGCCAGTCTTAATCCAAGATACCCAAACATTGCAAACATTGCCTTATCCCTACACTCCATAAAACCCTGTGAATCACCTATGCCTGTTAGTATACAGTTTAACTGCTCCTCTGTCAAGGCTTTTACGCCTGATCTTACCTTTTTTGGTACATTGAACACAACTTTTCTTGAATCCATACCTAACATGTCAACAAATTTCCTGAATGCAGATAGTAGCACCATTTGATACGAAGGACTCATACCACTTTTTGTTCCGTAATAGACAGAAAAAAGGCTATTAATCCAATCAAAATCAATGTTGTGTACCCAATCAGTACTAACGGTACTAACAAAATTATTGATATGATAAGTATAATTCTTGATAGTACTATCCGCACTTTTACAACCCTTCAGGTACACCCTGTAAGAATTCATCAACTGTTCCTTCGATACTATAGAGTCTCCTGACAACATCATCATACATTCCTTTGTGGTCTGGATGTTTTTCACGATATCTCTTGTATACCCTTAAGTTTACGTCAGTAGAAGGTGTAGTACAAGAAACCTCTGGATGGTCATCAATAAAGAAAGGAAACTTACTATGTGACTCACACTTCATACCGTGGTCAAATGTCATGAAGTCTAGCCCTGCGTCCCACCATCCTTCTTTTGGGTAAGTATAGCTCTCTTGCCTTACCTTGTCAACCCCTAATTCTGCTCCAACACCCTTTACTGGTGTATTGGCCCACTTTTGTCCTCCAACTTCTATAGACATTCCCCTCCACCAAGCTTCTTTGTAACCTAGTTGGCTAGATCCAACACGGCCAAAATGACTTCTCCACTTATTTACCTGTTTCCCTAACAAAATTTTATAATTTTGATGTAGAGTAAGTCTTCTGCATATATCGCTGTCACCAAAATGCCAGCAATAGTTTTCATCTGCTAAACCAACTCTGTCAAATATAGGTCTATATATTAGGTTAGAATCCCAACCAACATCATTTTCCAGCCAGAATTTACCTTCTGGGGGTTTACGTCCAATAGCTGATGTACCATAGGTGGTAATACCAATCTGTTCTGGATCTGGATAAGAATTTCTTAGCCATAGTAAATACTGTAGCCAATCATCCCTGATGAGTCGCGTGTCATCATCCATAGTAAATATAAATGGAGATGGATTTTTAAACTTCATGCTATACATGTATGCTTGGTTGTACGCATGAGGTACTGGTTTGTTCCAATCGTTTAGTATTGGAAATACACGCTCATCTAACTGGGCAGTCTTAACCCAAAAATCATGTGCCCCAAAATCACCTTGTGAAACTGGAAATAGTCTCCAGTTGATAGAATCACCTTTACTACATAAAGCTTTGTACACACCTTCTGCCATTTTTAGTCCACCAGCATTTGGTGTGATAATATCAACAAAAGACTGCGGATAGTCTAGTGCCCCTGTGTCATCATTCCTTAGTTCCTTGTAGTATTTCTCTAAAGTAGTTCCTGATGGATCATGATTCCAAAATCCCATTATTTCCTCCTGGTTCAAAAACTTCGGCAAACCTGCGCTGTAATTTTATAGGATTATAGTTAGGTAAATATCCTGGTTCAGTTATCTCCAGTATTTTATATCTAATATAGTCAAGTGCATCATTTTCTAGCATAACACACTTTATACTTTCTTTCCAAAATAATCCAACAAAATTTACTCTATTCCAGTTGTTAGTATCAACTGCTATTACATTATTTTTTAGTAGATCATTAATCAATACTCTTGCTGTTTTTGGTATGGCAACTATTATAGCATCATCGTCAAATTGAATAAACTTTCCCTTTGGTTTCCACTCTGGACTCACAACGGGTAATACTGATATGCGCTCTTTATCAGTTCCGTTAATAACTTCAATAATATATCTATGGTGTAGATAGCCATTAATATCTGCCTCAATATTATCTTTTTTTCTATCTGAGAATCTAGTTATTTCACCTATCATAGAGGGTGTCTCTAAGTAGCCACATCTTGCTACCCTTGATAAACCATTACACACTGTGATAGGATCATAGATATCTTCTAAAGTCTGTGTACATATAGCAAAATCAAACTGATTATCATCAAATTGGTCCCACGTTTCTTTCTGACAAATATCACCCTGTATCCAATCAGCAAAATTATGCCGATTATTCCTTGGCTCAATATCTAAAATATGCGTGGCAAGTCCTGTAGATTCCCAAGCACCTCCAACATCAATAACACTCTTAGCCTTCATACCTCTGATAGCTTCAGCCAGGGAGTTTTCTAGTATGTTCCTACCCATTATACAGGAAATCCTTTCTCCTTGAGTATTCCTTTTAAGTTTTCATCCTTACTAATAGCATCCATTATACCCTCATAGAAAACTATTATATGTCTATAATACTGGTTAGCTAATAGTGCATCTTTGTCATCGACTAGAGATCTAATGCGCATTTCTTCTATAAGTTGCTTCTCTCTCTTCTCTGGACTCCTGGTTGTATTCTCTCCCTCACTTACATCATGAAAGTATAGCTGATAAGGAATATACATATACTTGTCAGTTACTTCCTGAAGTGCAAACATGATAGCTAAGTCATTTGCGTAGTCAAACCACTCGCCCTGCCACTTAAATTTCTTCTCGTAGTCGATCTTTTTAAACGTACCTGCCTTCCATGTACGCATATGACTCATCCACCAAAATGGATAGAATATCCTAGCAGATATATCTCTATTAATTTCTCTTGAAAAACCGGGGCGTAGAGAAGGATAGAATGTAAAGTTAGACCACGCAAAGTCTATGTCGTTTTCACTGTAGTGTTTACTAACTACCTCAACTGCATCCTCTGATAAAAAATCATCACCATCGCATATGCAGCAAATTACGTGATCGTCTGTAAGATCAACACCTTTAATTACGTTACACATTATACCAATATTTTCATCATTCTTGTAATAATCCACCTTCGAACTTAAGGATGGAAAATCATCGTGTATGATGTTATGTATTACCTTGCCAGAATCATCTTTAGACGCATCATCTAAAAACAATACATCAAAGTTCTGATCTGTCTGTGCTGCTAAACTCTCTATTAACCTTGGTAAAGTTTCAGCAGCATTATAAAATGGAACCAATATCCTTAGCATATTATCCTTCTTCCTTATACTGTTTTAGTAAAACTCCTAGCAAGTGTGTTACTTCTTTGGTAACTACTTGGTGTTTCCGAAACTGTAGAATCTGGATCTAGTCGTTTGGCAGAATATAAGTCAACAATATCTTGAACAGCAGTGTCTAATATAGTAACAGACGTACTGTCTCCCCATTCCTGCTCCAGCCCTGTGTAGTCACTATACTTAATAATTTTGTATATATTCTTAGATCCATCTTCGTGGACATCAAAACCAACCATCAAAGCTTTTGCTGTCTTTCTTTCCATAATCACTTCATTCCCTGGTTCGTGGAAAGTAGAATCAAATAGAAAAGCCGTAGAGTCTTCTACTGGGGCGTAGTAGATGGGAACCCCTATGTAAGTAATCTTCATTGTATCACACCAACTTTGGTTTGTCAAGTCCTAATCTGAGATTATATTAAGTTAAAGAGATCTAATTGATTGCCCACCAAGTAAATTCTGGTACACGTTAAGTAATACAGATTCAGATCCAAATCTATAAGCTCCTTCAGCGTTAAAAGCACTACTTGTACAGTGGGGCGTGTCAGGACTACTTGGGTCGAGTTTGCCCTCTCCATACACGGCAGCAGGATCACCTGGGTTTGTATAGATGTTAATCCAGTTGGAGTTCTCTATAGAATCATCACTAGGATCTGGACCATAATCGGCCTCATCACCCCATACTGAAGGTTTTAAAACAGAGGCTCTGATGTATATATGTCCCATGTTTTCAGTAGTAAAAATAGCATTAGAAGAATCTGCCCCATGGCCGTAAACCCACCCAATACCATCGTATAATGAGTCATAGGGTGGATTTGGAACAAAATTTCCATAGTATTCTATAACATTAACGTCTGACCTCATCATCCTCATGCTAGAACGATGAATGTTATAAGGTCTTATATAACCACCACTTGGGTATTCCTGATATTCATTACCACTATATCTTTCAAACTCTAGAGTTGTCCCTGGTGCCCCTGCATACCAACTAATAAAACTAGTCCCGTCAGTTCCACAATAGAATGGTTGCATAAATCCACAGAAAAAACCATTCTTTCCGTAGTTTCCTCTCCCATAGTTCATAAATCCAAGATTACAATCCATAAATCTTATATAGGTTGAATACGCTTTTAACCTAAATCCGTACTGATACCAAGAAGTTAAGTGACTGAGATCACCTTCGTAACCTCTATTATATGCCCACCAAACTTGTCCTCTGAACAGGCAGTTGTTGAATACAATCCAGGTATAGTTTCCATAATATGGAGGTGTTCCACCATCTGTACAGTCTAGGTAATACGCTGTGTCTGTGTCATGCGGCTCGTCCAAGTAGTATTTACCATAGTTATCAAAAAAGATATTATTAAAAACTATTTTGGTGTATGTTCTTGTTTCATGCTGGTTATACGAAAGATCCCATAGGTCTTGACCGTCTGGATGTGCTTCATCCTCCCCAGAACGAAGATTAACGCTAACACAGGCTCTACCTGTTGCAGTTGCGCTATTAGCATTACTACTTATTACTACGCTGTCTGCCGCGTATGAACTATTGTGTGCGTTTGTAAGTCCATGTATAATAACTGATCTGTCAGTTATTAGAATCTCTTCGTTATATACCCCTGGGTAAACTACTACAACATCTGGATAGTTATTTCCTGGCGTAATGTCTGCAATAGCATCGTTTATGGTTCCAAATATCTTTGCACCTGTAACTGGAAGGGATAGACCCACAAAAGACTTAGCAACATAACGAATCTGATGAGTAGACCCGCCAGAAGGAAGTAACACCTCTTCAAGAAGCTCAAAATTGAAGTTTAGGCTATCATCGTCCCCCGTACCCCAGTCGGTTTCACCATCAATAGGTCTTTTTAGACCAAGTTTATCTGTGTCATTTAAACCCATTTGAACTCCTTCATACTATAATAATCTTCCTTCGGAAGATAATTTTTGAAGACAAAAATCTTAAGATTAAGACTCATCATCCCCTTTGGGGATGATTCGAGCAGCACCAAAGGTGCTGCGAGAAGTTATAGTAAATTTAAAATCAAAATCTTACCTATAGGTATAGGTTTACCCTTCCAGTCAGAAAACTACCTGACCGGAGTAACGGGTTGGTGAAGAATTAGGATCCTAAATAAATCTCCCCATTATATTTTTTGTCATTTTCTGACTGGCAATTTTAGTGTGTTGCCTACTATTAAAGACTCTCTAAACCCTTTAGTGGATACTAGTTATTTCCATGTTTTTGGAATTAATTTGTGATTTAACACAAGTGGTTCATTATCTTTGTATTGCACCGGACCTTCATACATAAAAGCTTCAGAAACTAGCTGAATTCCGCTATCTGCACCTATGTGTTCTTTAAAAGATAATAAATTTTCAGCTTTTTTATGATCACAGTAGGCATCTGGAACCTCTCTATAGCGTTTTGGTAGGAATACAATTTCCCAATCTGGCTGACCCATTGCCTTTCTTACTAAATCTGCTGTTTCATAAATTGTATAATTTTTATTTCCACCTATATTTATAACCTCGTTATTTATCTCACTACCTGCCCTCATAATCGGACCAATACAGTCGTATATATAGGAGTGTGCCCTAGTATGCTTACCATCTCCGTAGATGTAGATTGGTTCACCCAGTAGTATTTGATTGCAGAAAATCGCTATTACGTTCCTGATTTTATCGTGTCTATAGACTCTCTCACCGAACACATTGTGTGGTCTAATTACAAGCCAACTGAAGTCATACAAAGGCGATAATAGCCTTAGATACTGTTCCGCTGCATACTTGGAAACTGCATATGGATTTTCTGGCTGGGGAGTCATGTCCTCAGTAAAAGGAGGTGTTTCGCTGCCATAAACTGACATACTAGAAAATAGTATACACTTGTCTAGCTTACCTCCACTAATAGCAGCTTCAAGAATATTTATAAAACCGTATGAATTTCGTTCAACTATATTTTTTGGCTGAAACCACGAACCACCCTCACGCGCATTCGCAGCCAAGTGCCATATCTCGTTGGGTTCTATACTACTTATAAGTTCATGTGCTTCTTTACTAGCCACACTCACATCATTGTATACAGCAAGATTGTTCTCAAACTTACCTCTGTAAGCTCCCGAATAATCATCAATTACATGAACTTCATTTCCATCATTAGCAAGAACATCAACTACGTGTGAGCCTATAAATCCTGCTCCTCCAGTTACAACTATTTTTTTATCCAATAGTAATACCCCATTTTTCCTCTAAGTGACTCTTATTACGCCTGTTAATAGACCATAGTGATTCTTCCATCTCTATTCCATCTAGAGTTTTCCACTTAAGCATTGTTGTACGCGGGTTATTAGCACTAATCCCGAACTCATGCTTATAGTTTATCCCAGGTATAATAATATTTGATAGCTTCTGTTCCCTTCCTCTCATACAAAGATCCAACTCTTCATAAAAACAGGGTGATAAACTATCATCAAAGAAATTCTTTGTCATATACTTTGAGTGTATTCCAAATAGGAAACCACTGACTTCATCAACCCTAAGTGTTTTAACAAACTGACCATTTTCATATCTATTCACTATACGAACTCTTTTACCAACTGTCTGGATTGTACCCTCAACACCAAATACGAAGACTTCATCATCTTCTAGAATCTCATAGGTTTCTTTCAAGGCAATCATTTTTTCAAAAATATTATTTGGTTCAGTTAGTATTACGTCATGACTAATAAACATTAGGTATTCACCCTTAGCTACTTCTATCGCTGCATTCCATGCCGTTGATAAACCGTAGTTATCAAACAAGTTAACAGTCATTATGTTTGTTCCAGGCATTACATCATATTTTTTAGTGTTACTAACACCAAATAATCTAGCAAGAACTGGATTATTAATAATGACTACTACCTGATATAAGTCTGAGTCACAGACTTTGGTAATACTACTAAGCAGGCTAACAACATTACCCTCACGCGATTCTAGCTTGTGTGTTGGTATAACTACGGTAGCTTTGGGATTATTAACCATTGTTCGCCTTTCTCGTATTCTTCTAGTGTTAGCAGAGCCATTTGTATACTAATAATATCATCTTCTTCCAAGAAAACTGGCATTACCCTCTGTTCCGTGTCTCTCCACTTTGCCTCATCTACAGAGTCTTGACCAAATCTCCCTATTTTAAATTTCTTACTTAATTTTATCATCGTGTTTCACCTTCTCTAACACCATTACTAGTCTGTGTTATAAACTTACCTTCTAGATACAGTTCACGCAGTGATCTAACTCCAACGTATGACATAGTTGACTTAAGGGCACCCTCAACTTCTTTTGCTACCTTAACCATGTACCCTTTTGACGGAACTATTGTTGATACACCCTCTGGAGTTACACCATTAGTACGTGTTCCACCCCAGTCCATCCTAGCCTCTTTACTAGCCATTCCACGGTACACCTTATGTTGTCCACTGTCAAGTAAAAAGTTTAATCCAGGTGTCTCTGAACATCCAGCAAATAGTTTTCCACTCATAACAAAATTTGCTCCAGCAACTATTGCCTTGGCTATATCACCATAATAATTGATTCCTCCATCCGAAATTATGATAAAGTCATCGTAGTCTAAGCCTCTATCTTTTCTTATTTTGTTAACCTCAAGTAATGCATGTATTTGTGGTACACCACAACCAGTTACTAACCTAGTAGAACATATACTCCCATTTCCAATACCAACTTTAAGACCATCTACACCGCTGTCAACAAGTCTTAGCGCACAGTCTCTAGTAGCTACGTTTCCTGCTATAACTTTTACACCATAGTTTCTTTTTATAGTATATGCTCTCGTAGCTGCCTTTTTTATTCCAGCGTGTGCAACATCTAGTAAAACCGTTGAGTACAGCATGTCTCCAAATACCTTATCAAGATCGTCAAGGTTCTCATTAACACCAATAGTAAGAGGAAAATGTGAAGTTGGCTCACCGTAGTTTTCAAGAGCCTTTTTTAGCATCATAACTTGTTTTTCCAAGGTCATATACCTATGTAGAAAACCAATCATATCATGATCATACGTAGCTTCTAGCATTTCAGACTCAGTTATGGTATCCATGTTGGAAGGTATTAATGGATTTGCCGTAGTTGTCCCAAAAAAGTTTTGTTCTGTTGAACACTCTTCTCTAGTTAGTATAGAAGAGATTTGAGGGGCTATGAGTACGTCATCAAATGTCAATCCCACATCGCTGTTCATCATCTTGTCCTTGTAAAGCTGGCTCATCCTTTTCCTCAACTATCGTTATGTACATTCCATTCTTCCTCAGAAAGTCTAATCCATCAGGACACGCATCTTGATCTTTAGCTTTTTTGTCATAACAGAAGATATCTTCTATACCTGACTGGACAATAGCCTTAGCACAATGCATACATGGTCTTACCGTAACATACATTTGTGCCTTTTCAGTAGAAATTCCCTTCCTTGCAGCGAAGGATATTGCGTTTATTTCGGCATGAATCTCATCTAATTGGTATTGACCTATCCTAAAATTAGGGTATCCTGCTGGTTTTCCATTATATCCCACTGAAACAACTCTCTTGTCCTGAACTATTACGGCACCAACTCTAGTGGGTAACTCAGATCTTTTCGCAAAAACACCAGCAACTTCCATAAATGTGTCTGTCCAAGAGGGTTTTTCATTCATTTAGACTCCTCATATTCGTTAATATAACCAACATATTCTCTTAATAAACTGTCTAAAAGTTGTTTTAACTCCTGTTTTTCTTCTGTTTCTTCTGGAATTGTGAAGTATTCTATAACAAAACCTTTGTATTTATGACTAAAATCTGCTATTGACTCCCATTTTCCCTGATTTTCTAGTACTAATGGTGTGTATTCTGCCCCAGAACAGCCTAATACTGCTATATCTCCTGTTAAAGACTCCCTAAATTCAAGATATAGGTTAATTTCACCAAGACATTTGCTCAAACACCACAAGAAATCTTCTTTATTCACTAAGTGACCCCTTAATTGTCCTGAGTATGTAGTCTAACTCATGCTCTCTGAACTCAATAGCACCTTTTTTCTTAAAAATTTCATGATCATCCTGACAATACTGCGGCCTTCCCTCTGCGCTCATGATATATACGGGCTTTCCCTTGGCTAACATTTGAAATGCTAGGTGTCCCCCAGCGTTTTCGTCTGTAAGCTGAACGGCAATCATGGCATCAGCAAGTTCAGAGATAAAGATGTTTCTCTTTTCTACATTACGTAGTTTCCAGTGTTCGAATATAGCAAAGATGCTAAGTACTAGTGTATGACCTTGAGCTATGGACCAACACATCTTACTTCCGTATTGATTTTTAAATTCGATTAGACCATAGTATGGAACGAGTATTTGACTTCCATGCTGTTCTCTTAAATACCTGCCAGAAGCACGTTCTGTTCCGCTGTCATTACCATGTATGGGTAGTATACCAAATTCAGACATTCTTGTAACTATTTTCTTTCCAATTTCACGTTCTTCTTTTGGACACTTCCAGTTTCTACCCGTAAAGGCTACTATGAAAGGCTTTTCCATTAATGACAAGTCTCCCATAGCCCATATATGGTGCTTCATGTACTTAGATCGTTTGTCGTTAATTTCTTTTATTACGTGATGACCTTCTTCACCCAAGTCTATAAGATCTTTTCTCCAGTGATACGCCCAGGGTGAACCTTTATAATTTTCTGGTACATGAACAGGTTTACCTAATTCTTTATCATACTCAGTAGAACACTTTGGCCTACCTCTCCTCTTCATGAGTATCTCCTACCTCAAAGTCAATCCTGAGTTGCTTAAGCTCAAGTAATTTAGTACGTATAGTACCAAGAGTAGCACCTAGCTCCTGACTTGCTTTTCCTACGTTAAACTCATGCAAGTTATTAAGAGCTTTAATCATAGACTTCTCAATTAATTTTAAGTATTCTTCCATACCAATCCTCCAAATTTAGCTTCACCAATATTTCATATCCAGGTCTGGACAGAGGGATTCGAACCCCCGACAACTGACACCCAAAGCCAGTGCGCTACCGGACTGCGCTATGCCCAGATAAGCGGCGGGAAGTAATTTCTTCCCGCCCCCTTGTAAGGGGAGGCGAACAATAGTTGCCTCCCCCTAGCTATCTAATAACTAGTCTTTCAGCCACCAAAACAGATCTAATAGATCCAGCTTAAAATTAAGCATGGTGTCCTCCTTTCATGATTGAGTCACCTCAACCAAGCAAGAATTAATCCAACTCTACTTCCAATTCTGGGTATCTGACTGACCAATACAAGTCCTGAAATTGGTATGCCAATGGGCACACATCACACTCCTCATCATCTACTACGCCGTATCCACCACTACAACAATTATTTTTACATCGTGGACATTCTACATAGTCTGTTTCGCATAAGTCGCAGTACTTAACTACAAACCTCAATTAAGCTTCTCCTCTATTTCTTTTATCCATCTATCAAAATAGTTTTCTACAAAATCCCAGTATTCTCCGTCAGAGTCTTGGTCTGCACACATTAATTCCTTAAACATTTTTGTCTGTCCTGCTGATAGATTACGCATAAATCTGTATAGCTTCATCCACCCTAACATATACGTTTCACTTTCTTCAAAGCATTTGCTGGAACAATATCCTCTATAACTCGCAAGATCCATCTCACAGCTAGAACAATAATGGAAACTCTTTTCACATGTTTTGCAGTTCATACCATACCTCTTCCTAACATGTACTAATTAAGCATATAAAAATACACAAAATTATAGCCATAATTAAACAGTCTATTGCTTCGCTCATACTACATCTTTTTTTCATAGTATCCCCCCTCAAAGGCGGGATGATAGGGATTCGAACCCCAATGGCCTCACGGCCTTGCCTGCTTTCAAAACAGGTGCAATACCTGATTATGCGATCATCCCTTAAGGAAGTTCATCTTCCAAATCTGCTAGAATATTTACAAGTTCATCAACAGCCTGTGATGCCTCACTATAGAGTACAGACACTATTAAATGATTGTCTAGCAGACCATCTTGTTTTGCCTCATACGCTAGGTTATCCCAATTACGTGATAAGGTTAGATAACGCTTGGATGCTTTTTTAAGTTCTTCTACGCTCATAATTTCAGACTTCATACTAACCTCCCGTACACTGATGTGCATTAGCATCTTCGTACTCTATCCATTTTCCACCACAGGCACTACATACCCAGCCTGCCCACCAGATCTTACCCTTACCTATATTTGTTACCCTAGATCCTTTTCTACGTATTGGAATGTCTGGAATTTCTCTAAATATTTTGTACTCTATTGTGTTTTGTTTTTTAATTCTTTTCAATTTTTATTGCCTTATCTCTTACCTTACATAGCTGATCATATAGTTCATCAAACGCTGAATCATATTCTGATATAGTTCTTCGGTCAATCTCACAGCCTTCACATAGTTTAACCAATTCTGTATAGGTAAAAATTTCTAAAAAACCAAATAGTGAGTTCATAGAATCATTAGACAATCGTATACTATTCATCCTCATCCTCATTTCCTAGTAAATCAAATAAGTCTGTATCCAACATTGTAGAAATCCTGATATCCAAGTCTTTAGAATTGTACATCAGTTTGTCCTGTATGTCAAGCATTAACTCAATTTTTTCGTTATCGTTCATCCTTCAACTCCAATGCACGTTGTTCAAACAAGTCACGCTTGCCCCCAGCACTAGCTTTTTCTGTCTGTATTTCTACAATACTTTCCTGTAGCATACGAATAAGATCCTTATTCTTTTGTTCTTCTGGAAGTCTACGCTGTTGGTCTAATTTTTCTATCATTGAGATTTCTGCACGTTGTAGTTCTCTTAGTCTGTTGGAATATATTTCTATACCCATCTCTGCCTGACGTAACTCCAGCTTAGTAAGATCATTACGAGAGGGTGGACCGTACTTAGCCCAGTAACCACCCAGAACAGTAAGCATGGCAGCCACAGCTAGTACTAAGCCTATCTTTTTCTGTATGTTGTCTAACTTCATTAGTAGGCTGCCTTTATCTGCTTTATGTCAATTGCACACGTATCTATGTAGCCCACGGCTGTATTATTTGGTTTGGCCTCACAGGGTAGGTACTCCCAACCACTAGATAGTAACTCCTGGGTTATGCTATCTACGCTAGACTCTCCAAAGTAGGCAATAAATTTTGGAGAATATACTTCCATGTACTTATCGTCGTACACATGTGCATAGAATGGACTTTTGTAGGCATACTTGCCCCCGCATGTACCTAGTGTAAGCATGATTAACGCAGTAATAGTTAAAGCCGTATAGAATAATAAGTTATCCCTGCTGTTAGCACTCATTACTTATACCTAAAGCCTTTCCATACACAGTTAGTACACGCTACATTTAACTGAGGAGGCATACTGGTTAGTACCATGTCTGGATTAACGTCATATAGTTCCTCACCACATTCTGGACAGGCCAATCCATTTACACACAATTGTTTTTCTCCTATCCTCCAACTTCCTCGAAAAGCCTGTGCAGATCGTGCGTCATTAAATTCTCTGAGCGGAGTTAATCGTTTCATACCCTTTCCCTCCAATAGTTTAGAAGATCCTCAAGTGTTTGTTTAAACGGAGTAAGTGGTTCCCAGTCTGTTACGGACTTAAGTTTTTGACAATCACCAATCAGAATAGGTACGTCAGAGGGTCTGAGCCTAGACTCATCTATCTCAGTATCTATTTCTGCCGAAGACATTTGCATCAGAGTAGTAAGCACTGAGGAGATAGTATGACCGACGCCAGAGCAGATGTTGTAGACTTCTCCTGGCTGCCCCAACAGCATTAGCGAGTGGTATGCCCTTACGGTGTCACGAACGTCCGTAAAGTCTCTAACCGCTGTTAAGTCACCAACGTGGATAACGCCGTGTCCGATTTTTTCTATAATTGCTATTTGTTTTGCAAAGTTAGAGCATACAAAGGCTGGATGCCTACGGGGTCCAGTGTGATTAAACGCCCTGGCTCTAACTACTTTTATGCCATAGCTTTGCCAGTATTGATAGGCCAGAAAGTCCTGACCAATTTTTGAAACACCGTAGGGACTCATTGGACGCAACTCATTTGTCTCTAGTATAGGAGTTTCATTCGGATTAACCAGCCCATACTCTTCTGACGAACCAGCTACCAAAATTTTACACCCAGGTTGTGAGTCATTAATAGTCTTGGATCTAACTGCCTCAAACAAATTAAGTTCACCAATTATGTTTGTAGTCAGTGTGTGCGCTGGGCTATTCCAACTATCGGGTACAAAGCTCTGGGCAGCCAAGTGGTATATCATATCAGGGTGATACCTTTGTACCAACTCTCTTACGCTTGAGGCGTCTGTTATATCACAGGGGTATAGCGTTAACCCCTGGGCTAACAAGTCCTTAATATTGTCTGGACTGGACCGCCATCGGGTTGTACCCACAACTGAGTACTCAGAGTGTCTTAACAACAATTCAGCCAAGTGACTGCCTGCAAAGCCTGTAACACCAGTGACTATAACCGTGAATTTCCTTTTTATTTTTGTTAATTCCATTGCTTCCTCCAAATATCTCGTTCTAGGACAGTGTGCAGTACCACGACCAGGGTTCATCGCTCTCGGTTATCTCTATATCAGGTTCCCCACCCAGCTTGCAATCCAGTTGGCTACAACGCAGGCTGCACAGCCCTGTGTCTCCCCCGTTGGATCACCACAGTCACATTGTTGTGGATCATGCTCAGGACTGAAGCCAATAACCTCAAACAACTGTACGGCTTCGGCAAGATTAGTCCTAAGTCTATCATTAACAATACACGCTCGGCCATAGGAGTTTACACCCTCTAGCTCCTCCACCCTGTCCTTGAAGTACCTAATTTTTTTAGCCATTTCTATATAGTCTGGACGTTTTTTCAACTCTTCCGCCTCGGCCTCAAGCTCAATAACTCTGGCTGCTGCGTCGAACGGACGCTGAACACAATCCCGCCGAATCTCACTTCTAGAGCCTGTCATTAGTCTACCTCTATGTACGTGATTGAAACGATTTTTTGACGCATCAGACTGGTCTTATACGCATGAATAAAATCTTTTGCCTCTGATAAGGTAGAAAAGACCATTACGGTACTGGTGTTATACGCTCGACTGTCTAGATCACATGGGTAGCTGCCACAAAAGTCACACCACACTGTTTGTCCCCTGATTTCTAGTGCTGCCTGGGGTGTATAGGTAGTAGTGTCATCACCTCGTACCCGTTTTACTACTCTGTATTGTTTTTCACTAAACATAAGCCTCCTACCCGTGTTTCCCACAGTTTTTCTGCCGATTTTTCTAGCATATAATCCGTTGGACCCCTAGCGTAACACACTTGGCACACCATACTGGCTTCGCTATCGCCATGACCACACGAATG